CCGACTGCTGACTGGATAGCACCACACCAGGCTAAAAGTCTTATCCAGCCGCCGACAGCCCGTGATTCGGCCCAAACCTTGCCGACATTACGGGCGTTAAGAAAACTTATTACTAAATTCAGAATCATGACACCGATTAAAAGCAACATAAATTTTTCCTCCTGTTATTATAAATTGTTTTTTACTTTTGATTCTTTTAATTTAGCAATGCGTGCTTCCAGCTGTCTGATCTCATCGTCAATCTGTTTGTTTTTATCAGGTCTCACCCATATTGGATGGTCTAAATTAAAATCTAGCGGCTCTCCGTCCCAAAATAATGTATTAATTTCAGATACTGGAAATTTATAAATACCATTGATGGTCCAGTCATGGAGGTTCTCTCCTTTACTTGTACCTTCTTTTATTGGAATAAAATATTCCTGCATATACCAGCACCACATTCTTTGATCGCCTTTTGTCAGCAGCACCAGTACATTATCCTGTAAATAATCCAATGGCGATTCTGATTTTTTTGTTTTGTCTTTCTGCGATGTATTGTTATGCTTTTTAGCACTACAATCCAAATCGTCATCATTTCCGTAATGTCCAAACAAATCGTACATTAACTTTCTTAATACCTCGTTCTGTCGTTCAGCTTGTTTTGAATAATAATCTTTATACATATATGCACCAGCCTTTCTAGTAAATTAGTATAGCAGATATTATTAAGATATACAATATCTAGTTATTTTCTTTAATATGTTATGCGATTATTTTAATGCACGTTTCTTTGTTGGCAGGATACTGCTTTGAAAGCAACCCTATATTGTAGTTTATTAAACTGACATCTTTTTTATTCAGTGCATTACGTCTGTTAATACGTTCCCGTGCCATTTTAATAATTTCAAGTGGATCAATAAACTCTTGCTGTTTTTTGCAAATACACTTACTGGTAGTCTCTGAAATATCTTTATTGATATATTTATTATAATCTTTAACTACGATCGCACTAAAAGGTTTCTGAGCCGTATACATTTTTGTGTCCGCAAAGAGTTTTTCTGATTTTGGTTTCAGCGTCATAGAGAAATATTCACTATATTTCACGACATTAGCCTCACAGAGAGTTCTTCCAAATACAGCTGCACGTCTTGTATAATAGTGCTTGTTTTCGGGTCCGCCTGAAACTGTTTTATGTACCAAATATCCTAAATACTGTTTTAATATATCTGTATCTACAATAACCTTAACACCATTATTCGTTTCGATATTACGCATAGTGATTCCTTTAATAAAATTCAAATTTTTCGTTTGCTGATCTTTCATTTGACAGCCGCCATCTAACAGCATTTTATTTTTATTAAATCCTTTTATAAATTCATCAACAAATAAATATTTTTTATTATTATATTCAATAATATTCATTTTCTTCTCTCCTATTACAAAAAAAACACCCATAAAAATATGCATTGACCCCCGGAAGTTAGCCTTAAAGAATTTTAACTTTCGGGGGTATTTTTCATAACCAAAAGCACGGTCGAATATCGTCTAACCAATGCAGCATAAGAAAAACGCGCAGTAGCATAATAGGCTACTACGCTTAGGTTTAACCTTATGGGGCCACATCAAATACCAATTTTAGCAAGACTTTTCTATAGTTTCCTCGGAAACTTTATAGATATAAACATCTATTATATCGTTTGGGCAAACGCGGTCTTCTCTAAGGAAGTCAAAGAACAGTTGGCATAATTCTTCCGATGATTCTCCCTCAAACTGAGTTTCATCGCCATATGGACAGTATTTGTTATTCGCTGAATCTTCTCGATAACCATATGCGATATTGTATGTTCCAGCACCACGCCATTGAGAATTAAATTCCGATAATAACTTTTGGAATTCGGCTTCCGTAAAAACCTCGTTAAGTTTCTTGCTATTAACAGATTTCATAAAATCCCTCATTCCTAAAAAACAGAAAAACAATTAATTCCAACCAAATATATTAAATTTTTCTAGCTCCAGGTCTTCCATCAGCTTACCTATACATTCGTCTGCAAAAGAGAATTTGAAATCAACTCTACGCCAGCGAACGTACTCCCGCATTTTCAGAGAATATATTTTTCAACCTCACCTTAGTAATTAGTGATAATTACTTCTTTTCCCACTCGCTTTAAAGCATCTCTGTTAATTGCTCGTTTTACATCGACGCCTTCAATCTTAAATCTATCATATAGCTTATACACAAGATCAACATTATTATTACTGAGCATTACTTTTACGCCAGCGGCATCCAGTCTCTTAAAAAGTTCTGCAAGACGACAGTGGTCTTCATAACCGAAACCGTCCTTTGTATAATCAGTAAAGTTTGCTGTCTCACTTACCGGGATATAAGGCGAATCGAAGTACACAAAATCACCTGACTGAACATCAGCACATGCGGTCTCAAAGTCACCCTCACGTATTTCAATATCCCTGGAACTCAAGTACAATCCAATTCCACGAAGATTTTCTTCACTCATGGAAACTCCACCGACTTTGTTATTGTACGGGACATTGAACAAGCCTTTCGAGTTCACTCGGTACAATCCGTTAAAGCAATGTTTATTAATCCAGATTGTCAGTGCTGCACATTCAGCATTCAAAATGTGTGCCGCGATTTTTTTATTATACTCAGCACGCATTTTCAAATAATGCTCCTTATCACATTCAACAGAATCCAGATCTCTTAGGATGGAAATTACAGCTTCAGCATCAGCTTTCAGATGCCAATAAACATTAAGCAATTGTTCATTAACATCGTTTATGACAGCATTCTTTGGTTGAATATCAAGCAGTAATGCACCACCGCCGATAAAGGGCTCATAATAGCGACCATATGTCTCAGGCATACGCTCCTCTAATCTTTCAAGAAGCTGCTTCTTACCACCTACCCATTTAACAAATGGGCTGATTTTCAACTTATCCATGTAACACCTCTCAAATCGTTATTTGCCGTACTAAAGAATATTCTTGTTTATTCAGACCAAATATCGTAATCAATTGTAGGTGCGACAAATTTATATTTCTTTTCTTTGCCGTACAGATAGAGCTGTACATCATAAAGCTTTTTATTCATTTGTTCTTTTGTCATTTTTGGCATCTCATAAGGCATGACTGCTTCATAGCCGATATACACCAAGCTACCCGGCCCGTCTATGATTGTAGGGGCATATTCTTCCGTAAAAGGTCCTCCTTTTTCTGGTAAGAAATCAATACATTCTGTTTCTACATAGTCTTTAACTGCCAATAAGTCTGGATTAGCCATACATGCATTGAATTCTTCTCTAAGCTCATCATTGTTCTGTAAAATAATAGCATACCGCAGAAACAGTAGTTTGTGTAGCTCATACTATGTCACCTCCTTTTTATCCTCTTACATAAATGAATAATCGAAATCCTGATAATCGCTGTCAATATATAACGATGTCTTATCTTCAAGTGGTAGCATATTCTGCGTACAGAACGTACCGTAATGATTGGCCCAAATATATCCGTTCTTCAGTTCACAGATTTCTCCTTCTTCTTCTCGTAAATCGTAGGCATACCAACCTTCTGGTAGAGTTTTTTTATCTACTCTGATATCAGCAAAGAAACCTTCGTAATCCTTGTCGTTAATCGAAACTGCAAAAGGCTGGTTGTCGTTTTTATATGCTTCAGCAAAACTTTGTAATGCCATCTTTTTATTCTTCTACTTTCTTTATTGTCACATAATATTCACTAGCCGTACCTTTTTTGTCGTAGTTATAAAAGTATGTTCGACATTTTTCCAGACATGTTGTAAATGGCACATCATCGCTATCTATACCTACTTTTCGAATTTCAAATGCACGCTTAATTAGTCTCTGTGCAACTTCATGCGCATTTTCTTCGTCGTAATATACCCAAACGGCTTTAGGATTTCTATCATCAACTTTAGTATCCATTTCGAGAACGATATACATATGATGGCTGTCGCTTTTGGCCTTCATCTCCTTGTCAAATGCCTTATTTTCTTTGTCGAGGATTTTTGAGTAAAAGTCTTCGACTTTCTTTGCGCCTTCATCGGTGAGACGGTCTAAGTCTGGACGGCTTTCTAATTCAGTTTTAGTGAACTGAAATGCATTCTTTAAACGATAATTGTCATCCTGCAAATCAGCAAGAGTTTTTATACCTTCCCTTAAATATCTTGTAAAGGCACGATATCCATAACCAAAGTCAAGACAGGAAAAAACTACGTTACCGCCTTCTTTTCCCCCTTTTTTATCAATATAATTGGCTAACCTCATTAAGAATCCAATCGTGTCAGCAACTTTGTCTGTATTCATTGTTAACTTCTCCTTTTTGCCGGCATTCACTTTGCTTCGCCAACTTTCCAATTTTAATCGTTTCATTCAGTTTCCCAAACATAGCCGGTATCTACGCGAATGATAGTGTTTTGACCCTCACCGAAAGCGCCCTGAAAATACAGCAGGTCTTCTTGTGTCGGTTCATGGTCAATCTTAATTTCAGCCAATAATTCGTTGTCTATTTCACCTTTGTAATTGTGGTGCTTATAGAACTTATTGTCTAGTTCCACAGTTACAATCCATATTTTCTTCATTCGGTCAGAATCACTGCAGACTGTTACATTGTCTTTCATGTTGAGGTTGCCAAAAGCATCCGCTTTTATAGCCTTCTCAACATCTTTATCATTAAGACGAATCTTTACGCCATTTTTTGTAATCACATACATTATGCAAGACCTTCCAATTTACGGATTTTTTCTTTGAGCTGCCTATATTCAGTCCCATAAATCATCAAATGCTTTTACGAATAGCTGTTTGCCATTAGCTATTCGCTCTTTATATGTCTCCATACTTTCAAATACCTCTTCGGGTATCTGTTTGTCAGCTGTTTCTTTATGGCTTTTTAGCCATATATCAATGGGATTGTTCGGATAATAATCTGCAATTTCTGAAAACGTCCATACTATTTCGTTAAGCATGACATCCCATTGCTTGCAAAGTTCTTTTTCCTGCTTGCAATCAATTTTATTGCCATCTGTTAAACAGCTCGGTATACCATATCTTTCCATTTTTGCAAACTGGTACACACCTGATGCAATGATTCTTGCTAATGTGATATCAAGATTCCACAACTGAACGTTTTTTAACTTTTTGGCCTTTTTAGCTTTTGTTATTTGCCGTATTCTTTTATACTTCATTGTTAGCAGCACTCCTTTACAGTAAGCTTTCCGCTTAAAAGCATCGTTAATATTACTTCCAGCGTCTCGCCAGATTGACTGTCTACAAGACCATCTTCCGTAATCCTGCAATGGTAGTCTGTGTCATTACCGTTATATGACAGTAAAAAATCTTCGTTGAACCTAACTCCAAGCATTTTAGCTATTTCAGGGAATTTATTGTCTTTATTCATACTTACGCTTCCTTTTTGCTATACATCGAAAGAATGCCTTTAGCTAGTGTTTCCTTAATTGTTTCTGCCGCAATATAAGACTGCATAGTTGTAATCATATCAGTGTTTTCGTATGTATCAATATACCACAAGACTGCTTCTTCCGCTGCGGCTAACAGTTCTATTGGCGGAGTGTATGAATATTCATCAAGATATAAAATATCATTGCGCGTAAAAGAATATGGTATTTCTATATCGCACGTTTCGTTCAGTGCATTTAAGATAAAATTCCTTAAGTCCAGAGCACAGTCATAGATCTTTGATTCAGGCAGAACTTGTAAATAATCTCCAGAATTACTATCGTTATAATTTCCAATAGTTCTGTTAATTATCTTTTCTATAGCCGGAATAACTATATCATCATCATATGCATTTCGCTGTTTTTCAAATTCCGGAGATTCTGCAAATTCTTTATAACTGCTCGCTCCATAATCTCTATGGCTCATTTCGATAGACATAAATACCACACTACCTTTCAATTATTATAAATCCTATTACTCTGAAATAAGCAATAGGATTTATAATAATAAATAATTTAGTTAATAGTTATCGTTTTGGTCGCTAACAGCAATAATGTAATGGCAGTACCAATAATCCATCTCCCCATCAGCATGACTGATTCACTGCATACAGGAAAAATCCACCAGCCAATAGTTACAATTATAGCAATCAGTGAGCAAATAAGCATAAAAATAGCTGTACTAGATATAATTTTTCTTATTGCCATCATCCCCATTTTCCAACAAATTATGTTTTATTTGTATTCTGCCGCTACTAATTTATCTTTATAATGATGTTTTTCAACATCTACTATAGATAATTTCTGGAATTCTTCTTTTGATAATGTATTCAGAAGATCTTTAACCGTTGCGTAAATATCTATATCGCGTTTGCTCGTTATTGGCGGCAAATAATGCGGATCCTTCTTTATGCGCTCGATATTTCTTCTCCAGTATTTCCAGAACCTGTAGAATGGCAATTTGTATTTAAACATAAAACCGTTAGCATCTTCAAAGACAAAACCTTCACGAGATGGTTCGTAGGCATGTGCGCTCTCTGAATCATGATCTTTTTTGAATGATAAAAACTCGTCATAGCTATTAAATGTTACTAACTGTTTTTTATATTCCAGACCAATATCTTCAGCTATCTGCTTTACAGTCCAGTAAGGCTCTTTTTTATACACAAAATTGTTTTCTATAATGTCAAGTAGATACAAATGTTCTTTTGCGTAGTATATCGGATGTGTATTATCTTTTTTACTAATACATTCAAAGACCATAGTAGCGTCATTGTTTTTAAGATATTCAATCGTTTTTTCTTGTGTTCTTTGCGGCAGCTTCTCAAATACTTCTTTACCGTATCCCACATAATCTCCCAAAACGGTTGATTTGCTTGCAATTTGCAGTTTGCCGTTAACATATGCCATCATAAGCAGAAAACCATTTTCTTTCTTGAAACAGTTCAATGGAAATACTAAACGTTCTTTGAGATGTTCAAGTTTTGTTTCCGGCATTTCATTTATGGCAAAGAATTTGTCATAGCTTCTCATTACAACTTTATCTGTACTATCGTCTATAAACAAACCTCGGGCTTTACACGTTACATTATTCCATATTCTTTTATTAAATGCGTAACGCGAGAAATTATATGACGAAAATCCATCGTTGAACTTCTTGCGTATTACGTATTTAGAAGAACGGATTTTGTCTACGATATTGTCCGAATCATTATCTTTGTTGTCTGTACCATTCAATAAACCTTCTTCTGTTACATTTCTTTTGGCAGGATTATTGTTTTTTACATAATCAACAATAAATTCATGTGTTTTGCCGGTTTTTATAGTCAGAACTCTTAAATTTCCGCCAAATTCTACCTCTTCGCATAAACTATAAATATTTTCGCTTTGCTGCGCATGATTTTTAACATTTCCACTTCTATGAGCATGTACCAGAATAGTATCTTTGTTATTTTTCTTTTTCCAGGCATAATACAATAGTTCAACAGAATTGTATTTTCCAGTACCGTTAATGAGCTGTTCTGTCGATACTCTTAAATCAGGTACTACAGGTATACCGCCATGACACACAAATATGTTTTTATCTCCGAACGATACATACGCATACTGACCAAGTTTTTGGCAAAATTCTTTTAATGGTTTGGTATCCATATCTTTTATTTCCGGCAATGTATATTTTATAAACTGTCTGGAATATATATGTTTGCTAAGTGTGTCAAAATCATCGTTCTTTTTTACTGGCATTAAAGCTTCGTCACCATAATTAAGCCATAATCTGAGCCATCTTTCATGATTGCCCTCAAGAAACAGCACGTTCTTTTTATTAGTAAGCCCCGATAAAAACTCAAGTGTTTCTTTATTTTGCAGCCCACGGTCGATATAATCACCTGTAAAAATATAGGCTGTTTTTTCACTGAACGGATTTTTATCAAACCACTCTTTAAGCGGATCATAGCATCCATGTATATCACCAAAAATTGTAAGTTTATCATATCCGTTGTAGTCAAATGGCTCTTTGCTGTTAATTAGTCTTATAGCTTCATTCCTTGTAATTAATTTCACCCAGCCACGCGGTTCATGTTCGAGCTGAAGCATAGCGTTCATTTTTACTATATGTTCTTCAGGAACAAATTTATATTTATCCCTTTCGCGATTTCTCGACAAGGCAGTAGATAACGGCACATCAGAAAAATCCACAGCGTATACACGGTAACGATACCTTTGTGCAATTTTTTTGTAGCGTGAGAACATATTATTTCTGTAATGTGTTGCATCAACTATAACAAGTTCTCCTTTAGACATACGCCTTTGCAGTAGCTGCATTAAAAGCTTCCAGACACAGCCATCATTATCCTGACTGATTTCCAAATCACCGCACTCATTAATTACTGGTGACTGAAACATTGTTCTTATATTATCTGCTGAAAGCGTATATGGTTCTAAGCCATTGTTTTTAATCCAAGTTGATTTTCCAGAGCCTGGTACTCCTCTTAATAAAAACAAACTTCTCAAATGATAACACAACCTTTCTTGCTTTTATTCTAAATACAAAAGGTATTGAGTTTATTATATTATCTGCCCAATATATAGTCTTTATATCCAGCATCTTCTAGCCGTTTTCTTGTCTGCAGCATCGGACCTATATATACTCCGTAACATATTTGTTTACAGTCTTCAAATATTCGATCACATACTCGGCATTTTGTTCTTCTAATAATATAAACATCGTAATACTCGGCTATCTGAATAATTTTATAATATCTTGCTACTTCTATGTCATTATTACATCTGCAAAATAACAAATGCAAAATTTTATTTGTCTCAATTGGCGAGAAGACCGCCACTTCCAAGCGAAGTGTAAGTGGCGGATGAATCGCCTCTACTAAATCCAAGCGTTGACATGTTTTAATACTATTGCTTTCTTACAACTTACTGTTATGGCCTTTCCTGTAGAAGATTCTTTTGCGTTAGCTAATAATACACTCGTTCCTCTATTCATACAGCCATGACAGCTATATTTCTTGCCCTGGAATAGAATTACATCTCCTGCTTGAATATTATATCTTTGCTTTCTAATAGCTCTTCTGCCTTTAGATTTTACATTTCCTCGGAACTTCCTTAAATTGTTTTCATTATTTCGAGGAACTTTACGATTAGTTCTACCACAGCTAAGCTGACTTCCAGATTTTACAGATCCATCTCGAATGTCGTAGATCTTAGTGTCATAAAACCTTTCTAGGCAACGATTGTTTCTTCTTCGTTTACTAAAATGTTCTGTCTTCGCTCTAATTTTAGGATAGAAATTGCCGATACAATAAGCATCGTCAGCATGACTTTTCTCTATTCCTAAATCTTTTCTAGTTCTGGAAGTAATAGCTCCGTAAGTAATCCTAATTTCTACATCTGGCAAACTAGATTTCAGCGTGTTTACGATATACCATCTTACGATGTTCATATATGTAGCACCTTCTAATCTAGGGACTTTAGGCTCTAATCCGTATAATTTGCCGCCTTCTTTATGATTAGCAGAAGTATGGCATCTATCACAGACAGTTATTAACTCCTGTAAAGTATCTGCATGTCTGCCTTTCCAGTATAGGGCATGATGTGTCTTTAAGATTACATTAGAATCTTTTAACGGAGACTTCTTACAAATTTTACAGGTATAGTTATCTCTCTGAAATACTGCCTTTCTTAAAGAATCGGCATAATACAAAGGTCCATGCTGATATTCTATTCCTTCAGGAATCTTTTCTCCTGTCTGCATGGCCTTTAATAAAGCTGGGTCAAATTCTCCAACTTCTAAAGTTACTCTTATAATAGGCACTACTTTACAGATATTTTCTATAATTCTAATATGGTTCTCTGCCTTATGCTTTAAAAACGGAGCTATCCAGCCTTCCGGCTTCGTGGAAATTCTATTATTCCATCTAGGTTTCCTGTATCTTAATCTGTTTCTTCTAGTTCTTCTGTATTTCCTACAGTCATCATGTCTAGATTTCTCATCTTTAAGGCAATCGAACTGACCGGAAAAGAATTCTTTTTTCTTGGATTTAACGGAGACACCGATATGAACGTAACCGGCATCTACGCCTATTTCTATAGGTTGCGTAAATTCTTTTGAATCATATAAAAGTTTAACGGTGAACGGATTCCTTGAATAAATTTCGGCTTTACCTTCTTTAAGAAGGTGACGGACATGACCGAATCTGGTAGTCGGCATCAAAGTTTTCCCGTTCTTAGAAATGATATAAACTGCTGACATAGAATTACGGTTCATCTCCTTTCTAAGTATAAATCTAATGATAACTTCGCGGCGTTAAAGCCGGTGGTCCACATCGCCAAAGTTATACTAGGTTTAAAGCTTAATACACTTCTCATACCCTCAGAGATGTTTAATATTAAGTCACAGAGCAAGGAACTTGTGGAGCATTCCTCGGTGCCTGCAGTGTATTCTAATATAACGTAGTTTACAAACGTAAACTTAGGCTAATCAACTGAGCTTTGTGACAGCTAAAGCTCTCTCAAGCTCTCACTTCAAATTGCGTAGCAATTAAGTGGGGGTAGTTGACGTATTTTGTTTATCATATATGCCACCAAATGAATCACTTCCTATTTTATTTTAGTCAACCAATTCAGGATTATCCCTGATAAGCATTAATATTCCAGCGACTAATCCATCGATATACCGTTCATCATTCTACAATTCATCCACTGGCCATAAGTACAGGTTTGAATAATCTTGTCCTCATTTGTTATCCCCTTTTAATTAGTCGAAAGTATTTTCCTCGCTTCATCAGCATTACATCCGCAAATATCCATCGTCAGCTTTTCGGCCTCAGCCTTACTTAACTGTTTCGGCGGTGACATTCGGTATATCCTCTTAATTCTCTTCCTAATTCTCTTCCTTTCAGTCTTTACCAACGCTCCAATCTGTGAGTCAAACATGCACAGTGCTCTCACTTGCATCCCTTGCCTGTTATTCATACTTTCCTCCATTGTCCAACGACTACCATCAGGGTACTATCCAGTAGTTAGACGGACTGTTTCCATCGCCACTGATTTATTTCCAGTCATTCCGACTGCTATAAAGTCAGCACAAACTAACTCAACGTTTTTTTAAGCCTTTAGCATATTGCTACATATTTTGCACATTTGAATATTTTCCCAGTTACTTAATATCTCTCCTGTCATTGATTTATGATTATTATTTCTTGAAGGAACTTCGCAATATTCTGTTGTAGCTGCTATCCATTCTTTTATCTATTGATTCCCAATCAATCATTTTCAAGTTCACTGTTTATCAACTCCAAACTTTTTATAAACCTTTTCATTTCATCAGCTAAAATAATCGTTTTGCCTGATTTTAACCGCACATAAGTACAATCTTTATCTAAAAATTTGATACCATATGCAATCTCAATAGAGTTAGTATCTATTATGACATCATTGCCACAAACTCCCTTAAACTTAACTAACGCCATTCTATTATTATTCATCAACACTAACCTTCCCTGAACTTAAAATATAGTCAACCAATTTTGGGTTATCCCTGATAAGCATTATTATTCCAGCGGCTAGCCCATCAATATACTGTTCATCATGCTCGAAGCCATGACCCATCTGCTCATAAGTAATAGCATGTACCAGTTCGTGCATTAATGTTGTTGGTTTCATACCATCTCCAGCAGACTTAGCAATATTTATAAGTCCTTCCCAGTATTCTATATCTCCAATACATTCACGTCCGTTCACTAATATTGTTTCGTCTGTCTCTTTAGTAGTATATATTGTTGGACCGACTTTTATTTTTTTTGGTATATTCGTCATTTATACACCCCTAATTTTTACAATTATTTATAATCGATTTAATCTTTATAAGTTTAGTTATTTTTTATCTTCTCAGATAATGTACAATATGTTTTATTTGTTCTAATATATCTTTTAATATCCAAGTGATCTTGTTAGTAATATTTGTTTTCTTATTCGATATTATTATCTGATAGTCAATTATAGTGGGTTTTATTAGCTTCCTTTTTCTTATTGGAGAATAATTTATAGCACGGACAGTAAAAAGCCTGTCATTATTATTCCAGGCTGCACCATTTTCTCTTAAATCTGTTTTCATTATTTTTCTGTCTACTTACACATCGATATATCGAACTCATTTACAAATTCATATATGCTTATCTGCTGTAGCGTCTGAAACTCTATATCTTCGTAGATGACCAAATGTAGTTCGTCATTCAAACTAACAATCATTGCTTTTGTATAATATCCTTGCCCATTATTTCTGACGAATACACAATCTTGATGATTTTCAGCGAAATGTTTTAACTTAGCATAAACCATTCCTTCATAATCTTTCAAAAATTCATTTAATGCTTTCTCTCTATCATCTGTTGCAAATTTTTGTATATCTAAAAAATCTTTTTGCTTTTCTGTGAATCCTTTTTGCTCATTGACTTGGATATATTTTTCTAGTTTAGCTACATTTTCTTCTCTTTTTTGTTTATTAAAGATAGTTTTTACATCATTACTCATTTTATCATACTTCCCTCAATTAATCAGTTTTTCTATAATCGATATTAGCCCAGTAAATATTCCAAACATTGCGACTCCTGACAAAAATAAACCTATACCAAAAGCAAAACCTATTTCACAAACGTTTTTAAATTTTAAAATACAACTTTTTTTGTTTCCATAATTTATCACCTATTAATATTTCTATTTATGCTGTTCATTTAGCCAGTTTTTCCACATTCTTATTTCTGTTAAATTTTGTTCATCATCGTTCCAGTAGCGTACACTTTCATCCAAAATATCGTCGTAAGCCATAGCCATATCGTTCATAATAAACGACACCAGCTCGTCTTGCGATAGTGTTTTTATATATTCATAGTTAGTCATGTTTTTCCGCCTCCGCACTTTTAAGATATGCCTCTCGCATTGGTTCAAACATCTCAATAGCCCTGAGATATTCTACTCTATATTTTCGACGCATTTCATCTTTACTATCAGCTGGGTAAATTTTATCTATTTTTGCTTTAAATTCATCTAGCGTACCTCCACGATAGTTGTTCCAGCAACCACACAAGACAATATCTTTATCAGCAAAATATAAGGTTTCTGCCTTTCTGCTACCAATATTACTAATAGTTATTAGCCACGGTCGTACAGCATATGACAAATCTGTCCAAGCTAACTTCGAATAACTCAAATTAGCAGCCATTAGATATGCATACCGCAAATCAGCCTCCTGCAAAGCTGTGTTCTGTAAATCAGCATTTCGCAAATCAGCATATTGCAAATCAGCATGTTGTAAATTAGCTCCCTGTAAATTAGCATATCTCAAATAAGTCCCCACCAAACTTACACACTGCAAATTAGCTCCCTGTAAATTCGCGCCTTGCAAGTTAGCGCAGAATAAATCAGAACCGCGCAGGTTAGCATATGATAAATCAACATTGCATAAATTAACATTTCGTAAATTAACATTACTTAAGTTTGCACGCTCTCCGTTATCCCTATCATTTAGCCATTTTCTATGTTTTTCAATGGTTTCCCTTAAACCCTTAATTGTCATTGCTATCATGGCATTACCCCTATTCTTTTCTTTCGCCGCACTTTTCAAATACACCTCTCTCATACCCTCAAACAGCTTGATAGCTGAAAGATACTCCATTCTAGATCTTTAATACTATTTAGTTTTATTATCGACTGGATAAACCTTTCCTCATTTTTTTCAATCTTTAAATCGTCCATCCAATCATCTTTTTAAAAAATCTTGGAAGACTACAAATGAAATCTGTTGACTTGTCTAATATTAGTTGCTTCCTATAATCATGGTAAATATCTGTACAGGTATGTTTCCAAAAGCACTTACACTACTACCGATAAAATCTGCTAGCTTATCTAAACCAGTTACTTGCATGATAAATATCATTATCATTAAATCTAAAGCTAGATAGATTAGCAAACCCACAATAACCATAACTGCTTCAAATGTAGATTTAATAGCAAATTTACCTTCTGTAGTACCACTACCTTTTCTTTCTCCTAGAAAATCTTCCCTATAAGCGGCATCTAATTCTTCAAATAAATTAAAATCATCTTTATGCTTTTCTGGAATCTCTTTTAATTCTATTTTTGATAGTGCTTTCATGATATTTTTCCACATCTCCAAATTGTTTCTTGAAAGAATAAAGCGTTATTCCGGCATACTTATGAAAAGGATATCCATAAGTCATCGGTAGTTTGACTTGAATTTCCGTTCGCAACTGAAAGTAGTGTTTATAGTGATTTTTAAAATATTCAGTTGCCGAGGCTTTATCTTTATGCTCGATAAAATCATAAATTTTATCAGACATTGCATCATAATAAAACGTTACCCATTTCATAAAAATCCCCCTTTTTATTATTTATTAGTCCTCTCCTGATTTTCTCTTTGTATTAACTTCCACATTGAATACACCATTAAGTATAACATCGCAAGAAATCCTATCGCTAAACCACAAGAAAATATTTCTTTAATCATTTTTCAAGTCCCCATTAAAATAAGTATATTTTAAAGTTTCTGCTAAATAAGCTTTCCGCATATTATTGAACACCTTTATTGCATTTAAATACTCAAATCTATACCACTGACAATTTTTATTTTCACTTTTATCAGAATAAGTATCGTCTATTCTTGCTCTAAACTCAGCTAATGAGCCACCTCTGTAATCGTTCCAACAACCACACTGAACATGGTCAATGTCAGCAAGATATAGTGTTTCGGCATATCTACTACCGATAGACCCTAAGTAGATTAGCCACGGTCGTATAGTATATCGCAAGTCAGCACCATATAAACTTATACCGTGTAAATCAGCGTTTTTTAAATTTGTGTATTGTAAATTAGCGTATTTTAAATTTGCACCACGTAAATCCGCACAACCTAAATCTGCATACTGTAGATTGGCGCAGTCTAACTCTGCACCACGTAAGTCTGCACCACATAAATCGGCTTTTCTTAAGTCTTTACCTGATAACTCAGTGGTTCGTAAATCTACACCACGTAAATCAGCACGTTCACTGCTTTCATCACCATACAGCCACTTTTTATGCTTTTCTAAAATAACGTTTAGTTTATCTGCTGATAATACTCTCATAATGTCATCCCTTTTTATACTTTTAAGTTTTCAAATTATTTTTCTTCTTCAATTATTGTCGTTTCCATAATAATAATCCCACGCAAAAAGTATTATACGAGCAACTGCCATTGCTGCAACAATCGGTATCCAAATTGGACAAAATACAACTACGCCTAAAATGCCGATTGTGTCTAGTATTTTTTCAGCAATTTGTTTATTCATTGTCTGCGTCATCCTTTTCTAAAGCACAATAAATACGGTTATTATCATCAACTCTAGCATAACAGCACGGTACTCCACCTTTAATACGGTACCCTTCCATTACCTTGCACATATAATCTTGTTTGGCTTTATTTTTTTCAGTCATGGACTTTTTCCACCTCCGCCGCACTTTTAATATACGCTTCTCTCATTAATGAAAACATCTTAATAGCGGCAAGATACCCTAGTCTATACATAAAATGTTTTTTATCGTCAGTGGGATAAACCTTGTCTATATGCTCTTTAAATTCAGCTAATGTTCCACCAAGATAGTTATTCCAATGTCCATATCGAACATTATCATAATCCGCAAAATAATAAATCGTTTTAAAGCGTTTGTGGTCGATATTTCCTGCATAAACTAACCACGGTCTACAATAAGCGTGTTCTAAATCAGGACCGTATAAATAAGTGCCCCTTAAATCAGCACCACTTAAATCGGTGTTAGTTAAATCCGCATACCTCAAATCCGCGTGTCTTAAATCCACACCTCTCAAATCTTTATAGCTTAAATCAGCACCTTCTAAAATGGCTCGTTTTCCACTTTTATAATTTAGCCATTTTCTATGCTCTTTTAAAATCTCTTTTAATTCCTTAGCTGTTATTATTGTTCTCATGGTACTGCCCCTATTCTTTTTTCAGCTATTATTCGTTTCCTCCGTTGCGCTTTTAAGATATGATTCTCTCATAAATTCAAACATCTTTATAGCTGAAAGATATTCTAGTCTATATTGCTGGCATACCTCATTTTTATTGCAAGCTGGATAAACTTTGTTTATTCTTGCTTTGAACTCGGCTAGTGTTCCTCCATTATAATTGTTCCAACAGCCGCACCTGATATTATCATCATCGGCAAAATATAGCGTTTCCGCTTTTCTACTGCCAATAGCTCCTGTATAAACAAGCCACCGTCTTTTAATATATTTTAAATTAACATGGGATAATTTTGTACCTTGTAAGTTTGCAAATCTTAAATCAGCACATTGTAAATCAGCAAATCTTAAATCAGCACATTGTAAATCAGCAAATCTTAAATCGGCACTTTTTAAATCAGCTTCTCTTAAATCAGCACCGTACAAATTAACATAACTCAAATCAGCACCTCTTAAATCAGCTCTTTCCCCACCTTCTTCATCATTTAGCCATTTTTCATGTTTTTCGAGTATTTGTTTTAATTCTTTATTTGATATTGTTCTCATTATTCTTTTTCTCCACCCAACTAAATACTTTATCTATCACTTGGTTTTAATAATTTTCTTGCTTTTAGATCTGTCAATCCCATGAATAAATTAGCCATACACTGTATTGCTATTGCTATCTCTATATTTACGGTTCCCAATACAAGAATAACAATTCCACCAGCTAAAGAAGCATAAAGTTCATAACTTCTTGACAAACTTTGCCACATAGTTAATTCTTCTCCATTAATGATATTATTTATGGAGTTCCTCATAACACATGCCCACAAGGTAGTAGACAAGGCATTTATTATAGCCATTCCTATAAACCTTACAGTAGCCATTTCCATACCAGCACAAGAAACAATAACAAATGACAATATGTCTGTTGCCACAATGAATGTGAAGTGCTTGTCGTACCATTTAAGAAATTTTTCTTTTGTGACGGATGTATTTACAACTGCCATAATTCCTACTGCTAACATATTAGAAATAGCTAATACGGTAGAATCTATAAGTCGCATAAAATATATTTGAATTACCGGTGAAGTCATTGCTATTGCAAATGAGAATACAACTGGACCAATTAAAAGCCATCTTTTTTGTTTAGTATTCATTTTTTCTTTGCACTTTGAAGATATTCTTTTCGCATATCTTCAAACATTTTTATTGCTAGAAAATATTCTAGCCCATATTGCTGACCTAGCTTATTTTTACTACCCAATGGGTAAGCTTCGTTTATTCTTTCCTTAAATTTAGCTAATGTTCCACCCATGCCAGCGTGCCAACGCCCACATTTAACACTATCAATGTCTGCAAAATACAAAACTTCTGAATAGTCGCTGCCGATAGCTCCTACATAAGTAAACCAGGGTCTACACATACCACCCAAAAAAGCGCCCTGAAAAATAGTATTCTCTAAATCAGCCCCACTCATATCAACTCCCCTCAAATTAGTAGATCCTAAATCAGTTGCATACAATTTAGCATTTACTAAGCAAGCTGTATCTAAAAAAGCACTATATAAATCAGCATGGCTTAGATTGGCATAACTTAAGTCAACACTCTGCATACTTGCTGCTCTTAAAGTTACACCCGTTAAATTAGCGCCGCTTAAATCCGCAAAACTTAAGTTAACACCCTTCAAATTAGCATCTTGTAAAGAAGTATTCCGCAAGTCAGCTTGATGTAAATTAGCACATTGCAGATTTACACCAGCTAAATTAAGTCCTGATAAATTAGCTGCACTTAAATTTGCTCGCTCCCCTTTTCCTTCATCCTGCAACCACTGTTCGTGCTTTTTAAGAATTTCATTCAATTCCCCAGTCGATATTTCTCTCACTGCTCTTTCCTTCCCCATTACACTTTTTCAAATACGCTTCTCTCATTAATTCAAACATCCTAATAGCACTAAGATATTCAATTCGGTACTGTTGACAAAATCTATCTTTACTATCGGCTGAGTACACTTCATTAATTCTTGCCTTAAATTCATCTAGTGTGCCACCACCATAACCACGCCAACACCCACATAACACGGTATCAGCATCTATAAAATATAGAGTTTCTGCTTTTCTACTACCTATGTGGTCTGCAGAAACAAACCACCGCCGTTCAACATGTTTTACGTTGGCGTTATATAGAATAGTTTTCAGCAACTTAGTGTTTTGTAGGTTAGCCTCACTCAAATCAGCTCGCCACAAATCAGCATAGCTCAAATCAGCATTGGATAAATCAGATCCCTGTAGTATTGCTCTTTCTAAATTAGCATGTCGCAAATTAGTATGTCGCAGGTCTGCTCCTTGTAAATCAGCGTTTCGCAAATTAGCATGTCGCAAATCAAACCCCTGCAAATAAACATATCGTAATTCTGCTCTTTTGCCGCCATCTTCATTATTTAACCACTTCTTATGTTTATCTAAAATCTCTTTTAATTCTCTTTGTGATATTGTTCTCATGGTATCACCTCATTTTTTGACACCGTCAAATTGATTTGCTGGTATTATTTTTATTCCTAGTTGACGTGCTTTTTTAGCTTTTGAACTTTGGCTGTTAATATCGGCTATAATGAGATAATCAGTTTTAGATGTAACTGTTTTGCTTTCTTTTCCGCCAAATTTTTCTATAAGATCAACATAATAGCTTCTTGGATGTTCCATTTTACCTGTCAACGCAAATGTTTTTCCTGCAAATTTACCAGCAGTTTTATCTGTCTGCTGTTTATATTTGTTTGGTTTAATAAAGCTGCGTAATTCAAGCGCTGCATATCTAAAATCATCAGAAACAAGAGTATCTGCTGTAACTGGTCCAATTCCTTCAAGCTGCTGCAGTCTATTTTTAGCGTTATTTTTATCTTCCAATAAACATATCAGAGATTCTACAGTGCCAAATTCTTTTGCAAGAGCCTTTCCTACATTGGAACCAATGCCTTCAATACAACAAGCTTTAATAAATTTTTCAAAACTTACATCTGCAACAGCTTTTTCAATATTGCTGTATAAATTTTCAGCAGACTTTTTAGCAAATCCTGGAAGTTTTTCAAGATCTGCTTTGCTAAGCCGGAATATACAGTTCTGTAAGTGACTCTTTACTTCCTCCGGATATGTTTGCATTATTTTTCTGGCAGTCTCAATTGACAGACCTGCAATATCCAAAACATCCTTGCTTCCTAAAAATGCTATATTCTGTGATATTCTTTCTTTACAATTTCTGTTCACACAAAAATGCTGACCATTAATTTCTTTTAATGGCTGGTGACATGATGGACATACTGGCGTTTCTATAGTTATAGTACCGTTTTCCAGCACTTTATCTATCTGCGGGATAATTTCATTGGCTTTATAGATTAAAACTTTTGCACCAATTTTCAGTCCAAGCTTTTTGATCTGTTCGAGATTATGCAATGAAGCCCGCGTTACCACTGCACCATCGATTTCTACCGGTTCGACTACGGCTACCGGTGTTGCTTTATTGCGTCCCATTTGCCAGATCACATTTGTTACATGCGTTACATATGCCTTTTTCCCAGGTTTATATGCAAAAGCATTTTTAGGATGATGTGCGGTAAAGCCGAATTTTTTCAAGCTATGTTCTTGACAGCTTTTTATAACAACTCCATCAACAGGAATATTATTGTTGTTTATAAGTTCATCATAAAACTTTCTTACATCATTAATTGTGCTTTCAGTATTTGCACTTTTCCTTCCTTCAGTGAATGTGAACAACGTTTTGTGATTCACAAGCTTTTTCATATCATCAGGTGTCAAATCTTGTCCAGGAATATCATATACTATATAACTTAACAGATGCAGGTATTTACTGCGTTCTTTTCGCCGCAATAATCCAGCCGCTGCGTTACGCATATTTTTCATCGGTTCTTTGTTTTCTGATATTAGTTCTATATTTAATCTCCTGAAATTATCTGGTGTTATAAATACTTCGCCACGAACAGGGTAGCCTGTTAAATTTATACCTTCTTTTTCATACTTTGGTATAAAATTAGGAAGAACCTCTCCTGTTTCACCTCCCTGTCCTCTGGTTACAAATTTGCAGGAACCATCTTTATTAGGATAAGCAACCACCGTAAGTCCATCGTATTTAGGCTGGATTTCAACAGGAAATAATTCTGACACTTTATTTACAAACTTAGTTTCTTCATCCGAACCGTCTGTCCACTTTGCCAAACTTGTTACAGGGGTCGGATGTCTGAACTTTTCAAATTCAGATGATGCTTCTCCTGGTGTATAATTTAAATCAGCAGAACCATATCGTTTAATATAACTGTTACGCAGACTGTCATACTCTGAATCACTCATAATAGGTGCGTCTAAATCATAATATGCGTGATCCGCTTCTTTTATAGTTTGCAAATCACGCTCTTTTATTATATTTGAATTATTAGATTGGTTATCTTTTTTCACTAAAACCACCGTCCTTATTTAGTTTTCAGTTTTTTACCCCTGGACTGTATTAATTCCTGATATATCTTTCTTATCCTACTTCCTCAAGACTTACAATAACTCCATATGTCATGTAGTCAGTTGCGCTAGCAGGATTGCCAAAAAGGATTTCATTGCGAACCTTCGGCATATCCTTTGTATCAATTAATATATTTTCTTCTGCGACCTGCTTCTTAATTTCTCTCCATAGAGCTCTTCTTCCAGCTCTCTTTCTGTATACATAGCAGTTATACAGAGGATTCATAGAAGCCCATGTCGTGTGCGAATCACAATTAAAAAACATCCATGAAACATTGTCCATCATATTTCTCCCTACGTATTCTTATTTTACAATTCTATTCTCGTAAAGTATTTCCAGAGCTATCTTAAGTGTGTCCCAACAAATACCTATGTTTGCGTCATGATGTGTTTTAACAAAATTGAGAGCCTTTGCTTTTTCCTGTTCAGTCAACGGCGGTGAAAATACCATTTTATGATCATTAATGACCGTATCTATATCTTCAACACGCCATGTAATATTGATTTCTGTATCATAATGCATGATTTTTTCGAAAGATGCTGCTACTGTCTGTTTTTCTTTATTTACAACCATAGTTAAAATCTCCTGTTTTTATACATTACTTAAAGTCACTTTACTACCATAATGGGTGACTTTACTATCTTATATTTATTGATATAAAATTCGCAGTCATTTTCTGATTGTCCTGATTCTTTAATAATCTCCCGAATCGTTTTATTTATTTTATCTATGTCATCAAGCATATTATCAGTACAATTAATACCAAAAAGCTCTTTGATTAACTCTATAAGCTCATCTTCTTCGTATTCGCAAGAATACTTTTTTAATCCAGATTTATTGTTGATGTCCCACGCATCTATATGATATACTTTTTCTGTTTTATAAATAATATGATCCGGGTCGAATATGCAATATAATCTCATTCCTGGTTCTTTAGCATGATAAGCAATATGGATATTAGCATTTTTTCCATACAGCTTTTCAATAACTAGATACCACATTTGCATGTGTGGATACCATGCTGATTCCATAGTAGCAGTGAAAAACCATGTATCTTTTTTAACACTAAAAATTTCTGGTTTGTCTAAAGACTTAATCCAGCCACGAAATTTCAGATTAGTGTCATATTCACGTTCTTTAACAAAATTTTCGCCAAAAGTATATCCAAGAATATTACCGAGCCATGAAACACCGAAATGATTCTCGCATAGAGATTCTTCAGCATTGATCCACTTATTTAATTTTTTATAAAAATCCAATACAATAGACTCTTCACCGTAAAAATAAATATTTGTATGACACCAATTAGTCATGAGAAAACCACCGTCCTTGTTTTGTTTTTAGTTTTTTACTTTATTTTACTTTATAACATCCCAGTTCCTTAATAGATTACGCAATTCATCTTCAAGATCAAAATACTTATTATCAATCAATAAAGCTTCATTGCTGTCTGATGCGTTTAACATAACGTGGCAGAAGTCTCCCGCCTCTATAGGCGGTGAGAAATTCTGTTATGCAACAAAATATTGCCATGTATTGTTATGGCAAATTTTTGTTACCTTACTCAAACTTACTTGTTTGTAATTTTTATTTGGCATCTGAATATACTGTCCATTGCCATCTACAATATATGCAGAAGATGTTCCTGTAAATCCAGAAATCCATCCTCGTTTACCAAGGTAAGTAACTTCATCATTCAGATACCACCCACGAAGTTCCTTCGTATTTTTGTTGTTCCGCTTCTGCGTAACGTTAGGATTTTTTCTGCCCTTTCGAGGTGTAGCCTCATGCAAAGAACGCTTCTTTTTGCGAAATTGCTTGAGGCGAAACCACTCGTCTTGATTTTCTTTAACACTTTCTACTCCTGTTATGGCTATTGCATCGTTATAATGCGTTTTTCCTAAACCAATCTTTTTTCGTCGTGGTGATGTTTCAGAGCCATATGTTATTTCAGCATCAGGGTATTTTTTGAATGTCCGAATACGAAGCGTGTTCATAAACGGTGGTTCCTTATATTGCTTGACTTTCTTATGCTCTTCCATCCATTTCCAAAGTATACCTTCAGGTTTATGATTTTTACTCGTATGACAATCAGTGCAAACCGTGATAAGATTATCTGCCCTGTCCGTACCACCTTTGCTGCGATATACAATATGATGTGTATGCAAAACTTTGTTTTTCTTCTTGCAGACCTGACAGGTATATTCGTCTCTTGCAAAAACAAAATATCTGACATCATAGTAACCATAACTTTGTCCATGCTGATAATCTACGCCTTGAATTTCGGGATTTATCATCTTTGCAGTATCGAATTTGCCGACTTCGATTCGAAGTTTTGGATTCGGTATAAGACTGCAGAACTTATCAATCCATGCAAAATTAGCATCTAGCTTGGCTTGAATACTTGGTGGTAGCCATCCTTTAGGCTTTCTGCGGTTCAGAAATCGTGCTTTACGATATCTGGTTTTGCGAAACCTGCGGCCACGGCGGTACTGAGCACGAGTCAGAAGCAAAGAATGTACATCTTGCCGAAGCTCGACTTCACCTTTAGCAAGAATCTTATCCTGGCTGACGACAGCAACACCTATGCGCCTCGCGCCTTCGTCTATACCAATAACGACTTCTTGTTTGGTTTCCCCTGTAGCATAACAAAGCTGGATTGTGAATGGCTTGTAGTTTATAATTTTAGCTTTTTTCTGCTTCAGAAGAATCCTTGCTTTTCTTTGAGAACAGGGCATGAGTGCCTGTCCTCTCATGTTCTTTACAAATACTTTCATAATTGTTTTGCCGGAACTCTCAAGTCCGGCTCCTCCTTTCTTGTGATTAGAGTTTGTTGCCCTTCGCCAATGTTGCAAACGCTTGCCCGAAATGTCGGGACATCTCTAGGTTGACCGTCCCTACCTCACAGGACTATTACAGAGCCTACTCAGAGCTACGGACTAGGGCATCATCCGTAGGTGAGATAACATAAGCAACGTAGTTCTCGAAGAACTTAGGCTAGTCAACTTAGGCTTTTTTTCAAGCCTCCATCTCAAACGTCGAAGACGTTAGGTGGAAGGTAGTTGACCAGCTTTTTCACTTTGTTCGTCATTCGCAACCGGAATCAATTTTTCTTCTTTATCGTATGGATTATAGAACTTGATAAATTTATACATATTTTCTCCTGTTCATAAGTATGGTTAAAAAAAATAAAGCTGCTTTCTTAATCGTCAGCTTTGTTTTTTTTGTTTGACATATATAATCAATCATGTGACGCTTTTTTGCCGCATGGGTGAGGTTGGCAAAAATTATTATCAAGCAAATCAAAAGCTTCTATTTTCATACTTTTCTTTCTGATTGTTACAGAAAAAGAAACAGGGTAGTTATCACTTTCTTGAATACCCCAAGATTTAAAAAAGTAAGGATCGCTACAATTTGTAAATCCATAATTTAAAAGATCTTTCTGTTTAATATTTTTAGCCACGGTCAGACTTTCACATAGTTCACATAATTTTTCTACATGATTTCCGCCACAAACATAAATATCCATTAAACCGCCTCCATGATGTGCCATTTACAGCTATCAGTTAAATGCCTAGTAATTATTCTGCTCTGCTCTTTTGATTGTGCAAATGCCTTAATGTTAAGAGATTTTTCTATCTCTGTGTTATAACTTACATTTGTACATACAGGAATATTATGCGCCCGCAAATCATCCGCGAGTTCTTTCCCTGATTCTAAATCAGGAGCAGTAATCAGATAGACAAATAATTTGTCTTTTTCAATTTTATCAACGAACTTCGGCGGAATATATCCACCTGTCAAATTCGCCAGGAATACAACCGCAGCTATAGCTATCTTCTGTTCTGATGGAGCATTAGCCATCGCATCAGCAACAAAGATAAACAAAGCTGCAGCTAGACTGTTCATTATTGAGCTGATAAAGAACTTGTTTTTTACAAGAAAAACAGTCTTCAAAGTGCTTAATGAACAGTCGGTGAATTTCATAAGAAAAACACTTAATAACGTAAAAAACAAGTTATCAGTTCCCTTCTAGTAATTATCTATATTTTTTTAGTTTTTGACACTCAACATCTTGCCAACGTTTTGCTGTAGCACTGTGCTCATAATCTCCAATATATGCATAGATAGAATATTCATTCTCTCCGGTCTGCTCTGGTTCATCACCTTCAGTTATGGCATACTGTTCACGAAGATACTCTTGAACTTCTTTGTTTGTTCCAATAAACTTAATAGCTACATTATCCGTAATAACCCATTCTACGGCTTTTTCTTCGTTATTTGTATTTTCCATTTAATTCTTACCCTCTGTAAAACTTAATACCCAAAAACCATATTTATCTAACAAATAATCCGCAACATGTTCTAAACATATATTAGCTGGTATTTTTCCCTATCAGGAAGATAAATAACTCTTTTTTCTTTTTCATGACCGTTTTTCTCCGGGGTACTTTAAATGCCTGCCGCAATGTGGGCATCTGTTTTTTCTGTTCTCCATAAATTCCAGACCATACAGGTGCTTGGACTCATTGCTTTTGCAGACCGGGCATATATACAGCGGCGTACCGCCCGGCGTGATAACATCCTTGATGTTCTCCCAATATCTGAGAGGTTGTAACATACGAACAGACACAATGCTGTTTTTCACATGGTCTTCATCCTCAAATTCGATGTCGTTAATTTGTCCGTTCTTAATGTTGAACATAAGGAGATGATAGCATGGATCGTCTTTTCCCTTGGCCTTTTCCAGCAAATCGTCAATACCGCAATCCATTAAACTAAACATTTTGCAGTTTTTGTTATTACCCATAAGGTATTCCACACGGCGAAAATCCCCAACCTGAAAAACAACCTCGATATTGTACGGGCCGGGGTTGCCAAACTCTTCATCATTCCATGTTGTTGTGGGGCGGTCTTTGTTGTCCAAATAGACCTGTGAGTAGCCAACGCAGATGGTATCCTTGTACTTCTTTTCCTTGCCGGTAGCCTTTTTTCTGTAGTTTCTGATGCAAACAATTTTATTGCATTTTGTACAGCCTTTGCACTGGTTAATAATTTCTTCACCACCTTCACCGTCCACCGGCTCATGGGCGATAACAAGGCCGTAAGCATGACCATAGTCGGATGTTGCAACCAATTTATCCCCACAAGGGAAGATGATTTCTTTTTGCATAGCCATTTTTTTTGTCATATAGTCACCCTTTCTTTCAACAAACATCAAACTTTTATCCAACGATAAACTTTATGGTGAGCGATATATTCTATAATATATTGTTTAGCATGTTCAAACCAAATTTCTTTACTGATGTATTTGATATTATCCATAGTTACCCTTTTTACTATTTCCTCACTTATTCTTTGGTGGAATAAAACCTACACGCTCAAGCCATTCTTCTCCATATTCACATTCCTTAACTTTTTCTATAAAGGCTGGCCAGGCTTCACAAAACATGGATAAATAAGGAAAAGCTATAATGTTTTTGCCGTCATATATTCCATGTTTATACATTGTTGGATAATGTAAAGATTCATCGGACAATTTTACATCGATTTTATTTTGATATTTTGGTTTATTTAATATAATATTGCCGCCATACAATGTATTTGGCTTTTCTGTTTTTATAGTTTCAAAGGTTTTCTTGTCTTTAATAAGTATAAAACCAGTTCTAATATTTTTGTCACTTATGTCTATATAATCATTTTCATTCAATACACACGTAAAGAATCCGCTATGATGATATGTATAAAGAACAATGTGGTCAAGTAAATATGTATAATCATTACAAACTTTATCTCTGATAAGCGTATCTATTTCACCCTGTATCGCATTAAGATTTGCGATGGCAGGATGTTTTCTTAAAATATTAGAAAGTGACCATTTATAGATAAGGTCATTACGATCATCTTTTGCCTGATACTCATAATGAATATCTTCAACCACTGTTTTTAAATTAATATCTTCATTAATTTTGTTAAGCTTTTCCATTATTTTATACAACGGTGGATGATCTCTAAATATCTTAGGAACGACAGGTTTCTTTATGTCTTTATACCATTTACTTGATTGATAACGAATAAAATTACTATAAATATTCCTGTTTCTATATCCCATTCCATTTAAAAAGCTTAAATATGGATTTTCCGGTTTTTTACCTTCAACGTTTTTTTTGCATTCTTTTTTGTCCGCGATAGCTTTTTTCCGGGCTTCTTTTTTCTTTTGTTCGCTAATAGCTTTTAGCTGTGCTTCTTTAATCTTCTCTTTATTAGCTTCTATTTTCTTCTCAAAAGACACTGGGACTTTATATTCTTTCAAAACTATTGTTGGATACAAACCATTATGATTGGATAATGCATATTCTTCTTCAATCTCGTTTTTATTTTTAGTAACGAAATACACTAAACCATTAGGGTAGTATCTATAAGAACGCTTTGTTTCACAATAATCAGAATCTTCATCCATGATACGCTTATAAAAACTATTTTCAGTCTTGTTATAAACTTTCTTTCCGCATTTATTAAATATAGTTAATATGTCTTTTTTTATGGCATCGTGTATTTTTTTATCATTAATACTACGTTTTAATATTGCATGAATATCGAATAACTTATCTAAATTCCGCATAGCACCTGTCTTAGTGCAATAAAATTCCATGTCCTATCCCCCTTCTTTTCTATATAAAGAAGGGGCGAAAACGCCCCTATCTTTATTTTGCTTATTAAAGGCTCTTCTGGAAATCACTCAACTCGCGCAGGCACTTACGTAAATCCGCGTTAGGAATAATCATATTCATTTTTGCAATGCTGGCTTTTTCTTTTGCTACACTTTCAATATTATTGATTGTGTTTGCCTGCTTCTTAACTTCCTTGACAAATTTCTTGATATTTGGTTCGCTATTAACCTTCCGCATGGTACTAAAGATACATTTAAGAATCTTTGTAGCTTTTGTATTCATTTTAGCATTGAACTTTTCAACCTCAAGATCGTGCTTTAATGTAGCTGCTGTAAGTTCTGCCGGGGTAGAATTTATTTTGTCCATATATTCCTTGGCTGGGCGATTTTCGCTAACCCAATCAAAAAATTCCTCGGTTCCATCAATATGCTCTTCAAATTTGCCAGCATAATCTTTTACGGCTTCTCCATCGCCATCAGCAACGTTATCAATCACACTAAGGTACATCTTACCGGAAATAATATCATAAACTTCTTTAAGCAATCTATTTGGTCTTGAACCATAGCAGTCAATAAGGCTATCTACAGATGAGGTATCAAAATATCTAGCAACTTTTTCGAGGGTACATTTTTTATCCCTAATCCTATTAACAACGAGCTGCTCCCACTGGTTAATATAATCAAGACCGTGCTGTCTGGTTGTGTCATCGACATCCCCGGAGAACTTTCCGATATTATCAAGAATGTTGTCCAAGGCATTAAAAGACTCTTGATTCATAGAATCGCCTACGATGAGTGTGATTGCATTATTTGCGTTGTTTACTACTGCTACTTCATTTGCCATAATTAAAAACTCCTATCTTTTTTCCAATATTAATATTTACTTATATTATATGAGGATAAATTATTCCTCAATTACTCCAATGCCGTATTCCTTTGCGCATGTATGCTCAATTTTACAGCCACGGTATCTATCCCATTCTTTAACAAAATATGCAATGTCTGCGTCTGCCAACATCTGCAAGGACTTTCCTAAAAACCAAAGTGGCTTAGCGTCATGTGGTGCATTCTTGAAGAATGTATCGAGAATTTCTACATCATCGTCCTGATGCTTTTGCTTAACCACCTCAATGGCGCGATTACGCTCTGCCTCAATCTGCTCATTGGTTTTGTCCTTCATTGGCTGGGAAATAAACACTTTGATCATTTTTTATTTTTTCCTTTCATAAACTATCTTTAATTACTACACGAAAATCATCATCAAATTCCGCTCTAAAAACACTTTGGCAATTTCTGCATGAAATTTCTACAGAGTCTTTAATATCATCTCTAATGTTTTCCATTTCTTCTTCCCAAATAATTGGATGTGTTCTCTTTGAGATCTCTCCATACATATCAACTTCAAATTGCGTATCTACAGGAACACATAGCACAAGTTCCTTATGATTTGCTCCACAATTTGGGCATACTAAAGTCTCTCTTTCTTTTTCGATATATGGAAACATTAAAACGGCTGCTCTTGCTCGATGACTTATCTTTGCTTTTTCTTCTATAGTCATTTCAGCTATGGATTTATCGCAAACATAAAAATATGGATCGTATCCAAACCCATTACTACCTTTTGGCGTCACTCTAATTTCGCCAGAGCAAACTCCCTGAGTATATCTTTCAAAACCCGTCTTGTGATCATAAAGACACAATACACATACATATGATGCAGGTGAACTATCTAAGCCCAATGCTTTGATTGCATCAATAAGCTTTTTATTATTTTCTGCGCTAGTTATATTTTCGCCCGCATATCTAGCGGAATATATGCCAGGTTCATTATTCAGGGCCTGAACTTCTAAACCGGAATCATCTGCGATACATGGAAGTCCTGTTAATTTGCTATAATATATAGCTTTTATCTTTGCATTTTCTTGGTATGATTTTCCGTCTTCGACAGGAAGCTCATACTTCGTATCTAAATCATTAAGAGAAAGTATCTCTATTCCAGTTTTCTTAAAAATGTCTTTAAGTTCTTTAATCTTCCCTTGATTCGTTGTTGCTAACAACAGTTTGTTCATCTATACCTTACTCCCCTTTCTTGAAAATGCGATAGTGAAATATACATTGCCATAAGAAGCTTTCATAGGTGCAGACATAAGAGTAGACCTAGCTATCTTTATTTCTTTCCGCAGTATCTCAAGTGGGTGAAGATATATATACTTACTTCCAATCTTACTTATTTCAGATACAATATATGGATTCCGTAATTTCTTACCATCACATAAAATCTTTATATAAACAATGTCGCCAACCTTTGCTTCATCTAAATTTCTTGGCATCTCATAATTATATCTTGAGCACTTATTACCGAACTCTGATACAGCATATATTGCATTAACATTCTGTTCTTTGCTACGCTTTAGATAGTTAGTTAAGAGATACCCATTAAGGTTTCTGTCACATTCAGTGAAAGTACAGTCTGACTTACAGAAACAAATATCGACACTACAGCTTTTTATGAAATTCATTTTTTTACAGATTACCTCACGATAATATTATCTTCGATGTTCTTAAACATTTTCTCCTCATCTGGAGTGCTGTTAGCCTTAATCAGTTCAACTACTGCTTCTGGCATCCACTCAAAATTGTGGCGTGGGAAACTCCGTTCTCTATAGGGTGGAGGTGAGCGCCACTCCTCCTTTTCGATTAAATAAGAATTATTATGTCTTAAGAATTGAATTTTTGATGGTACAATTTCAAGTTTAGTACCATCAAGATGCTTTAACACAAAACTGCCTTTCTGTCTTAAGCCGCGAATAAACCACTGTTGACCCTTAGCCAGCACTGTGTCATTCAAACAAAATCCTTTTATTATATGTCCGGCTTGTGCGCGATTACGAACGCCGCCTTTCGCTGGCACTTCACGATGCAGTTTTCGATTATGCCGACGAACCTGCTTGCGAATATATTCGTAACCAAGTCGTTTTGCTTTGACATTGCCCGCAATACAATAAGCATCAGCTGTATGAGTTTTGACAATGTTATTTTTAATACGAGTATTTTTCGTGATATAACCGTAAGTTAGATGCACATCAGAATACTGTGCCTTAAGCTTATTATAAAAAGCCCAACGCATAATTCCCATAAAAGTAGCATCCCGAAACCTCATGCCTCGATATATCGTCTTCGGTAAAGAGATATTGCCTTGATGATATCCTTGATGGCAAGTTTCGCAAAGTGTTATCAAGTTATTTGGCGCATTGCCGCCAACCATTCGGCTTTCAATATGATGCACATTAAGTATTGGATCTCCAGATCTGCCCTTGCAGCATTGGCATTTATGACCATCGCGGAACAACACATACTCTCTGACATTAGCAAAACCGAGTTGTTCACCTTGTTGATATTCTTTTCCCGAGATATCAGGATTCTTGACTTTCTGAATATCAAACTGTGCAACTTCTGCTATCACTTTTGTGATAGGCAATATTTTGTGAATATCTGCAATAAGTTTAAGATGTACGTTAATTTTATTTTCGGCACTTGGAGCAAGCCAACCTTTATGTTTGCGATGAACGCGATTAAGAAATCTCGCCTTGCGATAACGAGTTTTACGATTTCTACGGCTGCGGCGAAGTTCTAATCGTTTAGCTAAAAGTCTTACAATAGAAGCCTTACCATCACCAGAACGCATAACCGTTTCTGAAGCATATAATTCATGTTTTTCTGTCGATGCTGAGGCTCCAATATGTACAGAACCTGCATCAATACCTAAAGTTACTGGCTGTTTGTAACCAGTTGAACCATATTTCAACTTAATTGTGAATGGCTCATATTTAACAACCTCTGCTTTGCCAGCTTTCAGAAATTTTCTTGCTTTCTGCGGCTTGCAAGGCATTAAAGGTTGTCCATTTTTATTAATAACGTACACGAACATAACGTGTACCTCCTTTCCGAAACAGAAGCTTCAAATTAGAGTAAATCTACCCTTCGCCAATGTTGTAATCGCTTGTCTAAATTAATGTCAGACCGTCCCCAGGTTGACCGTTCCTCCTCTTAGAACTTTTACAGAGCCTGCACAGAGCGGGGAGCTAGGATATACACTCCGAGGTGTGATAACGAAAACAACGTAGTCCGAAGCCTTTTACGGCAATTGTCTAATATCGGACTTAGGCTAGTCAATCAAAGCTTGATTACACAAGCTTCCGCCTCAAGCGCAAAGCGCTAGGCGGGGGTATTAACAGGGGTGTTAGCAACAATGAAATTAGTTAAATCTTCAACAGAAGTTTTCTTAGCGTAAAACATAACAAAATCAACCTACTTTCTTTACTATAAAAATATAGCTATATTTTTATCAAATAAAAAATTGTTTTACATATAAAATTGTATTGACTGAGATGTAATAGGTCCAAATGCATTTGAATTAATCTGATAATCTTCTTCAATATCTCCAGTTTCTTCTCCGACGCGCAATAAATCACGTTTTATACCATAATCCTCGGTCATCGCTTTGTTAAAGAAAATTATTTCAGCAAAATCATCATACCACTTGATATTATTCCAATATATTATAATATAGTCTTCTTTCGCTCTATAGTAGTAGTCAGCAGCATCATCTAAAAGATCACGCACCGTATAAGCGAATTTGTTTTCAAGTTTAATTTTATTATCGTAATCAGCAATTGCAGCCTCAAATTTTTCTCTGTCCGATAATTTAATTGCAATAGCAACGTCGCTTCTGTAACCCATAATTTATTTTCCTTTCATTTTTTCATCATCATAAAATTTTGATATGTTGAATTTTCTGTACTTATTATACCCATTATCGATACTGTAAAAGCTTTTAATACCAGCATTTAACAATAAACGTTGGCATATCTTGCATGGACGGGCTTGTATTGGTGTTCCATCGGATTCACATCCCCACAGATATAACTCTGCGCCTTCCATTTCGTCGGGCGCACCCTGAATTACGGCATTCATTTCGGCATGTGCACTGAGACAGGCTTCGTACATGCTTCCTGATGGTATATCATGTTCTTTTCTCCAGCACCTGCCTGTATCGCAGCAGTTTTCTTTTCCGCGCGGAGCACCGTTATATCCTGTGCTTATAATTCTCTGATTTTTTACAATGACTGCTCCATATCGACGGCGAAGGCATGTCGATCTGTCGGCAACAGCTTTTGCGATATTTAGATAATAATTTGTTTTATCTGGTCTTTTATTAGAGTCAACCATAAAAATCATAGATTTTTAATCCTTTCTCGACAATATTACAACTTTTGTTTTTTACTATCTGCTTTAGTTAATTTTTCAACAAAACTGCTGTTGCACTTCGGGCAGCATGTTTTTGATTTCATCCCGAAAACATGCCCGCAGGCTTGACACTTCCACAGGTCTGTTACATTCTCAGGGTCTTTGATATAGTCCTCTTTATTAACCATTATTTTCTAAAACTTCTTTCTTTTTATACAGTCCGATATCATACAAGATATCTTCTTGCTTTGTAAAATTGACTAACGCTCCACCTTTTTCTCCAAAATAGTAATTGAAGTCGTTCGATATTCGTTTCCAGCTTTCCTTGCTGTTGATTAAATAACCCATGCAAAGAATTGATATGGCAGCGGTTTTATTTTTGTCATCGGTCTTAATTTCAAAAGGATATTTTTTATGTATTATTTTGGTTTTGTTGTAAAATACATCTTTTAATATATCAATACCAACATACTCAATATTGTTGTCTGTAAAAAAATCCGCTTGAAACGGATAACAGCATCCAATATCATACACTTTTGTAATACCAAGTTCTTTGCATTTATCGGCTATTCGGCGATATATTGTGGCGCTTGCTTCAAACCACTCATAATAGCAGTACAATATATGATTAGTCTCATTATCATGAGCTTTTGCCCATGATTCTACCTTATCTAATATATACATGAAATCTATTCTTTGCTATTTTATTTAGATTATCCAGTAATCTAAAAGCTTTTTTACTATCTATACTTATAAAATCATCGCCGCAAATATAAAACGATTTAAACGAACTGCTTTTTATCGCTTCTTCTGTGCCGCAATAATAATTTAGAATAGTCTTGAAAGTTTTTAAATTATCTTTTCCGAATGATTTTAATTCAGCATTATTGCTATTAAGCATTCTTTCGACTTTGCTTATATTCATAAAATACGAACCGTGTTTTCTTGCTATCACAATGCATTCATCTTTATCTTCTGCCGCCATATATTTAATCAAATCAGATGATACAAGGTCAGAGAGATAGTATTTAATATAAAATTCTGCAACATAATAAAATCTATTCATTTTCATGATTTGTAATGCTGATTGTTTTAGGTGGATAATTCTGTCTGCGTACTTATTTACCAACATCCTATCTTTACAAGAATCTATAATATGATATTCAAGTATCTCGCCAAATTCATCTTCCGCTTTACACGTATCATGCAAAAATTCGTCAAAAGTTAATTCAATAGGTGATGCATCAGACAATACCGGAACTAAAAATACAATTATATTATCTTTTTTATCTCTCGTCTGAATATCGCAATCATAAGCGAATATGTGTTTATATAGTACGTTATTATCGCGTTTATATTTATTTCCGCGATAATATATAAGAGCTTTAGATATGTGCCCATATAGGTACTCAGATATTCCAAACCTGGATGCATCTATCATATCTGATATAAATTTTATATTTCTAACTTTAATCATTTTTTTGCTACGCTCCGTATTGTATTTAGTGAACTGCTTTCTTTATGATTTCGTCTCCAACGCTTATAAATTCAGCATTATCCTTTACATTATATTTCTTTGGTATTTTCCCGTTGTGCCATAAATTAGTTGTTACTACAGTATGTCCGTCAAAAAACCTGATGCAATGTTTTGTGCCGCCAAATCCTTTTAGTGCTGGATCTTTGTTTTCATTCTTGTCTATATGGTAGCAGTTTCCATCAATAATAACTGCTTTCTCATCCAGTGCTTCGCGCCAGAATTTTTCTATAAAGCAGGCTTTTGAGTCACAGATATGCCAAATATCATAACCCCTTTCTTCGTATTCTTTTCCACAAATTTCGCATATATGTTTCATCAGAAATGCTGGCATAATACTCCGTTCTTTCAGGTCGGAAAAAGCCAGCTTCACCTCGCTTTCTTAAATAAAATAATAAAAGAATATATATATTAATTATCTTCAGTTGTTTTACGCGAATATGTTTCTCTCATACTTTCAAATGCTTTTATTGCAGAAAGGTAGTTGACTCTATACATGAAATGTTCTTTATCGTCAGCCGGATAAATATCGTCTATTCTTGCTTTAAATTCGGCTAACGTGCCTCCCCTATAGTTGTTCCAGCAGCCGCACTGAACATTATCGTAATCTGCGAAATATAGCGTTTCAGAACGTCTGCTACCGAGGGGTCCCATATAAACCAGCCACTCTCTATAAACATTTTCTAAATCAGCATATTGAAATCCAGTTCCATGTAAATTAGCGCAGTTCAAATGCGCATATTGTAAGCAAGCAAATTTCAAATTAGCATACATCAAATTAGCATTGATTAAATTAGCATTGATTAAATTAGCCCAGGTTAGGTTAGCTTCTCTTAAATTAGCACTACTTAAATCCGCACCGTACAAATCAACACTCTGTAAATCAGCACTCTGTAAATCAGCTCCACTTAAATCAGTGTATTTCAAATTAGCTTTTCGTAAGTTAGCTTTTCGTAAAAGCGCATCATGTAAATTAGCACTACTTAAATCCGCACCGTACAAATCAGCACTTATTAAATTAGCACCTTGTAAATTCGCACCTTGTAGATCCACACATCGTAAATCAACTTCTTGCAAATTAATACAACTTAAATTGGCTCTTTCTCCGCCTTCCTCATTACTTAGCCATTTTTCATGTTTTTCAAGGATTTTATCCAATTCTTTATTTGATATTGTTCTCATTGTTCTTTCCTTCCTTCGCACTTTTAATGTATGCTTCTCTCATTGTTTCAAACATTTTTATAGCACTGAGATACTCTATCCTATATCTTTGATGTTCTTTATCATCAGCTGGATAGACTTCATTAATTCGCTTTTTGAACTTAGACAAAGTTCCTCCTTTATAGTCATTCCAGCATCCACATAGAACTGTATCGTAATCGGCAAAATATATAGTTTTAGAACTTCGGCTTCCAATGAGTCCAATACAAACAAGCCAGGGCCTTTCAACATTTGCTAAATCAACACCAGTTAAAATAGCATCCCTTAAATCAGCGCCACTTAAATCGGCATGACACAAATCAGCGCTGCTTAAATCAGCACCTTGTAAATCCGCATGACTTAAATCAGCATATTGCAAGTTAGCACAAATTAAATTAGTATCCTGTAAGTTTGCGTAACTTAAATCTGCATCTTGTAAATCTGCACCTTGTAAATCTGCATCTTGTAAATCTGCGTAACTTAAATCGGCATCATATAAATCGGCATCATGTAAATCGGCGCCCTGTAAATTAACATTATTTAAAACAGTATGACGTAAAACAGCTCTTTCTCCATCTTCTTCGTCATCAAACCACTTTTTATGATTTTCAAGGATTTCTTCCAATTCTTGAATAGCAATATCGCGCATTTTAAGCCACCATCTTTTTTACAGTTTTTTGATATTTTATTAAAGCATTAAGTTTTTCTTCTACTGCTGTTAAATATATACAGCATTTATCAAAATTTTCAGTATTGCAGTGTCTTAGATTATTTCGTGCAACATTTACATCTTCTATAGCTTTTTTAATTTCTTCTGGCATCATCACTCGCCTCCATTTTTTTGTTTTTTTCTATACGTTTATTTCTTTCACAGCCAATAAGATAATTGTATAATGCAGTATGCTTTTTACTTATTGGATCTACTATTTATTCATATCCACAAGTTTCTATAGACCTAATTTGCCTTATAAAAAATTTTTTAGACATTCCGATCTCGAAATATTTAAACATAAAATCGACTATAACCTTATCAGCATCCGATTTTGTTTTATATTTATCTGAATTTGGGTCATTCCATGCGTATCTTGGAGGTATTCCGATGTATATTTCTTCTCTGCCGCCATGATAAAAGACAAGACCAAAACCTCTAAATAAATCATAGAAAGAACATAAGAAATCCCAGACATCATTTCGTCCAATTCCTTCTTAATCGCAATATTCTTTTTTAATTTTAAATTTGTCACAACGTACTCCATACAGTACGATTGGCCAGCATGTTATTGACATAATATCACTCACTTTTTTTCACATCATATGTTACATTCCAGTTCCCCATTAAAACTCTTATCTTCTTGGCTAAGGAATTGTAATCATTTCCATAGATAATAGCTTCATTTGGCTTGTCTTGTCTATCAGCATTATAAAGATTTACTTTTTTCTCTGCTAAAAAATCTTCGAAAATGTCAATAATCTGACCAACAAATTCTCTTTTATCTACTGTGTCGGTATCAACCTTGCTGTTCATCTCTTGCATTAATATAATAATCAATACTATAAGAGCGACAATTACGATAGTTAAAAAACCCAATGCTGCAATAATATTATTTTCCATATTTAATTCCTTTCACATGACAATCAAAAATTTTCTTTTCTTAACGCTGCCCAGTATGCTTCTGTTCCTGCAATTTTTGCAGGTGAAAAACGTGCATATAAGGCGGATGAGGTATCTTTCAGCATAAAACAACTTAAAGTTATATATCCGCTTATCATTCCCTCGTCAGTACGCATACTGTATTCTGGCTGGTCCACAAATTCCTGAATCAACATTTTACTACTGTCGCGTTGAACAATATCTTCTGGATTATCAATATGCTTTTCAAGAATTTTTCTGCCATCATTTATTACATAGATGCCATTTCCTTCTCTTCCCCAAATTGGTTTACAAATAAATTTTCCTTGGGTGGAATAATCAAAATCTCTTTCAAAATATGATGGAAGCATGTATCGAAGAATATCTTCTTTTTCTTCTTTTGTTAGCGTTTCTGAGTCGTTAGTTGCCAACATCCATACAAATGCTTGGAAAGCTTTATTTTGCATGATAATAGATTCCGGTGGATTAAACATTGTAAATTTGCCGTTTTTATATCCTTTTAAAAGCATTTCTCCGATACGAGTACCGTCTTGAGCTACTTCATCAATCAACAATTCTAAAGGATGCAGTCTATATATAGCTGCTGGTTTTCTCCCATCTGGCAGAACGATACTATTATCATTCTCGTCAATTAAAAGATTATAAAACGACTCGAATACTATCATATTATCTGGGTATAGCGCACCAACAGCTTCTTTCATGGCATTCATAAGAAACATTGTTGTTCCTTTGTCTTCTATGTAATCATCGAAGCAGCTGAATACAAAAGGATGTAATGTACTGATTCTTCCATTCCCTAAATTAAATTCAGGCACATAAATCTTATTGAATACTTCCAGCAAGAAAGATTTTAATCGCTCATATTCTCCGTAATTTGGATTATGCTTATCATCTACTGCAATTCCGTTACCATAAAATGCTTCTATTACGGCACACGGAGTATCGGCATTTATTTCCACCATCTTAATGTTATTGCTTTTATCAAAAACAAAATCAAATCTACTTAACCAAGCTGGACATCCTAGCGCGTTTGTCTGCTTAAGATAAGGAATCATATTTGGTGGAATATCCATATCATCAAGAAACTTATCTCCACAACTCTGGAATACAGCCGTTACTTTCTCAAATATTTTATACAGTTTTTCACTAGCTGCTTTTATTTCTGAAGCTAGTGTATCGCTTATAGGAAAAGTATCTATTGCTGGATATCTATAATCGTAACCTGGATATTCAACAAATGGCAGCACATTTCTATCTATCTTATCTATCCAATCTCCTCTTCTAAAATTTTTTGCATTAGAAATACTCATGATACACTACTCCTTGCTCCCGCTGAACCGAACCCTGACTTAACAGATGTAGTCTTATTTGTCGAAGTTTTTGGTGCAGATTCCACTTTACTTCCTGTTGAGTTGCTAGACACAGCAGCCTTTGTTGCACCAGCATTGGCAGCAGAATCATTATCGTTTTTTAATGGACGTGAAATATATTTATTACTGCTGCTATCATAATAACCATTCTGTGGAGCTGAAAGTCCTTTATGTAAATAGTATCCTGCAGCTAATCCACCTAGCAATCCTGCCGCACCAGATAAAAAACTTAGATTGCCATCGTCATCACGTTTAAATGTTACTTCTCGTCCATCGCGGTATCGTGCTGTTTCTGTACCATCAGGATTTTCTATAAGCTGATATTTTTCGCCATTATCGTCTTCTATATATGATGCCTGATCGGAGTTACTACATCCTGAAAACATCATTGTTGTTGCTATCGCTGAAAATATAGCAAGCATTTTCTTAGTCTTTTTACTATACATATTATTCCCTTATCTTTCAAAAATTTTCTAATATTTTTTATACAATAATAAAATCTTCGTTAATCTTGAGATAGATAGGATAATCAGAATCATAATTGTCTGTTACGCCCCAATTATTATAATATTCCATCTTCATCTATACCTACTACATTTTCTATATCGCAAAGAATATCTTCTGTATCCAGCAAATCTATATCATCAGTATCTTTCCTTGTATCTAGAATTTTCTTGCGTTTCATTGCCGGTTTTTTTCTATAAGAAGATACTGTAACTTCCTCTTTTTGTGTTAACTTAATCATACAAATGACCTCACTCTGTATTTTTTCAAGATTTTACATCATTCAGCATCAATAACTAAACTATTATCCATAGCTACGTATATATTGGCATCTTTTAGTCGAACCGTTGTGCTTTTACCCAGTGGAGCTTCAATAGTGATTTCAGTATCGGGAAATCTCTCTTTTATTTTATCTAATACACTTTCTGCCTTACTTACAAGGTTATGATGAATACGCTGTGGTGTATCTTTATTATCATCGTTATGTTCCTCGCTTAACCATTCTTTCCACATGTCTAGTGCTGCAGCTTGTGCTTCTTCCTCTCGCCAATAACTGCACATCTCATATGTAATTTCATTAAAAGTTTCAAACATAGTTTCTGTAATAAATTTTAACATTTCATTTTCTGATAGAGTCTTTATATATTCGAAATTAGTCATCTTTTCTTCCTTCTTTTCTTAAATCAACAAAAACAGCAGTTATTGCAAAAAGTAATACTGGTATTATTTTTTATCATAAAAAAGAATCTTTCTTATCTTATATAATCTTGCATATATCTTATTATATATCTATATCTTATTCTTCGAATTTAGATATAACTGTCTTATATTTGCAAACATATCAATAGCAGAAAGATATTCTATACGATATTTGTTTGTTGCAATATTATCAGCCGGATAAACTTCATTTATACGCTCTCTAAATTCAGACAGTGTACCACCTTTAAAATTGTTCCAGCAGCCGCATCGAATATTATCATAATCAACGAAATAAACAGTCTCAGTTTGTCTGCTACCGATATTACCGACTGTTATCAGCCATGTCCTTTTTGCGTCTTTTAAATTAATAATATAAAAATTAACATCCTGTAAATTAGCATCTTGTAAAACAGCATTTTGTAAATCAGCATAATTTAAATTAGCATAACTCAAATTAGCACAACTCAAATCTGCATTCTGCAATTTTGCGGCGCTTAAATCTGCATTTTGTAAATCAGCATGACTTAAATCAGCATGACTTAAATCCGCCTGTTCTCCACCTTCCTCCTTATATAGCCATTTTCTATGTTTTTCTAAAATCTCTTTTAATTCATCCTTTGATATTGTTCTCATAATACTATCTCCATCTAAATCGTGGTGCGCGAACTCTATTCTCTACAAATAAGGAGCTATTGACATTATTTGTTGTCTGCATTTTCTTCTAAAACGCAATACACGCCACCATCATCATTGATTTCAGCATACGCTGTTAACACAATATCCTTCCATCTTTTCGCACATATAATCCTGTTCAGCTTTATTTTTCTCAGTCATTACTTTTTCCTTTACTATGTTTCTCATCTAGATATGCCTTTCTCACTGATTCAAACATCTTTATAGCACCCAAATATTCAGCCCTATATTTTTGGTGCTTTTCATTTTTATCATTGACTGAGTAAATCTCGTCTATTCGTTCTCTAAATTCGGTTAACATACCACCTTTATAATCATTCCAACAACCACACTGAACATTGTCGTAATCGGCGAAATATAAAGTCTCAGAATGTCTGCTGCCGATGGATCCCGTATAAAATAACCACGGTCTTTGAACGTCTCGTAATTCAACATGACCTAATTTAGCCAAGCGTAAATTAGCATCGTTTAAATTCACATACTTTAACTTGGCGTATCGTAAATCAGCATATTTCAAATCTGCTTCTCGCAAATCAGCGCCGTTTAAATTAGCACCTCGTAAATCAGCATGACTTAAATTAACACCTCGTAAATCAGCGCCTTTTAAATTACTACATCCTAAAAAAAGCATCTCGTAAATTAATACCTCGTAAATCAGCATAGCTTAAATTAGCCAGTTCTCCATCCTCCACGTCATATAGCCACATCTTATGCTTTTTAAGTATTTCTTCTAGTTTTTCTTTTGATATTGTTCTCATAGTTTTTTCCTTTCCAAACTTTTAATATATGTTTTCCTCATATATTTAAACATATGAATAGCTAAAAGATATTCCGTTCTATATCTTTGATATTCTTCATTTTTAATATCAGCTGGATAAGTCTCGTCTACTCTTGCCTCAAACTCAGCTAGTGTTCCTCCCTTATAGTCATTCCAGCAACCACAGTGAACAATATCATAATCTGCGAAATATAAAGTTTCTGCTCTCCTGCTGCCAATAGATCCCATATAAACAAACCAGGGCCTTTCAGCACCTTTTAAATTAGCATAGAATAGATCAGCACCTTGTAAGTTTGCATCGCTTAAATTAGCTTCACTTAAATCAGCGCACCTTAAATCAACATCGCTTAAATCAGCACCACTCAAATCAGCTACACTTAAGTTAGCAAATCTTAAATAGGCACCTTTTAAATTAGTGCATTGTAAATTAGCGTATTGCAAATCAGCTTTTTGCGAATCAGTGCCACTTAAATTAGCATTGCTTAAATCAACAAATTGCAAATTAATTTTTTGTAAGTTAGCTTCTTTTAAATTAGCACCACTTAAATCAGCGTATTGTAAGTTAGCACCACTTAAATCAGCGCACCTTAAATCAGCACCCCGTAAATTAGTGCATTGTAAATTAGCATTATTTAAAACAGCACTCCGTAAATCAGCTTGTTCACCGCCGTCCTTATTATTTAGCCATTTTCTATGCTTTTCGAGTATTTCTTCTAATTCATTCTTTGATATTTTTCTCATAGTATCCTCTCCACATCATTTACTGTCTATATTCTTTTAGGAACAGTCTTCTATTTTTACACATATAGTCTTGTTTAGCTTGTTCTTTTTTAAAAAAACATTATTCTTCCCTTTACCACGCTTTTCACATACATTTCTCTCAGTGCCTCAAACATTTTTATAGCACTCAAATACTCAGCTCTACATTGTAAACTGTATCTGTCGACAGGATAAGTTTCATCCACATATTTTTTAAATTCAGATAATGTTCCTCCTGCACAGTTGTTCCAGCAACCGTATCTGACATTATCGCAGTCAGCAAAGTACAGTGCTTTTTCTGGCCGAATACCAATGTGGTCTGCAATTACCAACCAAGGTCTGTAGATACTTCCGTCTATATCAGCCATATACAAATCAGTTTCGTGCAGATTTGCGTCTCTAAAATTAGCCATATACAGTTTAGCAGTTTCTAAATTAGCATTAGATAGGTCAGCACGCTGAAAGCAAGCGCCTATCAAATAAGCTTCTTGCAGTTTAGCGCCCCTTAAATCAGCACACTGCAATGTAGCATATTGCAAATCTGAACCTCTTAAATCAGCTTCTGATAACTTAGCACCATGTAATTTAGCGCTACGCAATCTAGCATTTTGTAAATTCGTGTTTGACAAATTAGCTTGTGCTAAATCCGCCACTCGTAGGTCAGCGAATTTCAAATCAGCAGTTCTTAAATTAGCATTTTGTAGTTTGGCATTTTTGAAATCGGTATATTGTAAATTAGCATCTTGCAAGTCAACTCTGCGTAAGTCTGTATTGCTCATGTCAGCATGTGATAAATCAACACCGCGCAGATTAACATTCCGTAAATCGACATTACTTAAATTGGCACGATCTCCGTCGTAGGGGTCTATCAACCATTTCTTATGGTTTTCTAAAATTTCGTTTAATTGTTTTTGTGGTACTATTTTCATGATAATCCCTCCGTACTATTTACTGTCGGCCAATAGCCTTCTATGACTTCGCACATATAATCTTGTTCAGTTTTATTTTTTAGTCAATATTCTTTCTTCCGCTGCGCTTTCAAGATATGCGTTTCTCATGCTTTCAAACATTTTTATAGCGCTCAAATATTCTATTCTATACCGTTGATGTATTTTGTTTCCACTGTCAGCTGGATAAGTTTTATCTACTCTTGCCTTAAATTCAGCTAAAGTCCCACCGAGATAGTCGTTCCAGCAGCCGCATCGGACGTTATCTTTATCAGCAAAGTACAAAGTTTCAGAGAATCTGCTTCCAATATGGTTCGCAGTTATTAGCCACGGTCTTATGCTATGCTTAAAATTCGTGTCATCTAACTTAGAATGGCTTAAATTAGCATTTTGTAAATGCGCATATTGCAAATTAGTATTCCGTAAATCAGCACCTTCTAAGTTAGCATCACCTAAATCAGCTCCACTTAGATTAGTAAATCTTAAATCGGAATCTTTTAAATTAATGCCCCTTAAATCAGCATATTGTAAATTAGCTCTTTGCAAATCCGCACACTGTAATTTAACATATCGTAAATCTACACCCCTTAAATTAACACCACTTAAATCAGCACGTTCTCCGTTCTCCTCATTATTTAACCACTTCTTATGTTTTTCAAGTATTTTATTTAATTCTTTAGCTATTATCGTTCTCTTTTCCATGATAATTTTACCTACCTTATTATAATATTCAGTTGTTAGAGTATTTAGTATATATATCTAGTCGTTAAGAAATATATTTTCTAATGCTTCACGTTCAGCAAGGTACTCATCCATATCTTCATCGCTAAAATGCACAGTGTTCGCCAGAATGTATGTGCTTTGCTGTAATTCTCCACTATATTTATGGCAGTATGCATACGACTGAAGTTTCCCAATGACTTCTACAGTATCTCCAGCTTCTACGCACCTGCAAAGCGACTCTGCAAGCTCTTGCCGAAAAATTATAACGGTAAAATAATTAGTATTGCGTATGTCTGCAACAGAAATTGAAAACTTTGTATATGATTTGCCGTATTTTGTTTTTTTGATTTGCGGAGTATCAATTAACGTGCCAATGATATCTACTTCGCTCTTTTCCAATCTAAGCTCACCTTCTTTGAACAGTTGTATTATCAATTACTGTTCTTATGAAATTTTTCTTTACAAACATTTTTTTTGAGCTATTTTTAAATCAGTTAGTACACGTGGCTTATAGCTAAGATTTAACTCTATATAATGCTGCTGGGTACTTTCGATATTATTTTTAAGCGCGTGAAGATAGCAAATTGCATTTTTTATTGCGCGCCGCCGTCTTAAAATCTTACGCAATCTTACTGTATCCTGCATAAGTTCAATAGCGTTAAGCTTAGACAGTTCTAGATCATGTTCAATATCTGTAATGGATTTGTCAACTACGCTTAATTTTTTACCAAGTTTATTAATATTATTTGTCAATGTTATTATATATCTAGCATTTATATTATTAATAATTGTAAATGTATACTTATCAATATTATTGTTACTGTTATTTTTATTAGCCAAAACACCATCGCCCCTTTCACATAAAAAAAACGATACTGTAATCAGCTTAATAAATGAGGTATATATTCATTGAAATATGTATTCCGGTCTTCTTTTGTATATTCATATTTATTCCAGCCAAACATAATACGTGATACATATCCTTTGATCTTTTTCTTTTTAAGCAGCTCAAAACCTTCAGTATAAAGTAATTCAAGCGTCTGATGTTTCTTAGTGTTAAAAGATGTTAACAAGATCTCTTTTTCAATATTGTTATCTTCTTTAGCGTAAATTCTGAATGTCATATTGACTACCCACTTTCTTTTTCTTCTTTTCTCTATACTTTATGCTTTTAATTCTTCGTTGTTTTTAAGCCATTCGTGAAACTCTTCATGGAATTTCTTATATCCTTTGATAAATTTTATAATCAAAGGTAAATAGTCTATAGACCAGGGTGATTTAGTATCTGGTAGTGGCACTAATAACAATCGACCCTTATCCCATAACCGTTTATCCTTATCATGCAGCTGCAACATCAGCTCCTGGCTTGTAGATTCATAACATATATCCCAATCTCCACAATAGCCTCCACCTTTAATGCCTATCGATTTATTATCGAACAGGCCAAACTGATGATGAATACCATCAGCAATAAACTTATAATAGGTAGGTTCATTTTTTATGAGAGGGAATTTTATTCCATTTTTGCGTAACATTACAAGCATCTGAATATCTTCATTCATTTTCGGCGATAATAACCGAATTTCATGTTTACATTCATCGATTGCGTTTTCAGCTGCTCTTTTTGCCTCAATTTTTTGATGCTCAATCTTTTTATTCCGGCGCTTCAGTAATCTTTCTAATTCTTGTTTGGTCAATTTAACCCACTCCATTTTCGTTATACTATATTATAACCGTTCATAGAACTATATGTATATCTTTCTTCTTATCTCGTTTTATGCAATTCTTTGTTATTACTAAGCCATCTATGGAACTCTTCATGAAATTTTTTATATTCTTTAATAAAATTTTTAACCAATGGTATATACCGTTTATCCCAGCATGACATGCTTGGCAGCTTTTCCCAACTCAGCGCCTTGACAGACCGAATTGTTATGTCTGTATTTTTATATTCGTAGAATACGTTCCATTCACATTCACCGGCTCTCGTTCCGCCTTCCATACCTATAGACCAGCCATCATCACAGTTATAGCCGCTGTGAAAGCCGAAATTATGATTAATACCATCAGCAATAAACTTGTAACTATCGTAGCAATTGCTCATCTGCGGGAATTTTATTTTGTTTCCGCGCAGCACTGCCAGTATTTCAATGTCTCTATTCATCTGCGGCTGCAAACATTCTAATTCATGTTTTAGTTCTGCTACTAAATTACTTTTACGATTTTCTTCGTCGATTTTTTCCTGTATGACTCTTTCGTTTCTGTGTTTTAGCAGCTTCTGAAATTCTTCTTTAGTCATAACAAAACCACATTACTTTCTTTTTGGGCGGCGACGCACATTAATTCCGTTATGGATCTGAGCACAACGCTCTTCTATAGTTATACCATGTTTCTTAGCTACAATATATATAGGAGTAGCATTAGACATGCCATGCTCTTTGGCAAACTGATTAACAGATTTCCACACCTTATCTCCAATTCGGATCTTCTTGGGCGCAATAAAATTGCCTTTTCTTTTATTACGTTTGCTTATTATATCAGAAGAAACCTTACCAGATTCAATAAGCGAGTTGATATACTGTTGAGCTTCTTCGATGCGGTCATAGCATTCTTTGATAGTATCAAAGCTATCATTAAGCTTTCTTATCTCGTCTTTAGTTATCATAGCATACACATTGTTCCTTTTTATTATCGAAAATTAACAGACTGCCTCCAAGTATTTTTTCAATTATATATTCCAAAAGACTACTCATTGTATCAAACCCGGTGCCGTCAATGTGAAAAATACTTCCATGCAACGACTCCTTATCGTAATATGCTGAAATATCAACTACCTGGCATGATGCCTTGCGTATACTGCTGTTAAACTCGAAATAGTCTTCGCCGTTTTTAGACTCCTCGTTATAATAGTATCCTGCCGCTTTAACAGCAAGAATAAAATCACTGAATTTCTTAAAGTCCATCTTTTGTTTGTATATATATGAAAAGTCATCATCATATTTCTTTTCTATGGTAGTTACGATAAATACCAGTTTACCAATATCTTTCATATCTAGTTTGTTATCAGGGAACCAATGGGGACTATTAAGTTTATGAAATTCCTTAAGTTTATCAAGTTTATTAATGAGATTATTCATAACTCTTTTTTATCTATCCTTTCAAAAAAATAAAAACTTTTATTGTCGCTCGCGTACGCTCGCATACAGTTTCTTAGCTTCACGAAACATACGTCTTGTAAATTCTGTTTCTATCATTGATTTAATAATATATTCGGGTAATGGCCTGAAATCACATTCGTTATTTATATCCGCGCCGACAATAATGTAGCCGCCAATAATAAAATCAACGCTCCCATCATCTTTATATATGGGAAATGTCGGAATATTCTCTTTCTTTCCACCTTCAGCGTCATAAAGAAGACATACTATTTCATTATATTCTCCATAAGGAAAGTATAATCTTTTTATACTGTTACAGCCATAACCAATAATTTCGGCGGCTCTATGAATAATGCTTTTCGAAAAGTCTAAACACAATTCGCCGCCACCATGTTTCTCAATAGAAACAAATACAGCATTAGGTTTATTATTATTATTATTATTATGATGATTATGATTATTATTATCTGCTTTCATATCTCAAATCACTACTTCCTACACTATTTTATTATCGTTCTCGTTTTTAGTATTCTTCTTGTTAGTATTATTATTGCTATCAGTAAACTGTAGTTTACTGTTTTTTCTTTTTTCGATCTCAAGAGCTATAATTCGTTCCTGAAGCTCCTTGTCACGAAGATCACTATATATAGCAGCTAATATCAGTACAGTCATTAAGATAGCACATAATGCTTCGTATTGAAGAAAGCTTATAAAGTTCATATCCATCTAACTAAATCCCCTCATACTCCCTGCGCGCTCAACTTACGTTCGCGCGCAATAATAAAAAATCGTTTATATAATAATTATTATTTGGTACAACATATACTACAAGATATTATGTATCTTGTCAAATGTTTATATAATCTTTTTGCTTATATATAAAACAAATATAAAGATCACCCACCATAAAATAAAAAGGGTTCGAAAGAACCCGGTGGGCGTGACAGTAGAAAATTAGCAAGAGAAGAATACTTTCCGACAAGGAATGAAGAATGATGCGGAAATGACATTCAATTTCGGCGGCAATATAAAAAAGAATAACACTTTTAAATAGTCTGATTATTCAGTAAACAAAAATATATACCCTCCTTCTTCTTTTTTCTTTTTAAAATATAAATATAATAATTATATTATACACTATACATATATTTGTAATAATAAAGAAAGTATATATATAAATATAATAAATATACTTTAAATATAACTAAGCTAATTATAAACACTTATTTTATATAGTAGTCAGCTACGAACACGCATACAAGACATATAAGCACACTCAACTAACTCAACTAAATATAAGCATAATATAATATCCAAGCACTCCAACCGTAAATACATTCTCTAAAGACCAACTGTATTCAAGAATATTATATAAGAACCATTACTCTGGGAACTAGATATACTTTAAAGGAACTAAATATATTTATCTAAAAGACACAGAGATTTTGCCTAAAGGAACTAAATATATTTGTCTAAAAGATACAAAGATTTTGCCTAAAAGAACTAAATATATTTATCTAAAAGATACAAAGATTTTGCCTAAAAGACTAGGAACAGTATATAGGATAGTAGTGAATGTTAAACGGTTAGACATTCAACAGAGTTAGTTTCGGTCCTGAATCTGACCGATAAGCCATTTTGTCAAAAAATGACAAAAGTGTAAACCTTTTTGGAGAGTTTGGTTATATCCCCTATATACCAAAAAGTATCTTAATTTCAAAAAGTATTATACGGGGTATACATTAATACTATATTTTTGTTATATATGTTTACAATTCATAAATAGTAAAAATATGATATTAATGGTTTTAAATAGGGCTTCGCCCCTGTTTTTAGCCACTCATAATATTAATGGCATTTATATGCAGAAATACAGTTTGCCAGGAAATGCCTGTTTTTTACCTCTCATTGCATTTTATCAATTTTATGAAGAAAATACTCACAAAAATAAAAAACTAACATTATTTTGAAGTTTTGCTTTTTGTCTGTTGGAGTTCTGAATAGCTGTTTTTTATGGGTTTTTGCTATCATAAAACTTCTTTTCTTCATTTTATTTTAAAAAGTCCACTCAGAGTTTTACAGGCGTTTATTGGCTAATTTTACGGGGTTTTATTTCTGCGGCTGCTTTATACATTCTTTTATTTATGTTTGATTAGTTTGTTTAGTTATATGTATATAAGCAGCTTATTCTCTTTTATTTAGATCATATAGTCTTACTAAAAGAGCTTTAAGTTAATACATATATACTGTTAAATATATATGTATTATTTTGTTTGCCGCACATATTCTGTATGTATAAAAATACGAAAATCATATTTCTAAAAAATACACTGTTTAAAGGCATGTTTTTATGCTTGTGGCAAACATGGGTCTGATATACCCTTTTTTGCCGTGTTTTTGCTATCATAGAATGTAGTTCGTGATTTTTTTTGAAACAGTGCTCTGTAAGGTTTTTGTATTTCATGCATAAATGCGTCAAAGTATCCAAACAGTATATTTTATATTCACAGCTGTTCGACTTTTGAATAGCTGTTTTTGCTGTGATATTCTTTCATTAACATGCTTCAAGTAAAAATTTTTCTTTCCCCTGGTGTTAATAAAAAGAATTGCTTCACAGGTATAAAACATACTGTTCTCGAGCGTCTTAAATTTGACATACTTATGCAATTTAAATTTAGACATATATAGTGTTAAGTGCTATAGCCAAAATAACCATACTGATATTATTGACATTATCTTTTGTGGAAAATAAAAGTGTCACTGTTTTATACTCTTTATTTGTCATTTTAAAGCGTTGTTTTAAATGTGCTGTTTTTTTTTGCGGTGTTTTTATGCCGTAGATAAGAGTTCTTATTTTATTATAAAAATTTCCAACTAGATGATTTATCTTTCAATATAGGGCAAAAACAGCGGAATATAAAATATAGTGCATGATATATGATGGTTATATATTTTGCTATACAGATAGTTAAGTTTATAAGTGAGTATATATAATATAATGCTGTTAAAATTAGCTTATATGCGTTGTTAATATTATTTGCGGTCTTTTATTGCCGCGAATATTAAAACGCTTATATAAGGCATTTTTGATAGCATTACACAGTAATCATAAAACAATTAATCTTATTGCTGCTGAATAGTATATTTACATTATTAAGATTAATATCAATATTGATACTAATATCAAGATTAAGATTAAGCTTTTATGATTACTGTTATGCTATAAGCACATGTATTATATTCTATATATACTCTATATTATGTTTATATATTGATTACGCGGCTCGCATACGCTCGCCGCTTTAGTTTAAGCTATAAGACTATATATTATATACTTAATACTCAATAGTCAATTAAGCATTAATAGTCTTATATATACTGAATACTTGTATATTGCTTCGAAATATAGCTGTATTTTTATTTTAACAGTTTAATAGTAAAAATATACTGCTGTTAATAAAAGATTAATATATGGCTATATTTTAAAGGTATTGTAGAGCGTCTTATTATTGGCGCCGCAATTAAGCTTCAATATACGTAAATATATTGTAGCCTATAAATAAAGCAATATAAGTATATAGATCAGAGTTAGAGTAAGAGTATTAGTTAGTATATTATATTGAGTAAGGTATTATTGTTATCTTTATATATACCTAAGTAAAGTAAATATGTGTAAGCGAAAAGTGTAAATGTATATAAGTAAAAACTATAAATATATACAAGTGAATGGTTGGACGGTTATATGTATGGTTTGTTTTATGGTTGTATGAATGATTGTATGAGTGAACGGAAAGGTACATAGTAATTACTATCACACAGACTATAGTCTTACAAAAAATTAATGATTATTCTTATTCTACATGATATTAAGCAAAAGAGTAATTACTATCACATAGTCTATAATCTTACATATTTTAATAGTTTTACTTACCAAGGACATTAGTTAAGAAAAATAGTAATTACTATCACACAGACTATAGTCAAATAAAAATTAGTAGTTTTACTAACACAAAGACCTTAGACTAACACATAGTAATTACTAACATATAGACTGTAGTCTTATAATATTTAATTACTATATTTGTCAAAGACTATGCTCTAATAAATAGTAATTGCATATAGACTGTAGTCTAATATATTTTAAGTAGCTTCCAACACAAAGACCATATTATAACACATAATAAATATACAAAGACTATATTCTTACAAAGATTTAATAGCGTTACTAACACATAGACTTTAGTCTAACAGTAATTACAAACACATAGTCTATGTAGTCTCTTATATATATATATTATTAGAGTCTTTATGTATATATATTTTAAAGATTAATATTAATACGTATATTATTTTTATTTAGGCGGCGAGGTTAAGTATATAAGCAGAAATATTGCTGTTATATTTTTGAGCCGCCGGTATTTAGTTTGTTTGTTTATTATTTTGTTTATTTGTTTATTTTGTTAAGATAAATAAATTTAATAAGATTAAATTGAATAAAGATAATAAGAATGTATTTATGTATTTATGTTAGAGTATGTATTTATTATCGTTATTCTTATTAAGGGGCGCTGGGTATTTGTTTGACTTTATATTCGTTCTGCTCTCTTTTATGCGCGCCCCGTTTACTTTTCCGTTTATATTTATTTGTTTTATTTTTATATTCTGTGCACTCATTTCAGCCAATAAACATAAATACTCTTACTGCCGCGGGGGGAACCCCCAGTGGACCCGCGGCGTGTAAACATACATAATATTTCTGTTCAATTATTTTATTCTGCATATTTTGATTCCGGCGCATAATAATAAGTCTTGATTTCTGATGCCAGTTCTTGAGCAGGAATGGTTCTGCATGAATAAAACCATACACAATACTTTATCCTTACACAGCACCGGCGCACCTAAATATAAATCATGTATAAAGTTTCTTTGCTTACACAAAATAAAGTTAAACTTAAATAAAGATTTACTTAAATCTTTCCTTGACTTTTTGACTAATATATAATAAAATAAAATCTATTAAAAATAATGATTAACTTCTGTAATCCCCGTAATTAGGATTATAGAGTTTTAAATAAATATTAAATTATAAAACATAAATCATAAAATAAACTGAAAGGAGGGTGCAGCTGATGCCGGTACATACATTTACGATAGCGCAGCAGATAAGTCCGATTGACATATATAACTTAATAGAATCTGTTACTGGATATAACTCAAAGAGAGTTAATAATATATATTCCAGCTTGATCTGCAGTATGTTCCGTAATAAAGAAGCGGCGAAACGTTCTAATGTATTTGCCGAAGAATATCGGGTATTAAACCGCCGCGATATAAAATGGCAGAACGCAACAGCTACACCTTATCTTTTCAGCAATTGTTCTCCGTCTCCGTACATCGGAATAAACAATATGAAGCTTCAGCGCATAAACATTGCAAAGAAGTATACGGAAGAACACATTATATATTGCAGCGAGTTTTATCTTCTCATCGAAGTAAATCCATATAAGATGCTTCAATATAATTATAATAAAGATATTAGTTATTATAATAAAATAGCTGATATAAATCTTTATAACTGTGATCGTAATAAAGAACTCAGCGGCAAGTTTAATTATATCTTGAGCAAAGCTCTTTATAGCTATAATGGTTTAGATAAAGAATCTTTATGTAATTTTGAATCATATACGGCGCGGCGCGTAGATTATACCGTCAATCTTAAGTTTAACAGCAGAGTACAGAAAGAAGCATTCTATGAGTTCAGTCATAGAACATCTGGCTATAGCCGTACAAACATAAAGAAGATAGACGATATAGCACTGAATGAACAGAGCGCCGCCGAAGGGAATAAATCGTATAAGACTTTGTTCTACGATAAGGAAGCACAGTTACGCAGTGTTCATGCAAGCAATAAAGCTATTGCCGCAAGTGCTAATATAATACGTTTTGAGCATCAGTGCTGCAATAACGGTTTAAAGAGTATATATAAGAAATATTGTGAAGATCATGAATCACTTTTAATACCGAAGCGCAGTATCGTATATTTTCTTGATGAAGATATAGCATGTGCAGAACTGCTTAACCGCTATAAAAAGATGATTGGTTCCGGGCGCATAATGAAGTACGATAAACTCCATCATACATTAACAGCAGAAACAAAGAAGCTGAAGCGTGCAGTTTCCGCGTTATCTTTTGTAAATGATATACGTGCTGAAGGACTACTGAAGCTCAAGGAAAATATGGCTTCTGCAACTTATTATCGTCGTATGAAGATTATGCATGAGTTTAATATAAACCCGGTAGTTCTTAATGAATCATATAATATTGATGAGCTTCCTGATATTGAAGCTATGATTATTAATAACTGCAAGCATGATAATATAAATATAAATATTAATATTAATATCAATAATACTGATACTACAGATACAACAAATAATATCAAGATTATTGATGATTCTGTATTTGATGCTATTATTGCGTATGTCGCAAATAATAAGCATAAACACCACGTTCATATTAAAGCCTGTGGCAAGCTGCAGTCTTATAATGTCCGTGGACCTGATTATGAACTGTACTCTGATAACTTAATATGTGCGTAATCAGATAAATTGCATAATTACATAATCAGATAATTATATTATGTTGTTTTCTTTGCGGCATTAATATTCTGCTCGCTTACGCTCGCCGTTCACTTTGTTCACTGTACTTAAACAAAATGTTTGCTGCAGCTGCGTCCAACATAATGTTTAAGTACAACTTTTAAGCCGACAACTAACAACATGAGAAAGATATATAAATATCTTACTAATATTTATATCTTACTGATAATATTATATAAGACTGATATTTGTTTTTACAGTATATATAATATTATTCTGTTGCACCGTTCACTTCGTTCACTGTTCGCTTCGCTCACTTTATTTCTTTTATTTTTTCTTTTCTTTTTCTGCTCGCTCGCTTTCGCTCGCTCGCTAAATTCACTGAACGATAAGAACGGTATATGCGCTCGGTAGGTCGGGACAAAAATCTCTTTTCATCAAAAAAAAGTTTTATCTTCTTATAAAGGCACTCCTTCTTATAAGGGGTATCCTTTTGCATAGATGATTCCTTTTTGCCTTCATTCAGCTTAATCTTTGCCGGTTCCACATTTTGAACCGGTCCTTCCTAAGCCGCTGATTACAGTTTCGGACTTTCAATTTGACCACATCCTTTCTTTTACATTTGTTCTGTTTGAACAGGCGGACTCTTTCCTGACTTATTAATATTCTTTATGTTTGTCTTGTTCATGATCAACTTACCTTCTTTCGTTTGTATTCAATAAAGCGAACATTCAATAGATCTTTGAGATTAACAGAATAGAGAAAAATAGATTTACGGAAGAAAACACAAATATAGGATATTGCGCCCGAAAGTTTGCCGGAGAAGCAAACCGACATTTGTGTTTAACAGCAGAAAATGTAAAAGAGCATAATACAAAAATAATGCATAGAGATGATGCTGCTGATTCCGCAAACTGAGGAATACCGCAATATCCGGGCGTTTGTCTTAAAAAAAGAGGAAACTGCGTACAGATAGATACTTATCCTGCATACAGTTTCCTACTCTTTAGTTCTTAAGACGGCGGCGGGATTCTTTTAAGCGTTGAATCTCGCGTTCATCTTTCTTTAACTCTTCTTTGATAAAAGAGTTAAAGAAATTTCCTATTTGAAGTAGTAGAAACATTTATATATCCTTTCTTTCTTATCTTGGTTATACGAATTAATCAGCAGGCAGTCCATGAAGATGAGGAAGACTTCTTTCCATTCTTTGTTGAATTTGATGATTCACTGCCAAACAGGAATCCTCCGATGTCTGAACCAAGTCCTTTGACTTCATTCCAAGCGTCTTCAACATCTTTATTGCGGCGCAGTTCAGAAACAGCCTTGCGACCGTTTCTTATGGTTGTAGCCGCAGTAGCAGCAACAATCGTAACACCGGCAGTTGCAACAACACGGCCTGTAGTCATTGCCGCATTAATAACAGCTCCTGTAGTCGGAGCTAATGCACCATTCAATGCATAATCCGCAACATCAGTAGCAAAATCTGTAACTGCATTAGCAACAGCCGTAGTCTTCTTGGACCACTTTGAAATATTGACTTTACGCTGAATAACAGCAACATCTTTTTCAGTTAAGTCATAAAGTACAATGCTCTTCCCCCCATCGCTGGTTTCGTAATTATCTTCATAACCAAGTGCATCAAGAATATCCAGCGTTTCATTTGCTTCATTCCTTGATGCAAAAGTCTTCTTGAATCTGCTTGCTTCTTCTACATCATAAACATTGTCTTCAGTATCGATAGCACCACCTTCTTCTACATCAACATCAATAATATTGTCTTCTTCTGGATCAAAATCCCAAATACTGCTTTTTTCTACATTAGTAACGCTTTTGTTATTATTTTTTTTCTTATTCTTCTTCATAATAATGCCCTCCATTGTCATTGATTGTCATTATCTTTATTTACGAGTATATCAGATTGCTTCTTTTTTATATTGCGGCACAGCATATTTATACGATACATCAATATCGTATCTTAACAATAACTTTAATTTGTTCTGCGCCGAAGGATACTGCAGCAGATTCAGGATAGCATCCGGGATATATCCTTTCGGACATATTCTTGCTGGAACCTTTGCTTCTACTAATATAGTATCCTCGCCAATATTTGTCAGATACTCATAACTGTAGTATTTGATTTCGTATACTGGTTTAATAGTCTGGCTGTTAATAAAATTTATCATAATAAGAAACTCCTTTATCTTTTAATAGAAAACCGGGTTGCCTGATGTACCGAGTATATATACGATTATGTATATACACTCTTTTTTTAAATCCCTCTATATTCCATCAGCGCTTTGAATTTTTCGAGGTTTTTGCAATCTTCATCCAGAAGTCTCATAAGTTTTTCTGATGTACGGTCATAGCGAGCTATTGTACGATAATAGTCATCTAAAGATATATCATCGCCATCAGTATCAAGACCTGGAACGGATTTGTTGCGGTCAATTGTCGTGCCGATAAGCTCCTGACAATCTTCGAGTCCTTTTTCATAAAGATACTCATCAAATACCTTTACGATTCTTTTAGCCAGTTCTTCTTTGTCTTCATGATTCATAAACATTTAAAATCATCCTTTCTTTTATCTAATGATTAAAAGTAAGTAAAAAAATATCAGTGAACTTGAATTAAATCTAAGCACACTATAAAGTGCATAAGCTTTTTACACTTATACACTCTAACTATGTTTAGATTAAGATTTAGATTATGCTTCAGTAGAAGCTTTTTCTTCCTCTTCTACTGAGGTTGCGCGGTCAACTTCAGTTCTTACACGAATACCGGAACTGAGCAGCGACATCATCTTTTTCGCGATGTACAACTCGCTTCCCTTTTCAGGCTCTTTGCGCAATGCAATAAAAGAACCCGAATAACTGGAACGTGCAATCTTATAAGTGCCATTAAGCTTAAAGTTACCAATAACATGATTAAGCTTAATACCATCGATAACAGCATATCCATTTTTGAATGATGCTGTCTTTCCGATAATTTCATCAGAAAGATTTCTTGTGCCGCCGTTAAGTGCCCATCCATAAATGTTTGATACATTTCTGACGGAGATGCTCTTTCCGGCTTTCATCATTTTCGCGATTTCAACAAAAATGCACTGAAGCATCTTCATATATCTCTCGCTGTAAATAATGCCATGTCTGCTTTCTTCATTGGCGCGATTCATATAATCGACCTGTCCCTGTGAAAGCATTTCAACATTGCCGGCAAGAACATTATCAGCTCCATGTTTATACACATTGCTGACCAGAGACATAATACGGACAGCCTCAGAATCATTTGCATGAATAATCAAATGATTCTCTTTTACATTCTCCAAAGACGATAAGGTCTTATAGAAAATATAAAGCTGGGCTTCACGGGTACTCATCTTTGTACCCTTTTTTGTTTCCGCTGCCTGGCATTCTTCCGGAACAACAATCTGCTTGGGTGTCATTGCCATTTTGGCCATATAATCACCCTGCGCCAAAGCACATGCAATTACAGTGTCATTTTCTAGAATGTCTTTCCGTTTGTTCTGATACTCCTTTCTTACAGTATCAATCTTCTTGTTGCGTTCCTCGATTTTTGCATCGAAGAGCGCATCAAAGTCCATTACCTCATTTACTTCATTGTTTACTACTGCATTTTTGATTTCCATGATGAAAATCTCCTTTCTTCCCGCAGCTTTACTATTATCAATCTGATTACTGCGGACACTAAAAAAAACTTTAACTAACTGAATCCTTTCATAAAATAAAATAAAAATTAACAAAAAAAAGAAAAATGGAAAATAGAAAGAAAAAATGAAAGAGATTCACAAAAACCCGGTGGGAAGCATTCAATAAAAACATTCAATTTAACAGCAGAAAACCAGCAAAGAGCCGAAGTCTGAAAAAATTGAATGAAAATAAAAGAATACCTGAAGCCGGAAGAGAACGAGAACGTAACATAGAAAAAGAAAATGAAACGAACTCACAAGAACCCGGTGGGAAAACATTCAATAAAATACATTCAATGAAAGAACACTCAGTTTTATAAATGAATATTTGCCACCAGAAGGACATTCAAAACAAAAAGTCTTGAACCTGAAAGATTAAAAACGGGAATGAACTTTATACGCGTCTTCTATCTTATGTGCGAATATTCTGATAATAAAATGCATAATAGTGTGTACGCGTGAGCGCCCATTGTTCAGATTCAATATTCATGTGGGCATAAGGACACGTGGATATTGAATATACATCGGCGCGAAATAATAAATTCCGTCTTCTTAATCTTTGATGAATAAGAACTGAACACAATAAATCAACTCCTTTCTTTTAATAGAAAAAATGATTAAGGACCGAAGGTCCGGATATATAAAATATAAAATATAAAATTAAATATTTAAGTATACTATGACTGGCACAAGTATAAATAAAACTGAAATACTTATGCCAGCTAACTACACTTAAATAATATAGGAGATGTCTTCTTACAAGCTGTCCATGTAATCAGCAGCAGCTTCGATTTCAATATTTGCGGCAGATGAAACCGCAGGTACTGAATCTTCGAAGACATCCTCTATGTCGGTAAAGTCTCCAACAGGTGCAGTAATCACTGCTTTGCTTTCGGCAGTTATATCTGTCTTATGGCAAAGCAGTACAGACTCTATATACTTCTCATCACATTTAGTCTGATTGTTATGCTTCATTTTATTCCACTGGAATAATAAATCAATAACAATGACTTTGTTTTTGAGCGTATTAAGAAGTCTTGTATTGTTCTTGAATGACATTTTGCCATTGTTGAACGAACGATAACTGCTGCTGTCGACTTCGATTTTGGCCGGCTGTTTATCAGCCAGTGCGTCTTCAAGATACAGGGCATTGCTGTATACTTTGAATACACCTTTGCGTAAACCATTTTCATCAACTTTAAAGTCTTTAATGGATGGAAGAATATTCCATTTATTTACGCATCCGGATATATCTTCTGCCTCTTTAGCAGTAAGATTAAAATCGCGCAAACCTAAGATTACTTCATCAGTGCATTCATCGCCTTTGAAATAATCATAAGCATTAACAGTTGCATACCATTTCCCATTAATATGAGATATAGCATATCTTCCATTAAGGTGCTTATTGGTTGACACGATATTACCATCTGTACTTAAACCGTCAACAAAATCGACACTCTCAGATCTTTGTGCTTTAAGAGCTTTAATATCTCTTATATACACTTCCCATCCAAGATTGTCGTTCATTGCATATCCTTCTTTCTCTGAAATGTATAACATTCCAGCCACAAACTCCTTGCGGAGAATATGTTCGAAAGAACTGTATGTAATATCTTTGTCTACGAGTTTAGCGGCAGTGCGTTTTACAGCGAAGAATTTGACTGAATCAGCTTCCTTGTCTGTAAAACTCATACGGACACTGTTGGCTATAGCTCTCTTAAGGAGTTCCTTCTCCTTTGAGATAAGACCATCAGCGCCCAGTAAATGACCATGAATACGGCTTGCCATAACAAGGTCTAGTCCACTGTAACGGTCAGCGAACACCTCCTTCTTTGCACCGTTCACATAATCAAATATTGTGGCAGATTCTTTACACTCATAGTTATACAAGTAAGTAATAACTCTACTTGCATAAGCCATAAGTTCTTCGATGACCGGCGTAAGCTTACTCTTGATGAGCATATGCTTTTCGGGATTAATGCCTTTAAGATCATAACTCATCTTGAATATCTTTTTACCATTCTCATCTAAGCAAAAGCTATCACTAATACCCTTAAATGGGAGCTGGTCGTACAGCTTGACCGTCATCAGTCCTTTGGCTCTGATGCGTTTGCCGTCAATATCTACAGCTTCAATTACTCCCATATAACCTGAGTGAACCTCATCACCGTTTTTATTCTGGTCGATTCCTCTCCCAATAACGGAGCCACCCATGCGGCAGCAGTCTTCAAGATACTTCCTTGTATCTATAAGATTCATGCTGGACTGGTAATACTCTTTAGTTGCTTTTACAACATCGTCATCACTAATCTCGACATCCGCTGTATCAAAATGCCTTACATATTCTGCACTGCATTCCTTGTAATCCTTGCCATAGAGTGCTTTTACATTAGGCTCAATTACAAAGTGGATGATTTCGTTAAGTTTCTTATCATCCAGCAGTCTCATGGCGCGGATTTTAGACGCATGGTTCGAGTTTACTCCGACACTGACCGGTGTCATTCTGCTGCCTTTCTTGTCCTTCTGTCCAAACAGACCATCAAGCATGAATCCCTGAAGAACTTCTTCATTAAATTCCTTGACAGGCTTGTTTGCCTTTTTCGGACCCGGAATTATTGAAACGCCTTTAGGTTCCTGAAGCTGTACATCAATAAACTCCTCTAAGAAATGACAGCAGCCACCGTCACCATCGAAATCAGATCCGCCTGTTGTATTGGTGAATCTTTCATCTGCCGGCACAATTACAAGCGAATCATCGGCATAAAAGAACGAGTTCCAGATAATCAGCCGCATCTTTTCACTGCAGTCCAATTTCTGTATACGTTCCCAGATGTCATCGAGTCCTACTGTAACAGCATAGTAAAACTCTTTCGCATCCGCTTTCGGATTACGAGTGATGATAACCCGTTTGCCCGATTTAACTCCGGGCATATAAACTTCTCCTGTTCCGAGTACACGAAAACCGTTCTTTAAGAACATGTCCGCGTAGTCACTCTGGAAATAACGATATTCATCGCCAGCTGTCAAAGGGAAGTTCATATTATGGATAGTCTCCATGACACCTTCAGTGAAAGCATCAACGTTGGACTTCCATAGGCTAGCGTCCGATGCACAAAACTTCGGACACATTCCTGCTGCAAGTTGCGGGAAATATGCATCGGGGTCAACTACCCTTTCGGATATTTTTCCGCGAATTATATTAGTTAATTTACGGAATTCCTCGAATATATATTTCTTGCCTGCGTGCAGGAGCATATCCTGACAGCCTGGCAAATGCTGCATACAGGACAGATCCTGGGTATTCAGCTTTCCCCTGGTGGCAGTGCGCATTTCCAGAATTTCGTAAATGAAATTCTGCGGACATCCGCCAACCATCTTCATTGTGTTTTCATCAAACACAAAAGATGGAGCAGCCTTCTTCTGATCCTCAAGATATACTATGTACATAGTCTTATCTTCAAGACTGTGATTGATAAAACGCTTACGAAAATCGGTATACTCAATATACTGAGTGTTGCCGTATTCCTTGATGATTGCGTTAATCTCCCACTGCTTCTTCGGGATACTCATACCTTTACCGATAATACCGGTAATGACACGAGCCTGAAGACCAAGCCCAACAACACTGTTAACATCGAGGTCGTAGTATTCAGCAATCCTTTCGGCGCTTACTAACCATTGACCATCGGCATGACCAGTATCACCAAACACTCCGTTATAATAAGCAAAGCATTTAGTGGCAAAGGTCGGTGTCATCGGCGTAAAAGCCAGTGATATACGGCTAACCAGTTTATACAATTTCTTGTACTGTATTGGCTTGCCGCATTTAACACCGGCTTCCACCAGCTCTTTCAGGGTATCAAGTATTCCTCCTGTTAACAGATTGAACTCTTTCGCTATCCGCTTCAAGAATGTATCCTGGTCTTCACCATCATGCATCTTAAAAGCGAAACAGCTAACCTGACGCTGGTTGCCTGGACCAGCATAAATGAAGCCATATTTCTTCATTATGCTCCCAGGCTTTTCCATGACAGCATGGGCTTCGTCGAATCCTTTCGACTTAATATGATTGCCATTGCTGTCAACATCGTTAGTCTTGACGAAGTGATACTCCTTACCCGCTTCTTCTAAGCTGCAGCATAACGGATAACCAGTATAAACCTCTTCACCACTACAGTTCGTTCCTTTGAACCATATGTACGCAGTATTATCATTAGGACAATATTGCACCGTGATGAGGTTGACTATTCCCTGTTCAAGCAGTTTCGACGCGATAAGAGCATCGACTTCCGGCATCATAAGTACAATAAACTCATCAGTGAAAGGCTGCTTGACAGCCTCATCACAAATGATATTGCTCATTGTACGGATACCATCGGTATCGATGCCTAAGCACGTCATCTCCTTTACGGAATGTTCATATATCCTTTTGGTATACTTATTCATTCCGTAACTCGAGATTCCTGCTGCTACGGAAATCCCTGAATGAACGGTTCCGGCAAAATTAAATGCCTGAATCTTTAAGGATTTTCTGTTCAGAGAGTTTTTAATTCTCTGGCGCGCAAACTTGCGTTTACGCTGATAACGGGAACGGTCCGCTTCGAAATTGACTGGTGACAGTGATGCTTTCATACGCATCCTCCTTTCTGAGAAAGAACAAATCGGCGGCATAATAAAAACGCTGGCAATAACTCTTTTAACAGCAGGTAGACGGAATCATCCGTATGCTGTAAAGTTATAACCAGCGTAATTATTAACCACTTTATAAAAAGCACATAAAAAAACTTAAATAAAAATCTTTTCATCTTATATGCTCTTTATAAAACAGTTAATAATAAAAAATGAGCAGTTTAACGCCTTGCTCGGGGCGAAAAAGAAAACTTCTGAAAATCAGGAGTTTGCAAAATAAACATCATTAGCAAACTTCATTAATGTATCAAAATCAGCATCCTTACGCTGTTCAATTTTCATACATCTCCTATGAGTAGTTCTCATAGCCTTGCCTGTATTATGTGACATACCCATAATGCAAACAAGAAGAATATCTGTAATACTATATTCTCCCTGTTTGCATAGCTCAATTGCTTTATTCAAACATTCTTCTCTCTTCATGTGTACTTTCCTCCTCCTTGAAAGCTTCTTCTTCAGCATCACATTCTTCCTGTGATGCAATACTGTATTTGCCGGCAATAGTATCCAGAAGCTCCTGAAACTCGGCTTCCAGACAATGTTTGTACGATAAAGCTCTGATACAGCCAATAAGTCTTGCGTGCATTAGAGCCTGCCTTTTTTCACGTTCTGTATCTTGGTTGCAGGATAATCTGCGTATTTGTTTCTTTAATAGAAAAACAGCACTAGCCTGACCCATATTAAGGTCGTAGCCGTAGTAATGTTTAATCATGCTTTTCACTTCCTTCCTTCCAAATCTTGATATGCTCGTATGTCTGCGACATGAAAAGCATGACGGGATGTACGATTTCAACACAATCATCTTCCCAGAAAATGTCTGTGTCCATAGCTTCAAGTTCCTCTTCGTTTTCGAAGTCATCAATGTAGATTTTTTCTTTTATAACAGTCATTGCGGCTTTTTTGAAGTCTTCTTCATTAACTTCAAATTCTTCCAACGGACTTACTACACACGTTTCACCATCGTCATCCTGGTCAAATTCCTCGATGTCGGTTGTGGATTGATAAAATAATTTCATGATAAATTCCTCCTAGATACTACGACTTTATTTATCGCTGCGGAATTTCGCCGCAATAAAACAGAAAAATAATAAAACTTACGCACAGACAGATTCGCCAACTGATTTAGCAGTATTAGCCAAATCAATAATAGTATCTTTATCTGCTTCCGGCGTATGCCAAAAAGTATCACCTATTGGCGTATGCATAAATGCACATACCATTTTTCCCTCAGCATTACACTTGTTGATTAAATACCAGCAAGTGCCATCACCAAAGTCTATAATAGCATTATCACCTACGATAACGCAATTGCTGCGGCCATATGTTTTATTTGCATCAATAATTCCTCTATAAACAGCGTTAAGACCATCTTCATTCTTAACGCTCAAAATATTAACATTATCACCAAACATACCTTTAATCATACTTAAACCTAACATGATACATCTTCCTCTCTTGTAAAAAAACATAAAAAAATATAAAAAAATAGCACAAGCAGAATCTTTTCCGCCTGTGCTTTAGTTAACAGTATATGGTTATTACAAGATGTCACCATCTAAATCTAAACCCAACTCCTTATATTCGTAATAGAAACTGAGATCTAAGTCTCCGTCCCAGTCACGATCTGTATCAACCGGAATTAATCTTTTAGTCATATACAGCTGCTCAAGAGTTGCGAAATTTGTTTTTCCGCAAGCCTTTTCTATACAGTTCTGAAAGCTGCACAGAAATTCCTCATCATCTTCATGCAAGCTGCCATTGCGCGCGCGAAGGATTACTTCGCATGATGTCTCGTATTTAGCTAACAAATTGTAGACTACCTTATCAACAGCAACTTTTCCATTTCTTTTAACCTCGAACATGATACATCTTCCTTTCTATTTAAAAGCAACAAAATTAAAATTTAGTGATATACCAAAAAGACTGTACTAGTTCTCAATATATCACCGAACAAGGTTTTATAACCTCAAACAGTCTTTTATGCAAAAAAAGAAAAACATAAAGAACTGTTTCAGCCTATAAAACAAAAAAGCAGTTTATAGTCATACTTAGGACTTGCGGATATATTATCTTTTTAATTCGGCATTGCCAAAGTAGGTAATCCATGAGGCTATTATTGAATCCCTGTTTGTACGCAGGTATGTCAGTATTGCTTTCATGTCTTTTTTTTCAACAGACCCGGTATCTTTTGCAATTTCTACACCTTCTGTTGTTATCCAGAATTTTGTAGCATTTTTCTGCTTATTTTTGCTTACATGGACATGGACTGGCTCGTTATTCTCCATACTCCAGAAATATATAAGATACCCCATATATTCTATTAATGCATTAGGCATTCAGTCTGTTCATCCCCTTCCTGAAATCGGACCACATCAGCATCTGATTATTGCGAATATAATTCTTTATTCGCAATAAGTCTTCTTCTGAAAACCCATAAGCTTTGTAACAGAAGATGTCTGGTAATCTCCATTCGGAGAATACATCCGGGTCTTCCTGTATTTCTACTCTTACGATTAAGTTATCGCCTCCGTCCTTATCTTCGTATTCTTTTACAACGAAAAAAACCCATGTAACGCCTTTCTTATAAAATACTTTGCTATAAAGCATAAAACACTCCTCCTTTAAATTAAATCATACAACATAAGATAAATCTTGTCGATGTTTTCAACGCCAGTAGCAATAAAGACAGTTGTGTGGGCAACGCCCTTTTGTCGAAAGGAGTTCCGTCTTTGCAGCGCAACAAAGGCATTGCTTACGCTGAGAAGATTTGCCCAGAGCTTCTTTCGGATCAAGACCGCATAATTTAAAATCACGAGCTGAAATGCAGCCAGTCTGATGACGGTTGATTTCAGCGCATGATTCAAATATGCATCCCTTCGCTTCGTATTCGCTGCAGAACTCATTCACGAAACTTGAAACAAGTTCTGTATCAGCTTCAGTAATGCTCGGCGGCACAGGAAGACCCGTCTTTAGAAAACGAGTCTTTACATGTGCATAGCAATCAAGCCAGCTGTAACGAAAACGGCGGAACCCAAGTTCGTAAGCCAGCTTAATTACTGATTCTGCACGAGCAATACCTTTACTTGTGGGAATCATTGGGTCTACCCGAATAACAATATGTGTCATCGGGAAACCTTTATTACAGAATGTCTTCAATTGCTCAAGACGTTCTGCTGCCGGAACAACATTAGGTTCCAGGATAGTTCCTCCAAACCCTGTTGTTGTTGCATGAAAGATAAGCCGAGCTTTCATGGCTATCATCGCTTCCTGACCTCTGATGGTAGGCATCCCTTTGGAAATCAGGATTGCTGCTGAAACATTGCCATCTTTAACTGGTTTTATCCAGTTATCAGAAAAAGCTATGTCTCCTCTTTCCGTAATACCAAATTTGAGCATATGCACGCTCCTTTCTGCCGCACTGGCGGCAAACAAAATTAACAATAAAAAAAGCTGTGTTCTGCTTCAATTGATGAAAAAATCACATCAATAAACAGACTACAGCTTTTTCTGCCACTCTGCAATTTATAAGGGCTTGTGACCTTTTCCTGTTTTACTGAAAACAAAAAGCTGCATTAACAGAAAGAACAGTTTACCGTCATGTTCAGGACGCACAAAAGATTCTGAAACAAATAGATACTCACCACACACAAAGCTGCTTGACAAAACAAACAGCAATATGTATGATAAGGACTATAGAATAGAAGTAACCGTTAATTACTTCCATTCTTCTACTTTGCCGTTATTCCATGCGATTGTTCGCACAGAGCCATTGGCAAAGAAGATATTACAGAATCTTTTATGGGAGCCGGGGATGTTATAGCCGAAGACACGGACTATTCCCAGCTCTTTAAAAGATCTATGTAACAAATCTTCCATAATAAAAGACAAACCTCCTTTCAGATTTATATACATAAAATATTCTTTTGGTGTTTCAACCCCATCTGCATTTTATATACGGGCTTTGGACCGTCATTGGCTGCATTAAATTGGGGCAGTTTTACATCATGCCTGGGATGCTGGCATTTTAATGTCATGCCAAGGATACTTGTTTCATAGCAGAAAGACATTCTCTGCCGTACTCTTTTTCAAGAGCAGCAACGGCGTCTAATGCTTTTTTCTGCGCCTTTGGACCGAAACCTTTGACGCAGAAAAGCTCTTTCAGTTCATTGGGCTTTTCAGTTTCAATAAACTTAAGAGCTTCTTTTACCTGCTTAGTATTCATACCAAGCAGTTTCAGCTCAGAAGCTCCCCATGTTGGTACTGGGGCATCAAGTATTTGACTTTTAGCAGCAAAACGGCTGACATACCGGTCTACTACTTCCATTAATGATACATTTAATGCATCATTAGCATCAAGAACGCTATATCTTTGCCAGTTCTTCCACCCTTTGCGGGTATAAAGACCAGCAAAACCGTTGGCTTCTTTATTCGGAAACCATACGGCAGTGTCTACCTGCGGACGAAGATTTACCCGGAAAAATCCGAGCAGCTCTCCGTCAGAACAAACAATTCCGAAAGCTTGCTTGTTCCTATTAACAAGACACATTTTCACTGCATAAGCAATGTTACAATCACCTAGCGCAATATGTGCTTGTGACACTCCCCAAGCTGAGGAGCGAGCAGGATTTACCTGATTAATAAGAATACTGATCTGTTTAGTGGTATTGTTAGTAGTCATGACAGACTCCTTTCTGCCACCTTCTTGGTGACGATAGAATAATACAAAAACAATCAAAAAAACTGTACTCGTTCTATTCGGGCACAGTTTTTTTGATTGCAGCGACACCGGTCTTTAACCGGCACGCTCATTTAACCACGGTTTTCACGTGGCACTTTACAGCGTCTATTATGTGTAAAGCTGAGTCGTCGTCTTTTATTTAACGTGCGTGGCGTCAGCACGTGGAAGCGAAATACCAGGATTAAAGTCCTGATACTTCCTTAGCCATGACTATATTGCCATGACACTCCCTGATGAGGTCTTGCCATGCCTCGTCTGCAGCTTTTCGGGCTGCGATCACTTCCTCAGAAGGAGTGTATCCTTCATGGAGTATGACCACATTGTAGTCACGCTCCATATCGGATTCCTCCTCCCAGTCAGCAATCTTGGCTGCATAAGCAGCCTCTTTAGCGGCGGCGATAATTGAATTAATATTTGTATAAGTCATGACAGACTCCTTTCTGCCGATTTTTTCGGCAAACAAAAAAACAAATAAATACTGTTTCGTCTTAATTCTCAAAGACTCATCAGGGAAGCTTTTTTCTCTGCTTCCGACAGTAATAGATTTTTTATAGTGAAGCCTAAGAAACACTTTACTGCAGAAAGTGCGCGCATTCTGCAGCGCAGCTTATTTTTACGTGAAGCTGCCAATCACGAGCACGATTATGCCTTAATGGCATTTATAGTGTGAAAAAATTCCTGATAACATACGTGCTTAATGTCTCAGGATATTGTGAGAAAGCCGCGCTCATATATCTCAACGCTTTTAAAAGCATAAAATATATGAAACGCGGCGCTCAATGTCCTCTGTGTTTATACGGGCTTGGAACCGTTCCTGTCAGAACTGCGCTCGGGCACAATCTTAACAGAAGCCACATTACATCTTTGCGCTTGGCAGGTCCTTCCCCTAGAAAGAGAGGGAGGAGACACCACCAAAAAGACTCCAAGCAAGGAGCACCGAAGAGCGCAAGCCAGGAGCCACAGCGGGAGAAAGCGGAACCTGACGACCAAAGGACGCAGGCACCACAAAGACCCGGTGGGAGGCGGAGCCACCGAAACGGAGGCACAAAGGCAGCAAGCGGCAAAGAGCCACAAAGCCACCACAAAAAAACAAAGAAAGGCGGCGGGCAAAGCCCAGAGCCAAAACGAGACTGTTGCACAAAGACTATAACTTACAAGAAACAACAGAACAATCTCAAAAAGACTGTACTCGTTCTCTCACTGGCAGTCACTATACACAAAGGCAAAAAAGCCGTGAGATGAGCCAGTCTAGGAGCCGTTAACTTTTTCGATTTGCCAAAACTTTTCCCAAAATGACCGGAGGACTGTCACCAGTATCACGGCATTTAAGACTTGTTTTGACAACCTTTGTAGTATAAGCATTTGCTTACGCACCAAAGGAATGTAGAAAAAATCACGGTAATCTATTATCTTTTTGCGGGCGTGCGAGGTGCGCTCATAAAAGTCCTCCCTTGGGCCGAAGGCCTTTTAGTGAACTTACCTATAAAATAACAACATCGGCACAATTCACATATGACTCTACAATAAGCAATACTCAAAAAATAGCTACCTCCTTTCAAACAACAAAATAACAAGTTCTCTCTGCGTTTTTTCATACGGGCTTGAGACCGTTAACAGCCGCATTAAACTTAAAATATTTTGAATATTTAGATATTGACTTATAACAATAAGGAGTATACAATATTTATATATTAATGATTATGGGGTATGTAAAATGAAATTATCAAAAAGACAACTATCTATATTAGCGGATAAATTAAGTGATATGATTTATAAACACGAATTAAAACCTGTAGATAGTGATTTTGCTGGCAATGTTGAATTTGAAGATATGTTATGCTTGGCGATGGACATAGATGATATAACAGCCAACAATCTTTATCAAGACATCTGCAATGATATTGATTCCACGATGGGACTGCCAATATTATCTAGCATTATCGCCAAGCATACCAACAACCTAATTAAAAAGCCAATCGCTTAATATTTCTTCGGCGGCATCAAACGCGGGATTATCAATATTTTCCTCTATTATTTCTTCTGAAAAACCGCAAGCGAATAATATTTCTCGAATGACATCTATTCCGCAAGTATTCTGCCCTTTTTATCTTTACTATAAAACAAAAGAACTTTTACTCCAAATAGTCGGTATTGTGCTTCAACGTCAATTGGGATTCTAGACTCATCCCAATTAAGCTTTATTTGTAACCGATGATTATTTATGAGAAAATCAACTTTTTCTTCATCGTCCAAATAGTCGGTTATTGTAACACAAAAGCGTTCATGGTAACCGCTCTGAAATACACCAAATATATACGATAATGCATATTCAAAGAGTATTCCGAGTGGTTCTTCCTGTAAATAATATTCATTAAGGAAATTTTTAAATTCCTTAAAATACTGTCCTTTGGTCTTATATCCTATTTTTCTTAATTTCTGTTTTGCCCACGTTCTTTTAGTCATGTTTTCTTCCTCCTATAGTTAATTCTTAGTTCTCTCTATATTTACACGGGCTTGAGACCGTCATAATTGGCTGCATTAAACTAAAAATATTTTGAATATTTTGATATTGACTTATAGAATAGAAAAGCGTAAACTATTAATATAAATACTAATAATTTTGGAGGTAGTAACCATGTCAGACATGATAACACCAGATGAACAATTTAACATGATAATGTTTGATTTTAGAAAATTTGGAAGTCGCATATACCATATCTGTGATAAATATTTTAAATATTTGGAAAGACCAATGACCTCAGCTGAAATGGACGAACTGCTTACAAAAGAGTATTGCAGAAAACGCGTCATTGATAAATGCCCAGATACTGTTCTGGAAGAAAGCAAGTTAAATGATCTTATAGAATCTGTTTACCATACAGGTAAACGATATGATTTAATTACCTTCTTTCAAGATCATCTTCCATTAAGACAAGATTTTGAAGACATCTTATTAGATAACCAGGAATGGGTACTACAAGATAAATAAAAAATCATAATGCGGGAGGAATATAAACATCTTTTATGTTTTTTTATTATCTCCCGCATTCTTTTTTATTTAATTCTATCTAATATAATCCCAAACTTTATTACATGTATTTGTAAAAGCTTTGTTTCCATCAAATATATCATACAACTCATCTTCATCATACGCACCGCTTTCAAATAATAATTGAAAAACCGCATATTTTCCTAACGTATGCGGAAATTCAGTTTTTCCTTGAAAGTTGCTACCGCCAGCTACTTCAACTACTTTTATGTAGTCAGGATATGGTTTTGTGTTATGTTTACAAAACTTCATCTGTACATAATAATTGAATCTAAACCTTTTAAGGCAAAAATCTACACCTTCTTTGTCAAGTGCTGTTGTTACATATATGCGCAATCCGTCATTGGCGGTTGCTGAAAATAACCCCAACATATACGACATCCAAATTTCCGCAACATCTCCAGATGCAAGGTGTGTCACAGAAATTTTTTTACGTATCTTATCTGGTTTATTCAACGATTGCCCTTCTTTGATTGCAAGTCGTTTTAAAAAGCATAACTCTCTCATTTTCTTTAAAAATTCTAATTCATCCATATGAACCTCTACTTTCTCCCCGTCATGCCGATAGGACAGCAAAAAAAACACATACTAAAAAGAGCAGTTTATAGTCTTACTCAGGACTTAGTATCTAAACAAATATAATAAAAAACACCTCATGCTGGTAATATCTTAGACAGAATAAAACCAAACAGGAGGTGTTTATATAACCTTGCAGCAACAGAAAATTAAAGATTTTCTATCACAATACCCCGAATATATATTTAGTAAAAAAAATGGATTAATCGCATCCATTAAGGGGGATGTTACGCTCACAAAAACTGATGACGAATACTATACACTCAGAAATGTGCCTGACGATGACTGTCAGGATTTTGCCGATTCTCTCGGGATCTCGTTAAAAGAATTACAAGAGAGACTGTTGTCGCTATAAGGGCATTCACCCCAATACGGACAATCATTTTGCATAAGCAACCCTTTATCAACTATAACAGTATTGTTTTTTACAATGTCGCCACCATTTGTTTCGATTTTGTAAAATTTGTCAGTGTATTTACAAAACATTTTACCTATTAACATAATAAACCCATAACCTTTCTTATATAATTGCAAATATAAAAAGAGCAGTTTATAGTCTTGCTCAGGACTTAGCATTATCAATAATCAGAGTATTCGACATCTGGATCTATAAAAAATTCTGCGTAATACGAATTCTCCATGTCCCTGTCATCTGTTTGACTTGACACAGCGTTTAAAAAATCGCTATTTTTGAAACTCTTTGCGTAATTAAAATTATTTACGGAGAGTTTCTTAATACCAATACCTTCTTCATCTTCTACATGAATAAATACAGTGCCGGTTTTGCAATTCCTTCGTGTATCAAAAATCTTACACATAATAATCCCTCCAATACTCCATATAATCTTCGGCATGTTCTTTCACATATTTGATAGCGCGTTTTTCATCTGCTGAATGTCCACGCCCTAATGTCCCATTGATGACATATCCGGAAAGAGAAATTGACATGCTCCTCCGCTTATTATTTTTATCTCCTTTAAAGTGAGCGTGAACATGTGGTATTTTGTGTCCCTTTTCTCTGGTTCGTGCATCAATAATAAGACCATTACCGATGTCCTCTGTTGGCATATCTTCACCTCCAATTATACCAAAACAGGCTATAAAAAGCGACGGATTAATTACCGCCACGTCCAATAACCCTGACTTGCACAGGCACTGAATAAACAATTCAGCTGGACGACACCTTTTATTTATAGAGCGTGATGTCAGCTCTTAAATTCGTGGCAATACAAAATTTCTGTTAGGAACTTATTCTCTATTTCCAACAGAAAAAATATGATATAATAAGGGTGTTCCCGTTGTCGGTCAACGGGAACTTAATGGCTGCTCTTAAAATCAGCCATACGTAACTAACTGTTACGGCAAAGTGGTATATGCTAATAGTCAAAGCCATACCACCATGCCAGTCGAGCGAGATGCTCGAGCAAGGAACCGTTTTGATACATTTCCTCCAACTCACTAACGGTATAGTAGTTGATAGGACCATCAATAACGGTTCCTTTTATTCTGGCATAATATTCGGCATCCAATTCTACGGGACACAACTCGTAGAACTGACCGAATTTGTAATACTCAGGCTTACTGACGCACCATTCGACAACATCGTTATAGTGTAACGATTGCCATTCGTGTCGCAGCTCATGTCTGAGCGTCTGCACCCAGTCATGCAGTCCGCGAACAGAAGTATTAATGAATATTCTGTTCTTTTTGCGCGAACCGTATTTGTCAGGATACGCTTGCCCGAGTATTAATTTTGGAATCACCGGCAGCTTTAATTTATCGCATTCTCTGCTTAATATTGCACGAACGCAAATATTGCTGACGGTGATCCTTTTAATAAAATCAAGCAATATAACACCACCTCCTCCTTTTTCAAAATATTATGAATATTTATTGTATGTCTATGCAATATGAAATAAACCATATTGATAACCAGCCCACGTAAAGGTGACATACATGCTGGTCATTTCTAGTTGGGGAACAGATTAAACCTCTTTTCTTAAATCTGTTCCCCAACCAAGGGATTTCAACCCTTATAAAACTTATTCGCTATCTTTTTTCTCTCCTTCCTCAACAATCGGTTTACAAACAAAAAAGGCTTGTTTATAAGAATATTCAATTAAATCGCCTTTTTCATTCTTATGCTTACCGATACAATCGGCGAGCATAGCGCTTTCAAGAACGAAGCTTTTGCCATTTGTTTCTGCACAAATACTAGAAGCTTCGTTCATCCCCTTTTTGCTGTTATCGGAGCCATTTAAGCTCTTTTTAGCAAACCCTGGAGCCGTCCAACTGAAAGGTACTCGTGGATCGATAATGTTTATCTTCACAGCTTCCTTTCCAGTTCCGGCAGCGATATAAGCTGCTTTACTCTTGTCTTTAGAGTTCACATCAACATAATAGTGAATATTCACACTATTATGTTGAGAGAACTTGTTAATAATATCTTCGTTAACAAGTTCTGGCTCATTCGAGCTTCTACGATAGTCAGATGCTATTACAATCTTGCCTTCTGCTTCTGGAACCTTAAACATCTCGTTTAGGAATTTCGTGGCATAAAATGCACCATCAATTTCCTTTATGACGTATTTCCCGGAAGCTTTTGCTTCACGGGTGAATACCAATCCGTCAGTTGATATTCCGTCAACGAACTCGATCACGTCATCCTCTTTTAGTGCAGCATTTTGCAGCATCGAGAGCTTGTATCCTCCGACAAACTCTCGGGAAGCGCTGTCCCATTCAAGAAGTTGTCTTTCAGGCTCTGATGGCTCACCGGTCATATTTCTAATATTCCGAGCAATTGATTGTGAAGTTATCTTCACACCAACAATTGCCTCTTCCTGTAATATTGTCCAGAAATTACTAAAGAAATATTTATCTTCTTTAGTCTCCTGATCAATATAGGAAACATATGATGCAGCATGAGCCGCTTGATAAATAAGACCTGCTCTAAGCAACTGTCTTGTTTCCTCAGTGTTTCCCGGAATCTTGCTGTCGATGACACGGCTACGAACCATGTCTGCTATACCAGCATACATGGTCTTTTTAACGTCAGCGTGATCTACGATTTTGCTAACCATATCATAGACCATTTTTGCGTATTTCATATCATCACGTTTGACAATATTAAACCAAGGTTTTGATTGGTTTAATGCGCAAGCCTTGAAATACTCTTCCACATATAGTGAAAGTGAATTTTCCTTCCACTCTGTACATTTTGCGTTTACATACTCAGTAATTTCTGAAAGCACTTCATCACGAATCTGGCTCAATGGGTCCGTAACTTTAATTTCTTTCTTCTCTTCATCTATGGAGAAGAAGTTTTTGCATTCGTACGTAAAAACTTTGTCGAATACAATGTTTGCCTTGTCTTTAAAGCAAGGTTTTAATACCCAAGCAAATTCATCACCCTTTCTGCTTTTAATGCGATAGCCTTTCCAGTTCTTACCAACAATGAATGCGGCAAGGAAAGTATCTACCTTGTCTCCTTTCTTGGCTGCGTCCAATATTCTGCCGATAATAGCGGCATAGCATAATATTACGTCACTTAAGAAAGCTCTGAAGCTTTCAATGCTTCTATCTGATTTAATAAAAGCGTCTTCAACTTCATGCACTTCTTTGTCACCAATATTATAAATATTGATGCCGGTCAGAACTTTGACTTTTTCAACATATGACTCCAGTTTTTCAATGTAGGAGTCTCCATCATCTCCTTTTATAGTATTAAACGGAATGTCTTCAATATTTTTGCTATAAGCAAATTTTCTCTGATACATTCCACCGCCGTTCGGCAGTACCCCGTCCCGCAATTCGAGATTGTATTCGATGTACGGTTTTAATTTTAACAGAGTGTTGTCGTCACTGTTCAATAAGCAGTTAAACAATGAAACTCTGTCACTAAGGACGCCGACGGTTTCTATTGCCATTGACTTCCTAGAAAGCCACCCTGCATTGGGGTTAATATTAAGAGCGGCTTCTTTATACGAGTCTTTTATGAACTCGTAAGAAAATTTAACCATCTGATTGCGATGATTTTCAATCTGATTGACGCCACGTGCGCCAATCTTTTTGATATAGAGGACGATCTCCCCAATTAAGACAGTGACACCGTCATAATCATGATCAGCTCCACCGAGTCTTGTTGGGACGGATTTGTACGGCCCATAGACAGCAACTGAGTTATCGTACGACATGTACATGTCGACAAGAACCTTTTTCTGGTTCTTAGATAAACAATTGTTATTGTTTATTCTTGTCACCAGTTTTGGTAAACTCAAATTTTTGAGGATGCAGTTTTCACCGCCGTCAACCTTTGGGTTTCTGAAAGCAACTACTTCCTCATCGTCTTTTATGCCTTTTGCGCCAAGAGCAGACAGGAAAAGCTCGTCTTCGTGCACGGATTCAGTTCCAAACCAGGCGGAAAAATCACCCGTTGTATGGGCATATACTCCGTCTGTCTTGATCTTGAATTTGGCCACATTGGAATTTATTCCTTCTATGGCATTTTTCACGGAGCTAAACCATACACTTCGATCATGCCCCATAATATGAGGAGCGACATCAAACAACTGATCCATACAATACCCTTCTGGATCAATTACCTTTTTTGCTTCCTTTTCTAAAGCGGCATCAATCCTCTTGATACCGTCTTTTAGCATTTTATCTTTTATAAAATTCAATGCTCCCGGAACTTTAACCAGGTCATTGTTTATAATCTGGCTATTTAAATTTGCGCCAGATTTATGACTAACGGCTAACATTGTAATATTCAAGCCGTTACCGAAATTGCATACCTCCTTCATATTATCAGGATCAAGAAGTACCTCAACTTTAGATGGCTCATCAGTACCTACTAAAGTTATAAAAGATTTTAGCCGTGGCTGATCTTTCTCCATATACGCTTCGATGAAATCTTTAGGTGACATGGTTTGTACTTTTAAGTGCATACCATTGTTACATTTGTTCTCCTTTATAATCGTTTCCATATCATGAGGAGATACACAGCATGGAGAGAAAAACTTGATTGGGGCGTTTGAAGCTCTTCCTTGGAAATTAACACCAAGAGCTTCATATTTATTAATTTTTACCCCTTTCTTTGCGAATGCCTTTGCAAGCCAGTCGCTGTTTATAGTGATTCTGCCATCCAGTGGATTGCATCCATTTAGACGGCAAGCCGTTCCGGCATATGCCACTTTCGTCGCTCTTCCCAATGGGGAGGAAGATGTCCACGGTAGTGAGAAACGACCGAGAGCCTTAAATAACTTATCTTTTGGCATAAAGCCGTTTTCAATGAGCTGTGTTGCAAGTCCTCCAGTCAGCTTATCATAATAAATCGTCAGCCGATTAACAAACTCTTCGTAGCTTTCACCCGGCAATAATGCAAGGAACGTAGCCGTTGCATTTCGATTATCCCCTGCGCCGGCGATAAAGAAGCGGTAACGGATACCGTTTTGCCGAACTTCTTCGGCTTCAGTTGCCGAAACTTTCTCCTCCTTCTTTTCTGCTCCAACATAGAGTTTTACCAGCTCTTCATCGGAAAAGAAATCGCTATAAATGTCGTTAAATTTATCTCCGTCATTACTTGAAGTAACAACGTATACTTGATTGTTATACAGGTAAAAACCATTATCAACCAGGTTTCCTGACAGATCTCCTGCCTTTCTGAAACGAGCCTGAACAATACTCTGAAAAGCAATCCGTTTTTCAGACTGATTCTCGTTGTCAACGATACGAGTTCCAGCCCCCTTGATTTCCTTCTCTTTATTTTTAATTGAGAAGAACAATTTAACTTCCTTTTCTTTTTCTAAGGTCTTGAGGTCTTCAATAACCTCATTCCAGCCAACTGTTATAATGGTTGGATCTATGTAATAATGCTCCTCTATTCCAAAAGAATCATCGTCGTAAGTTGTTTCAAAACCTATACTTTGAACCTCGTGGCGTTCTTTATTTATCAAATGCTTTGCAGCATCATTTGCCGCAAAAGTATTGATACTTCTTTTGATGCGAGAATACGTTTTTGCCGTATTCTTTTTAATGAGCTCCTTTTTAACTAAGGTGTGCACATCCACTGCGCCATAATTTTTAAAATTATTGGATGCTGCAAGAGCGTGTATAGCCCCACAATCAACCTCTTTTAGCATCTTCACATAAGCGATGTCAAAAGAGGTTTGGAACATAATTTTTGTCAGTTTGCTGCAAGATACTTTAATTGCGGCTTTTGTCCCATCGGGATTCAATAAATATTTCTGAGCAATTTTAGCAACCAACATCAATTTGCTTGCTGCATTTGCTCCTTTTTCATCGGCAAACAAATTTATATTACGCCGATCTTCGACGATCTTCTTGGCGATATTTTCACCAACAAGCCTTTCAATATCTGCTTCAGTCATCTTATTTACCAAGACATTGAAAATTTCGAGTGTTGATATTTTTACGCAAGCCCTACTTAAGATGTTTAAATCCATCTTGGTGAGTTTTTCAAATACAAACTTTTTTGAAAAAAGTTCATATTTATTAATCCTGTACATTGCCAGGTTTTCGCCAGCCTCATCGATTGTAAGATCGATGGCTTCATTGATCGCCGACGCCATTTGTGCCCCGTATGAGCGGATAAAATTGTTTTTTATCCACGGAGTTATTTTCTCGAACTCTTTTTCCGCCATTATCTCGTTGACAGAATTAATGATAAATTTCTTCATGATTTTTCTCCTTTCTCCGGATTCTTTCCGGAAAACAGTCTTCTCTTATTCTCACTGTGGAATAAGTTCATCGACTTGGCAGATCATGATTAAAACTGCCATAAACGTCTTTATACGGCGCGTGTTATTCCGTAGAGAAAATTAGTAATAGCAGGTAACGCCACATGCAGGCTTTCTCTATGTCACCCATTTCGTGAACTAGAAAGTTCACAGGAATTTCAACCTTTAAAAAAAATAAAAAAGCAATAGTTTGATGTCGGTGTCTATCGCTCAAATCTCACCGGTGGAACAACCCCCACCACTCCTTCCTGTTATGCAATACCGTTTTATCCGAGGAGCCCCATAGACAAAACAGCACATATTATGATATAATCATCATAATGTGACAGCTTAATCAGCTGTTTGCATTGACAATGGTCGCAACCATTATCAGGTCTTTGATTACCTTGGACAGTGTAATCAAACGTGATACATCACGTCTTACACCGTTTATGGCAACAACGACCTTTCTTGTGTGGTATCGCCGGTACACAAGCGCACAGACAATACCACATAAGGTATGCAACAATTGTTGCATCCAATTCACCTCCTTTCGTGAGGTACGCTAAACACCCCGCAATGCCAGTACGGGGTGTTTATTATTTTCTTTTCGTATTTTAACGGATCTATTATTGCCCGATACAGGGCGTAAATAACAACAAAACTGTTTCGTCGCAATTCTCAGCGACTCATCAGGGAAGCTTTTTTCTCTGTTTCCGACAGTAAATATAAATAAAAAATAAAGCAGCAGTTTGATGTCGGTGTCTGCTGCTAAATATCACCGGCGGGATAAAACCACAACTCCTTCTTTTCTCCTGCAACACTGTTTTATCCGAGGAGCCCTATAGACAGAACAATGTACCAGTGATATAATTATCATTGGTTGGAGAAAGAACGATATTGAGAAAACTCAACACGTTCTTGACGAATCAGTTCGTCATGGAACTGAATGTCTCCCTCCATGCAGTCCGGAAGGCTGATCAGCATATAGCCGATCAGGATAGCGGCAATTATAATCTTAATAATTCTATCAAGACTACGTGGCTTGCCATTCCTTCCGAATTTTACGAAGAAATGTATGGTTTCACCTCCTTTCTTCGTAAAAAAACACCCTGACTACAACAGGGTGTTTTTTCTTTTCGTGTTCCAACGGATCTATTACCCGATACAGGGTATGACAGCATCAGTCCTTAATCCAGCACCCCCGGGGGCTAAAAATACGGACAGATACAATCATCATAAAGACCAGGACCTCTCAGCGAATTTTCAATTTTTCAGTTTTTACATATAGGTGTAAATTTTCATAATAAAAGCCCTACAAAACGGATCTTTTTCTAATCCAGCTGTAGGGCTTTTATTGTATTTATTTATATTTTATTTCTTCCATCTGCACTCGATAAAGAACTCCTACTGGCATACTGGTAAACTGAACATTACTAGGTAAGTCTAGTGGTTTTTCGCCACTTCTTTATAACTAATTAAATACGTAATATTATGCTGTAGAAGTGTAAACGTCGTATATTTAGAAAGGAATTTTATTATTATGGAACAGGAAGAAAATGTAGCAGTAGATGATATGCTTGTTATTTTTGAAGCTGATGAAGAAGAGCCGTATAAAGTATCTGATTCATCAATAAGTTTTGATGTTAATGTTAATAAGAATGGAATAATTACTTTTAAAGGCGGCGAAATAAAAACTTCGTATTTTATTCGCAACAATGAAATAACAAGTATAGATACGTGGCGGTATCAGATAAGAGGTATTCATATATACTCTATGCACTTTGATAGTATCAAGGATGAAATTACATATAAATTTACAGCTGATGGCTTTACTGACAAAACACTTTTGGATGAAAGTGAGCTTTTAGATGAAGCTGATGATATTGGTGGAGATAAAGATGAATAATGTGCAGGCGGTGGTATAAATAATGGCGGCAGTAAAAAAATTCAGAGATCGTACACATGGTAATAACCGCCGTGCTGATAAAGATGTATCAACCGGCGCTGATCTTTCGCGTGCAAAAGCAGAACTGCGTGTAACAGAAAGTATTACCGATATAGAAGACGCAGAATGTGAAGACCGTTTTAACAGTCTTATGACTAGGCTGCGTGATAATATATGGGGCTACAATAAAAAAGGACAGCTTGCATTAAAAGGCAGTATGCAGATGATGTCTTCTAAACGTGGTATGTATTGCCGTATTCCAATTTTTTGCAAAGGCGAAAAGTGTCCATATGCGCAGTCATGCATTACACTTGCGGAAGGTCTTGCTCCTGAAGGACAGCCATGTCCTACGGAGGTTGCATTGATAACTAAAAAATTAGCACGATATGCTAATGAATTTGAATTAGACAAAATAGACTCCCCTACTGACGAAGCATTAGTAGAGGAACTTATTACTATGGAAATTCAAATGGAACGATGTAAATCATTAATGAGTCAGGAAATCACTCCTATACAGAATATGGTTGTTGGCATTGCAGATAATGGTGAAGCTGTTATTCAGCCACAAGTATCTAAGACAATAGAAGCTTATGAACGTTTTTCAAAAAAACGTAATGCTGATTATAATTTATTGATGGCTACACGCCGCGATAAAAACAGTATCAAGAAAAAAGAAGAAAACATTGAACAGCGTGATGTATTCTCTATTGTTGAACAGGCACAGCAGATGGAAGATTTTTACGATATAGAAAAACGACCTGACGGTATAGAAGATGCAACTGTAGTCGGCAATAAAAATAAATAATTTTAGAAAGGATTTGTTGTATTTATGGGAATAGGTGCATACTCAGAATCAATAACTAAAATTGGTGAAGGTGTAGGTAATTTTCTTTTCAATCCAGTTAAAAGAATGTTTAGGTATGCAGAAAGTGATGGAGAAAAATCTTTTGGCGGTATGCTTTCTGAGGGATTCAACCTGAGTGAAGATGAGGCTAAACAGTCTGTACTTGCTATTCCATATAAAAAAGCACGTCGCGATGCTGAGGGAAATATTATAAAAAATGCAGAAGGCGAAGCAGAATACGACCAAAAATATCTGAGTGGTCAGGCTATCCTTGGAACTGGTATTGCGGGTGCACTTGGTTATCGTTTTGCATCTGGCGGCGGTATGTATCGCGATAAAAACGGCAATACAGATATAGCTGGGATGCCATTTATTTAAAAAAACGAAAGGTGCTTATTATATGGCAAATATTGTTTCAAGAATAGTAGATAAAGCCGTTCATAAAGGCGCGAATGCTGCTAAAAAAGCCCGGACTGCTATAAGTGACGAAGTACATTTTAATCCTGAAGAATTAAAAAAATCAGGATTTAATGTGTTTAAATTCGATGAAGATGGTATTCCTGTCGGATTTAACGGCAAGGCAAAGACAGCAATTGCATTAGCAGCAATTGGTTCCGCATTAAGCAGTGGTGTAGATCAAAGAAATATAAACGATATGGGTACTTACGACGGACGAATAAAACAGCCGACGCCTGATTACTCAGAATATGTACATATGAAACCCCCTTCTTCATCTTATCAGTCTGCGCCAGCAGGTACTGACGGTTCTTTAGTATTCGCGCTTAACAACTGTAGAAACGGAGGTTTCTTATAATTGGGTGTTAGCAGATCAATTTTAGAGCGATTATACAAAAATAAAAAAGGCGAAATATCAAAAATGAGTATGATTAATACCGCCATGACTGGATATATGGCTGTTGATTCATACAGTGAATCTCGTGCCAATGGTAATGGTGTTGTTCGTTCGGCATTAGCAGCTGGTGGTGATGCAATAGCTTCGACACTGTTAAATCCATTTGTTTATATGGGTATCACAATGGCTCCTGCTATTGGTTTGGCTGCTGTAAATACTTACGATTCTTTAAGTCAGTATGGCAGACAACTGCAAAGACAGCGCCGGAATGTTCCATTCGCTAATGCTACTTTTGTTGATTCCCAGCAGACTTATACAATGCGTCAAGCTGGAATGAATTTGGCACGTCAGGGACAGATGGCTTCAAGACAAACATCATTAGGTAATGAAGCTTCTTCTGTATCTTATATGGGCAGGTGATTAATTTATGAATTATGGACAAGGAAAAGAACCAGCTAAAGATGAACTAACTATGGAGGAAGCACAAAAACTGATTGCCGAGTTAACCGGGGAATATCCAGATGAAATGGGACAACGAATAATAAAAGAGCGATTAAACTCATCAGGTGCAGGTATGAGCTCTGGTCCCAAAACTCCAGACCACCCAGCTTCGAGTACGGGTCAACAACCTCCATCCCCTCCAAAATCTCCACCATCTCAACTGCCAAAAAACTCGTCTAAAATTGGACAAACAAGTATGCAACAGCCAATGCTTATGTTGCCGGACCATGCTGCAGCAGATTTTTTAACATCTCAATGGAATAAAGGGGTTCATGAAGGCAATGAATCCAACCCTTTTCCACATGATGATCCTGAAGCAAAAAAGAAACTAGCAAGGAAGAGATTGATAGAAAAAGATCTTATTCCTGCAATGGGAACAACCAACTCAACAAAAGAAGATTGGGACGTCTGGAATCAAAAGCGAGAAGAAAAAGAGCTTCGAAAAGAAAATCAAAAAATAGGAGCTAGAGAACTACGTCAAAAAAAAGAAGCGCGAGAAGAGCAGAAAAAAAAAGAAGCAGAAGCTGCGAAAGCAAAAACCGAAGCTGAAGCGAAAGCAAAAGCTGAAAAAGCAACGGCAAAAAGAAATGCCTGGGCTGAAAACCATGTAAAAAGAAAATATGCTGATACTAAAAGTAGTGTTAAGAGCGCAAATAAAGAAGAATTTAAAAAAACATTAAAAAACGGATTTGAAGAACAATTAAGTAAATATAAAAGAGCTGAAAATAAAAGAAGTCTTTTAAAACGTGCTTGGTCGCGTATAACATATCCATTTTTAAGCAAAGAACAACGCGCTATAAAACAATTTGCTAAAGATTATGATTTTGATATGAGACGACATAGAAGTGGGAAATTTGGAAAAGTATTGGATTCATTCTTTAAAAAACGTGATTATAGTATAGAAAAGCTTCAAAAGCAATATACTAAGGCTTTTATTAAAGAAAACAACGAAATGCTAAGAGAACAAGGAGCAATGGAAAAAACAGGCAGAAACTCGTTACATGTTCTGTCAGATAAGATGAAAGAACGTGGAGGCAGAATTTCAAAACCTGGAGGCAAAGGATTCTTTGGTGGCAAAGGCGGAAAAGTTGCGATGATGGCCGGTCTTGTTGGCTTAGGTGCAGTTATTTCAAACATGTTTTCCGGCGGGCATCAATCAAACAGTCAGTTATATAATCCAAACCCGCAGCCACAGTATTACAGCTGATAAAAGTCGCGTAATATAAAGTATGTACTAAAAATCTAATGACTATTTTTATGAAAGGATGTTAAGCAAATATGCGAGTATTTTTAAATCCTGGTCATGATCGTGATTATGATTCCGGTGCGGTAAATGCAGACGGTACACGTGAATGCGATATTGCATGGGTTGTAGGCTTAAAAGTTCAAGAGTATTTAAATGCTGCCGGTGTAGAAACACAGATTATGCAATCGGACAATCTTAATTGGGACAGTTCTTATTCAGATCGTCAGGATGCATCTGTATGTGACAGTGCAAATAACTGGCCAGCTGATATTTTTGTTTCAATTCATTGTAATGCGGCAAATAATGTTGCACGTGGAACAGAACAGGAAATTTATTCCCTTAATGGCGGTAATAGCCAAAGCTTAGGTCAATTCATTCAGAATCAGATTGTTAATTCTTTAGGTACTGTGGATCGCGGGCTGAAAGAACGTCCAAATCTTTGTGTATTAAAAAACACTTCTATGCCTGCAGTATTGACTGAATTGGCGTTTATTGATAATGATGAAGATTGCGATCTCCTCAAAAATCATATTGATGATTTTGCAGCTGCTATCGCTCGTGGAATAACTGACTACGAACAAGCTATATTCTGCAACTAACAAAATGTTGTATGCAAAATATAGTAAAAAGGAAGTAACTTTTAAAAAAAATGAGTGTATTTGATTTATCGCGTTATCAGCCGGAAGATCGTATTCAGGAGCTTGTTAATAATGGCAATTGTGATGGAGTTATAATCAAGATTGGCGAGTGGTATGATAAAAACACGGAACCAGAACTTGACCCTAAATTTATCACACACGTAAATGAAGCTGTCCGTTTAAATATTCCGTTTGGTATTTATTACATGTGCCGCGCCGAGAATAAGGACGAAATTATTCATGAGGCTCAATGGATAAATGATCGTGTGGCTGAATATCTTAATGGACAAGAACCGTCTTTAGGTACTTGGTGGGATCTGGAACGTGGCGAAACAAAACGTGAAGATATTTATACAGATGTAAAATCAGCAATACAAACTATGCAGTCATGGTGGAACAACACTAACAAGATTGGTATATATGCTTCATACTCTTATTTCCATACATACCTGGATTTACTGGATATGAGTAATTATGACATACCTGTATGGAATGCCCAGTATGGAAATCATAACAGTCTGACTGATGAATATAAAAATATTGTTGCATGGCAGTTTACAACGAACAATAATTATCAGGATGAAAACGTCTGGTATGGTTTTACAAAATAACCATGTATTAGATATATAGTGATTGGAGTAAGATAAAATGGCAAATAAAGTATCAAACGAAACATTAACAAAAGGTGTAGAAGCATCCATTGCAGTTTTAAAAACTGTCGGAGATCCTACTGTTGTCAATGAAGCTGCTAAAATTGAAGCCGCAGTTAAACAAATGGCTGAATTAAATGCACCGATTGTTCAGCAGTATGCTGATAATTTAAAAGCATTTGATCAAGGGCTTGTGACTAAGTACGGTCTGAAAGCGGCACGCGTAATGGAATTTGTATGTGTAATTGCCGTAGCTGCAAAAATGTATTTTCTAGGTTAAACAGAACAAACTAAATAAAGACAATAAAGCGTCCACACGAATTTATAAGTCAGGACGCTTTATTTTGTAAGGTTGTTAACGGAGGAAAAATGATAAAGCAATTTTTAAGCAAATATAAACATGTACTGATTTTAATGACGATAGGGATACTTGCAGGTGTACTTACATTTATGGCTGTATCTCACTTTAATAATGCTAAAGAAAAAGCACGTACACCTAAAATAGTAACACCAGCAAGTACAACTGCCGCTGACTTAAAAGAATATTTTCCAAAAGAATCTAAATCTACTTTAAAAGATATAAGCAGTCAGATAGATAAAGCACATTCGAATATCTTGCCAGAATATAAATATTATACATACTCGCAAGTGGTTTCTGATAAGATTGCACAAGAGTATGGAAAAAAGCAAAAAGCTGACAAGATTATAAAAGCTACAACAGAAATTCCAATTATGTCAGACAAAAACGACAATAATGTTGAAAACAAAGCAGATAGTAATGTTGTTAATAATAACAATACAGCAAAAAATAAAATAATTGAAAACAGCTACTATGCAATAAATCTGGAAAGAAAATATCGTATAATGATTGGTGGCGCACATATAAACGATAAAAATTACGCAACAATTGCGTACAGGAACCGCGATATTGAATATACAACTTATTTTGAACCGAATAAAAATGCTTATGGTTTTGGTGTATCAGTGACAATAGCTAAGTGGTAATAACAGTATATATACGTAATATTATGGTCAGGAGTCCTTAGATGAAGGATAGTTTCTGACCATATTTTATCTTAAAAACAAGAAAAATATTATGATGAAAAAGCAATTAAAAAACGAAAGTCGTCAAATAGCCAGTATGACTGAACAAGAGCGTTTGCGTATTAAAAAAGCAGCTGAAATAATTCAAAACCCAGTATTATGGGCAAAAGCTTTTTTACGCACAGTAGATAATACTACTAAAAAAATCACGCCCTGGATAGCCAGATGGTATCAGGCAGAAATCTTATTATGTGATGCAGTTAAGATTGTTGCTCGTTGTGGACGACGAACGGGTGAAATACTTTGCCCTTCTCCGACAAATTGACTGGAATAATAGTTTTATTGTTTGGCTATTAAATCAGCAGCGAATCACAGCCTAATAATTTGTGAGCGTACAGAGACTAGACGCGGGGTTTTGTTCTGAATATGTCCTGTGAAAACAAAAAAAAGAATGGGAGATAAAATATATGATTTTTGAAACTACTCATAAAGTTGAAAACAATGTGTTTTCCGTTTCTATAGCTTTTGAAGGCTATGGCACTGATGATATGGATGAAGCACATGAGCAGGCTCTTTTCAATGATCTTGGAAATCCTGTAATCAACCTTGGCTCTGTTGTATTTAAAGGAAAATTTAAAGTTGATGGAGACAAGCGTGTTGTTAAAGCTGAAAGTGATTCTGATCCAGAAGCTGAGGAAGTATCGTTTATTGTAAACGCAAAACGTCTTGAGCTCGCACCTGGTTTTGTAGCAAATTACTCTGCTGATGCAGGTGATGTCGCAGCATCTGAAATCGGTACGAAACTTAATACTGCTCGTCTTGTTGCAGAAGCAAAAGCTTTATTGTTTCAGGAAAAAGTTCATGAAGCAATTAAAACAGCCGTCAGTGCGCTAAAAGCACAACGGACTCGTTTTGAAACTGATGCTGTTGCAACATTAACTGTTTAATATCTGAGAGGTTGATGTAATTTGAAGCTGAACTACGATTACTGTGTAAGGAAGCGGAAGATTACGATTGAACTGGAAACTGCAGATTTTACGCCCAAAGAAATGAAGGCATTAGATATGCTTGGTGAACCAGTAATCAGCTTCCAGAAAACCTACCCAGGTGATTTTACAATTTCGATTAATAAAAAACTCCGTACAGAGTTTAAAGTACGCATCCGTATAGATGGTACTGATAATATCGAAGCTGCAAATGAAGCTGGTCAAAAATTCCTTACTGATATTAAAGAACTCCTAGAAACTGAAATGGAAAAACTAATGGATTCTTATGAATACCAGATTTTCCCTCCGATGCATGGTTCTTTACATATATCGGAGTACCGTTAATCTATAAATTATTGTAAATCATATTCAGAACAAGAAAGGTATAGTCCGAACTGGTATTTTTATATCAGTTTGAAAACAGAAACAATGTGTGTTGACAGCCTGCATCGTGCCAGCACAACACGATCATACGCATGTTTGTTTGCAGCTCCGTATGAAGTTCAGATACGTGCAATTTTTGATCGTTTAAATACGTTAATTAGTCTATCTCCTGCCTTAAAAGATACTATTGCTTCAAGCACTAAAAATCCGTTTGAGATCAAATTTAAAAACGGAAGTACAATCAAAGGTTTAACTACCGGTGCTGGAACAGGAAAAGGAGCAGTAAGTTTTCGTGGTCAGAGAGCTGATTCGATCTATTTGGATGAATCGGATTATATGATGAACGAGGATTTTGATTCTGTATTAGCAATTGCGGCAGAACGTGAAGGTATTCGCGTATTCTTATCATCAACACCTACTGGTGCAAGAAAAAGATTCTGGCAATGCTGTACTGATCCAAAACTGCATTTTAAAGAATTCCATTTCCCATCAACATGTAACCCTAACTGGGGTCCGGAAATGGAAGAAGAATTCAGGGCGCAGTTATCAGAATCCGGTTATCAACACGAAGTTATGGCTGAATTTGGAGAACAGGAAACTGGCGTATTTGACAAAACAAAACTTGATGAAGCCATGAACTTTTCAAGATATGCTTATAATGAACTTACTTATTCGCAAAAAAGAATTGTTGAAAGCAACAATTGGGATGTTGAAATGTTAATACCTCCAGCGGGAATGAATATTGGGGTCTATAAACCAACACCATTCCGCACTATGGGGGTAGATTGGGATAAGCTTTTTTATCAATTGGAAATAAGCTATAAATGAAGCAATACGAAAATAAAAACAAATTAAAAGAACTTGTAGAAAAATACCATACTTATACAGCGGTAGCAAAAACAATTAATGTTAATGAAAAAACTATCGCTAGATGGGCACATAAATTTAATATACCAAGCATAGGTTCTCAAGGTGCCAGAAAGTATAATCTTGATGAAAATTTTTTTAAAAAGATTGATACAAACACAAAAGCATACTGGCTTGGCTTTTTAATGGCAGATGGATGTGTGTACAAAAATGACGACAAAAAATCATACAGATTGCAAATAAATCTTGCTTACTCAGACATTGAGGCTTTAGAAAAATTCAATAATGCGATCAAGTCAAATTATCCAATAAGAAAAGTCTCTGTTTTAAATAAAAAAACTGAAAAAACATACACAGTTGCACAGTTAAAAATCAATTGTACAGTGATGTGTCATGATTTAATAGCGTTAGGCGTAAAACCGAGAAAGTCACTTGTATGTAAAATTCCATATATAGAACCAATGCTTTTTTCGCATTTTATACGAGGCTATTTTGACGGTGACGGATGCATTACAAAAGATGCAAGAGGGAGATGGACGGCAAGTATTGTCGGTGGCTCCCCTGTACTTGATATGCTAAAAAGTTATTTAAGTAGTTATAATATACACTCAGCCATATATGATATTAAGCATTCAAAAGCAAAGAGTCTCGAAATATCAAACAAGTTCCATATTCAAAAATTTGGGCAATTGCTTTATAAAGACGCTACAACTTTTTATAAAAGAAAGTTTTTAAAATTTCAAGCTTTAGATAAATTTTTGTCCCGCCAGTCAGATATGGCTGGGCAATAATCAGGTTAATTGCGGGGAACGCCTGAGAGCTTAAAGTACCAACCAAAGATGGTGACATACTTTGGGGCTAAACTAATCATTTAGATATGGTAAAAATCTTTAAGATTGGCTAATCGAGCGCAGCAAAGCGTCTCTCTGAGACGTGTGTTCAACGACTATCCGAAAACTAATATTATTAAAATAGTAGTGAGTAGCTGTTTTGCAGCAACAGGAGTACGGCCTGAGCAGGTGGGTGAAAACCTCTTAAATGGAAATACCGGCGGGACTCTGTATCGTATAGAGGGCCGATAATATAGTCTCAACTTCCGGTGAAAGCCGGAGCAGCATAATAAGCGGGTATGGTGTAGCGAACCATACTGAAGACATTGAAATATGGAGCTTCGTCTTCACTTCTTATTCTCGACTATATACCTAAATATGGTAAGTTTAGAGTAACAAGACGTATTGAAGTTCCAAAAGCAGAATACAGCTACGATAAAGCTGTTAATATGATAATTGAACTTAACAGAATATATGATCCAAAATGGATTTATGTAGACCGCGGAAGCGGTGAGTACCAGCTAGAGACACTGCATAAATATGGTGATCAGCATCCTGAATCCGGATTAAAAGTAAAAGTAAAAGGATTCAGTTTTTCTCAAAAAATAGATGTTATAGATCCTGTCACAAGAATACCAGACAGTAAACCTATGAAACCATTTATGGTTAATCAGCTGACTTTATGTATTGAACGTAATCAGCTTATATTGTCGCCATTTGACGAGGTTCTTCATAAACAGCTTATTGATTATGAAGTCATTCGTCAAAGCCAGAGTGGTCTTCCAGTATTTACTGATAAGAATGAGCATTTCGTTGATGCACTTGGATTAGCGTTTCTTGCTTTTGCTATGGAAATGCCGGATATAACAAAAACCATCGAGGAAGTTGATTTTACAACACAGATAATTGGTGGTGAGTCTCCGATAAAAGCTGCAGCAGAGCAACGTATAAATTCGCTTAGTAATGGCTTTGCATCAGACAGAAATCCGTGGTCGAATTTAAAAAATGGAACTGTATCATACGAAGATGCTCAAAGAAATACTGACGGAGCAGACAAACCATCAGTATTTAAAGTGCCCAGCTCTTATTTTAAACGCAGCCGTTATGGAACCGGCTGGGGATCAAGATGTGGAGGCTACGGCGGACGTTCAATGTTTTAAATATGAAAAATTCACCCGAGTGAATTTTCTTTAGTTAACTAAAGTATATGGTAGAGGAATATATGACGGAAGATAGATTTAGTAAATATGATATATTATCATTGCCGGATCTTGAACCGGAACGAAGTTATGAGTCTGAAGGTTCAGCTGCTGCAGGCAAAGAATATAAATACACTAAGACACCAAATAAGTTTTTAAAGACTATTGATGATCTTGATAACGTGTATAATATGGCTGACCTGCTTCCGGCTGAATTAAGTGCAATCATTAAACGTATTTCAAATGTTTTATCTATTGATTCACAAGGTAAAATGATAATAAAAATGCGTGATGAGCGAAACAAGAAAACTCCAGAAGATGATAAAACAAATAAGCCAAACAACAATGATGATGGAAAATATATCATTAATAAAGTTGACGATGATGATGGCGGAAATGGTATTTATAATGGTGATATATTTAGTGCTACGCCGCAATTTTCCATTGAAGTTGAACCTTCAGATTCGCTTGTAGATATTGCCCGTTCAAGTTTTGAAGATGACGACAATGATATTAAGCGCTACTTTACTTCACAAATGACACAGTTATGTGCCAGATTTTTTCAGATAATGACGACACTTGCTGATGAATCCGGTATGCCTGATTACAGCTATCTTATGTACGACTTTGATGGTACGGCTGTAACGACAGATGATGAGAACCAGCGGCATTTAATAGATAATATCGTAAAAAACCAGGTATTGTATGATCAAAAAATAAGACAAATGAACCTGCTTCATACAGCGGAAAACACATTAATTATGACACGGGCTTTTAATTCTGCTGAAGCGCAGCGCGAAAGGTATCTTGGCGAAAAATATAAACGCAATATGCCCGATATGTCGTCATCATTTTCAAATGATATTCTTGAAGCAGAACGAAGCGAAGCTAACGAGAAATACAAACAGACTGCATATAATATGTATAAATATCTTGATTCAGCAACGAAGTATACTAACGAGCTTCTCAATATGAAGATTGATGATGCTTCGGCAAAGTCACAACTTTCAAACACCGGATCTGATATTTTTGCACAGACACCTCCGCCAACTCCAGTACAGGATGAGATTGATGATGGTTATGAAACGACTAAAAAACAAACCGAAGCTGGGAAGAAGTATATTAAAGAGCAGATGAAAGACTCTAAGAAAGCTTCTGAACTTGATAATGGTATGGGATCTGGCAGTTATGGAAATGGCTCTGATTCCGGCGTACTTGGCGGTGGAAATGTTGAGCCTGCTGTCGTATGGAAAGCTTTGCGTGCTGCAGGCTACAACGAGATCGCCACAGCCGCTATTATGGGAAATATTCAGATAGAATCTCATTTTAATACAGGTGCAGACAATGGCTCTCATCGAGGATTAGCGCAATGGGATTATAGTGGTCGCTGGGCTGCATTGGAAGATTTTGCACAGTCAAAAAATAAAGATCCAATGGATGGCGGAACACAGATAGATTTTCTTGTTTATGAAGCTGAAAACACTCGCTACCCGGAAGAATGCTGTCCTGATAAAATGAATAGTTTTGGTTCTGTAGAAGAAGCAACCCATCAATGGCTGGAGTATTTTGAAGGGGCGTTAGGGCAAGCAGATGCTGAAAGAGCCGAGGCTGCAAACCTAGCTTATAACCAGTTTAAAGGCAGTAAATAAATATATCTTATCTATAAGGTGGTGTCATAAAATATTTAATAACATAAGAAGACGTTTATCAAACACCTTGCTTTTACTGTCAGAAAAAACAGGTGGAGGTAATATTCGTTCGAATATAAAATCAAGTGCAGTCATATCTAAAAGCAAATTTGCTATAGCCGCTGCTACATTAGGGAACTTAATAGGTTACACCCGCAATGACATGTTCTATAGAAGCGAATATGATTTTGATGAAATAAAAATCGCCGCTGAAACAGATTCGTATTTGTCTCAGGCTATTCATAAATACTCAGAGCTGTTTATGAAAAGTGGCTATGTTTTTAAGGGTGAAAACGATAAGGCTGTAGAATATCTTGAAAAACGTATTCGTATAATGAGTTACATGTCTGATAATTCATTTGAACTATTAATGCGAGAAACAGCTCATGACCTTGTAAAATTTGGAAACGCTTTCTGGGTAAAAACTCGCATAGACAACAATCCATTTATTCAAGCTTCTCCTATAGGTGATTCAAAGAAAGTAGTAGGCGGATATTTCAGACTTGATCCATCACAAGTAAGAATACAGTTCGATAAAAAAGGTGAAATAACTCAATATAAACAGATTACACCATCAAATCGTGAAAAGAATTTCGACCCTAATGATGTAATACATTTTACTTTTGATCGCGATCCAGGTTCTGTATGGGGCAAACCAAGATGGTTGCCTGTTATGGAAGACATACGTCTCCTGCGGAAATTAGAAGGAAATGTATCAACGCTTGCTTGGCGTTATGCAATACCTATGGTGCAGGCCAAGGTTGGTTCACAACAGCCAGGTATGGGTGCAACGAAAAAGGAAATTGAAGAAACTCGCCGTGTAATAGAATCAACTCCTCCTGATGGTATTCTTATAACTAATTCGGGTGTTGAGTTAAAAATGCTTGGCGCAGAAGGAAATGCTATGGATTTATCACCATACTTATCCTACTTTGAAAATCGTGTGTTCACTGGACTGAATACATCGCAAGCAATGATGGGACGTGGCGGTTCTGCTCAAGACGCTGATTCTATGGAAGAGCAGATTCATAATGCTGTTAAAGATCAGCAGGCTACATTTACAATACAGTTTTCACATGAGGTTATAACTGAGCTTCTTTTAGAAGGCGGGTTTAATCCGATATTGAATGAAAAAGATATTGTAAATCTTGTGTTTAACGAAATCAATCTTGATACCCGTGTTAAATTGGAAAATCATGAAGTTAATCTTTTTCAGACTAACGCTATTACATTTAAAGAAATGCGTACAGCTATTGGCTATAAAAACAGTAACGTTGATGAAAACGAATTGTATGCAAATATGATTCAGCAAAAGAATACACTTGAGCAGATTAAATTAAATCATAAGAACGCTATGGAACTTGCAAAGCTATCTGCCCAGCTAGCATCTTCAGCATCAGACAGCAATAACAGTAGTAATAAAACTAATAATGACGACTCTGACTCAAGCAGTACAAATGCTTCAAGCGGTAAAAAAACATCAAATTATGTAAAGAAAAACACTGGTAATGGAAAAACCACATCAAGCGGCAGAACCAATAAAACGGTTACAAGTATAGATTCACCTCAAAACCAGCATGGAACTTACAGTGCAAAGATAAAAGAATCTGTAGTAGCAGATGTATTGCTTGATAAACTTGAAGATGATGGATCTAATGAATCTGATATAAGAAGGCTTTTTCTTTCATATATACAGAGTTCAACAAAAGTTGCTGCAAAAGAAGGCGCAAAAAAAGCATTGGACGAAATAAAACCGGACAACGCCGAAAATAATGTTCCGATCTTAGCACCTGAAAATCAATTAATTTTTCAGTTTATTAAAGAAAATTTTAATAGCTATATGCTTAATATAAAAAATAACGCTGGTAATATAACGGACAGAGAAAGTTTCAAAAGCATTTTTTCTAGTCAAAAATATAGATTAAATTATATGGCAGATTTTGCATACAGAAAAGCCTATTGGTATGCTTATCTTAAAACTTGTGAAAGTTATGGCATCAATAAAGTAGTAGTGAGATGTAATGACGGCAGCAGGCATAAAGATGAACATGCGGGGAAAATCATCAACGCAAGAAATTTCACTCTAGGTGAAATACCAGGTTTCAGTTCACATTGTAAATGCTGGCTGGAGCCTGCAAACTAAATAAAATTGTCATATAAAATAATCTTTAAATATATTTTTACAAAACTATAAGAAAGGTTTTAAAGATTCATGCCAATATTATTAAATGAATTTGTTGGTTTTGATCCTAAGAAGCCAACAAACCTTTCGCAGTCAAAAGAATCTGCCGAATGGATTAATAAATGTAATACATCTAATAATGATCTTACTGAATACGATTATACAGTGGCAATCGATGGCGCCGATAGTTACGAACCCGATTTTACAACTACAATAGAAGCTATACATCCAGATGTTCCAACTCGTAATTTTACGAGATATATGTCGTCCAGTTTTAATAAAGAAAATATTGATACATGGACTATTCCGTATAACAGACCACTTATTTTATATCACAATGAATATGACGGTCAAAAAGTTGGAACCATCATAAATGCTGAGGTAAAAGAATCTAAACGCTGCAAAGGCAAAAATGCGCTTGTATTAACAGCATCGATTCCGGAATACCGCGAACAATTTAAAGTAAGCAGCGGTTTATACAATACAGTTTCTATCGGAACTTCCGCCTCTGATGTCAGATGCAGCATCTGTGGAAGCCATATAGATTCGGGCGAATACTGTGAACATGAACGTGGTGCATCTTATAAAAATGAATCCACTGGAAAAATAGAAACATGTTATTGGGACGTATATAACTGGGAGGCAAAAGAAATTTCTTTTGTTCATGTTCCGTCAGATAAATATGCGGGTATTATCGCTTATACATACGAAAGATATGATGATACACCAAAACGCGATGGTATACCACGACATTATGCAGTACCTTTACAAAGCACAGTAAAAGAATCTTCAGTTGAAAATACAACAAAAGAAGATGCCCAAACAGTAATATCATTAACAGAAAACGATAATAAAGGAGAGAATACCTTGGATATTAAGGAAGCAGAAAAAAGAATCAGCTCCTTAGAGACTGCTCAAAAAGCCCTTGAGGGCGATAAAAAGAACCTCATTGAAAAAGTTGACTGTCTTAATAAAGATAAGATCTCGCTTCAAGAATCTGTTGCTGCTTTGAAAAAAGAAGCAGAACAGAAAGATCTGAATATTTCTCAGGAGAAAGAACTGCGTGAAGCAGCTGAAGATAAAGTAAAATCTCTTGAAAAAGAAGTAAAACTCAGCCTTGCAGAAAGCCTGGCTGCGCTTCGCGAAAAAGCTGGCAAACCGGCTATTGAAAAACTCGAGGAGCGTTCTATTGAATCACTGCGCGATTCTATTGCTGATCTTAAAGCTGATATTGCTGAAAAAGTCAAAATGCAGGAATCTGAAAAAGAGAAGATGCATACTGAAAAAGGCGTCGTAAAAGATGCTCAGCTTAAAGAAAATGAAAATGTTAATGAATCAAAAGCAGAAACAGAGGTTGAAACTGAAGAGCAGCCTTGTGAAGAACTTTTTGATCTCTAATTGGAGGAATTGAATCTTGGCACTTTATCCAACTAATTTTGAAACTAAGTTCCGTCTTTCTCCTGGTGGCCGCGGTGAAACTTTCGTTGCAGACATGCCAGGTTATCGTGACGGCGCAACGCGAATTAATCGTACAAATAACACGTTAAGCGTTTCTTCTCATGAAGATATTTCCGGTAAATTCATTCTCGATAAACGTCTGCCCGCACAGTTTAAATACGGTTTTATGGCCGGCTACAACAATATGGTTGTTACGAAAGGTCGTATCGTAGCTGCTGATCCGTATATGGATGCAGCTGATTGGCAGTCTGATCGCGAATTTAATGTATTGACGCTTGCTAATGGTGGCACTCCAGTACGTCTTCGTGAGGATACCGATGTATACAACACAAAAGAAACTCTTGTGTCGGAAGAAGGTCGCGGTAATAAAGCTCATGGCGTAGGTCTTAACTGGGCTCCTGTTGCTGGTATGGACGAAGCATGGAAAGATGGTATTTATCGTGCATGTAAAACAGCCGGCAATGCTCAGTTAAAAGCAGCAAACATGGGTGTTGATGCAAAAACAGGTAAAATCGTAAAAGATGCTATTTTTGATACTGGCTCTGGTGCTGTTGTAGGCGGAACTATAACAGAAGATGTTCGTCCTGCTAATATTCCTCTTGGTATGATTGAACGCAATGAATGTTCCCGTTTTGATAACGATTCTTTTGATGGCATGATTCCGGGTCCGGTAATCACTGATAAAATCGTTGAGCTTCCGTACTTCCAGTTCAAAGATAAAGCGGAAAAACAGCCTTGGGGTGCAATCTATGGAACGCTGAAAGTTGGAGACCTGGTTAAATCCGATGAGAACGGTCGTCTTGTTGTTTCGCCACTTTCTTATGATGCTGTTCTCGATGATATGACTGCTGCTGAAATTGAACGTGAACGTCAGCAGGTTGTAGGTCAGGTTGTAGGCTTTAATCATAATATGGTTCCAGAAGGCGGTTATGAACTTGCTCAGTGGGCACTGGAAGACCGTCTCCGTTATGAAGGCTTTAATCCTGATGTCTATACTCAGACGAATCGCCCGGGCGAAGACAATGTAAACTCATCTGTATTCCAGAGCACTGGTCGTTATCCTGGTTATCCGTATGACAAAGCATACACTGAGCATGACCTTCATATGATTGGCAACGGTACAGGTCGTGCAGGTAATTACGATAAGTTCATGCCGCTTAAATATCAGCTTGATAATGGTATCCCTGGTCTTACTGATGGTGGCAATGCAGCACTCCGTTCTTTTGAAAACAATCATGCTGCTGAAATTGGCGCACGTAAAGATAAGACGCAGCCATATGTACGCAACGTAATTCGTGTATGTCAGAACGGCAACTTTGAAGACGGTTCTCTTGAACTGCAGCTTGTTGATCCGGACGGTACTGAAGTTCTTGCATATAAATCCGTAACTGCTCCATGCGATCTTAACGATGCATTTAAAGTTACATATTATAATGCAGTTCAAGGCTTGATCTGCATTGAAGTAAAAGATGAAGCAAAAGCTGATACTGCACTTGCTAAAGGTTATTTGACTGTAAACTTGAAATTCAAGAAACGTGGTCAGGCTGGTGTTCCGACATTTATGGACTGGGATGGCTGTGTAGGTTCTGCTAAAATCCTGCTTCAGCGTTAATTTTGTATAGGGGGATAAAACTACTTTGAGTATTAATCTTACTGAACGTCTTAAAAAGGCTGAAAATAGAATTAAAGCACTGCAGGAAAACGCAGAGGCTAAAAAACATGGCAAAGCACCAAAATATGCTGGATTGGAAAAAGGTCCGCAGCTGAAAGAAATGCAGGCTTATAAAACGTTTCTTTCTCAGTTGAATGGTACTGATAAATCCGGTAAGTCGGCTGAAATATCTATGAAAGAAATGATCACTTCCACAGATATTATCGACAACATGATTCCGAAAGTTATTTCTGGTGAAATGATTGAGGCTGGAGAACCAGAACTTCTGGCTTCAAGCTTGTTTACCAAAGTCCAGGCTCCTGGCAATGGTGTAACAATCGTTGTTCCTATTGTTGGTGAAATTTTTGTACGTGAAGTAGCTGAAGGTCAGAGCCTTGAGGAAGCTGCTCCGGATTCTGTTCTGATGGAAAATAGCCGTCTTACGATTAATATCCGTAAGTTCGGTGTTAAGGTTTCTATCACTGAAGAAGCTATGTCTGATTATACATGGGATGTTCACGAACTGACTATTCGTAAGATCGGTCGCGCATTTGCCCGCATGAAAGAGAAGCAGTGTTTCCAGGAGTTCACGAAGCATGGTCATATTGTATTCGATAATGCTATTCGTGATCAGAAACCAGAAGCTGGCACAACTGGCTACGGCAAAGATGGTAAATATAATAACACGCTCAGTGTTGAGGACTTCCTCGATCTGATGCTTGCTGCTATTACAAATAACCATACACCGACTGATTTCTTTGCTCATCCGTTGATCTGGACTGTCTTTGCTCGCAACAGCATGATTGGCGCAGGACTCGGTTTTGGTGCTCTTGGCGGTCAGAACGTTAATCCGAGTGGCGGCACGCAGGGCTCGCCGAACTTTGCTGGTTTGCAGAATAACATTGGCAATCAGCAGTTTATCTTAAAACCGGAACAGGTTCAGAACCGTATGCCGGTAGCACTTACGGTAAATCTTACGCCGCAGGTTAAGTGGGATAAGGAAAAACGCCTATTCGATTGCTATGTTGTTGATCGCAATAATGTTGGTGTTATCGCACAGCGTCAGGAAATCACGATGGATAACTGGGCTAACCCGGATCGTGGTATTCAGTTTATTTCCGCTAAAGAGCGTTACGGTGTTGGTATTCAGGATCATGGTCTTGGTATTATGGTTGCACGCAATATCTCCGTAGCAACTTCTTATCCAGAAACCATTCCGGTTCGTGTTATTGCAGAATAATTTCTGTACGAACCGTTTATATAAAATACTAAACATGACTAAGAAAATGAGATGGTTTTTATTGACCGTCTCATTTTCTTATATACTGTTCTTTGTTTTATTGCAAAATATTTCCGTAATAACACAAATAGTTATGGTCAAAATATAATTTTAAAATGGAGAAAAAATTATGGAACTTGTAAAAATCGAAAATAATCAAGCGGTTGTTTCCAGCCGCAGTATTGCAGAACATTTTGAAAAACAACATAAAGATGTATTGAGAAGTATTAAAAATCTTTTAGCTGGAGATGAGCGCAAAATTGCGCCGATGTTTTATGAATCAACAGCTTTAGATAGCTACGGGCGCAAACAAAAAATTTACCTTATGAATAGAGATGGTTTCACATTATTGGCGATGGGTTTTACCGGCAAAAAAGCTCTCGACTGGAAAGTAAAATACATCGAAGCTTTTAACAAAATGGAAAAACAATTAGCTGCTCAACAGCAATTCTCTGAATTTCCTATCCCAAAAGATTATCCGTCTGCATTGCGGGCTTTGGCTGATCAGTGTGAATCAAATCAGAAATTAATAGCTGAAAATAAAGAACTTGTACCAAAAGCAGAATTTTATGATGCTGTAGCGAATAGCGAGTCATTATCATCAATGGCTGATGTTGCAAAAATACTTGATATGGGGATTGGCAGAAATAAATTATTTATTATGCTTCGTGCAAATAATATACTTCAAGCAGATAACATTCCATATCAGCGCTATGTAAACGCAGGATATTTCAAAGTTGTTGAATCCCACTATATGGCTGATGGCAATTCTGTTGTTGCTAAAACTACTTATGTAAAACAGCGCGGAATAGACTATATCAGAAAACTGCTTAATAAACAGCTTATAGTAAACAATTAATAATATGTAGCGGAAGGAAATATTGAATTGGAAAAAATTTCAGAAGAACAGATTAATCAAATCCAGCAAGAACTTGAGCAACAAATGGATAAAGAAGATGATTTTCTAAAAGAAATAGAAAAATTGTCACAATCAATTGCTCATCGTCTTGTAAAAGAAAATCATACACATGAATATTTTATGGATACTGATTATATATTTAATTTGAATAGTGACCGTGGAAATAAAATAATTACAGTTATGTGTACAGATCCTGTTAAATTCGCAATTGGCAATGGTCACTATCATCCATGTATAGCTCGTGGAGAATGGGACGACAGATATACTTACGAAGAAAATGTATATGTTGTTGTTAAAGGTATTCTTTGTAATAAAGCTGGAATGGTTAATGTTGAAGAAATTAAATAAGATAACTGCAGATAACTATAAATATATTTTGGAGGTCTTGTAAAAATATGACAAAAGTAGTAGCACGTATTAAGTTGGCCCGTGGTGAATCTGGTTACTATGATGATGTGTCCGGCATTTGCCTTAACTGGAACCACCCGACTGCAGAAGTTCTGCTTGGAACAGACTGTTCCGGATTAAGAACTTCTTTAAAAGCGCATCGTATTGAATTGCTTGCAGGTTCGTTAGGCACGCCTAAAACTTTCAAACAGGTATTGATGGAAGCAAAATCAAAACGTACCGGTGAAGATTTAAAAACACTTATGGGCAATACTCCTCTTGCGGCGGATCCTACAGAAGTTATTAATGATGATACGGTATCAAATCAGGTTCCTAAACCAACGTCAACAATTGATGCACAAGGGCCTGACAAGAACACGCCAAAAGCAGAAACCACACCAGCAAAAAAACAAGCTGCCGCTGTGCAGGCGGATGAACCAGTCGCAGAAGAAGCTGACGCAGAAGATAGTACCAAAGAAACCGTTGGTGATATGACTGTAAAACCTGGTTCAATCCGTAAATTGAAAATTGGTTCTACCCGTGAAATTACTTCAACAACAGAAATCGTTTCAGCTGAATCTTCTAACGAAAAAGCAGCAACAGTAACTTTTGAAGGTAAAAAAGCAGTAGTAACCGGTGTAGCTGTTGGCAACACTGTGATTACTCTTAAAGATGCTGCTAATGGTGAAGGTATAGTCGAAACAACGGTTGTAAAAGCATAAGAAAGGCTAACGCATGTATCAAAAATTTACAGTAGATACTGTTACCATACATGAGTCAAAAAATACTATTGAGGTCAAATTTACACATGAACTTGATCCCGATAGCATATCAGCAACATCATTGTATATCACCAATCATAACGATAATAATATTATTCCGATTAAATATACTATTGATGATGATATTGTGTTATTAAATTACAGCAATAATATTAAACATAATGTTCAATACAATATTGTTGCAACAAAAGAAATAAAATCAGCAATGGATGAAGAACTCGATATTGAGTTTATCAAATCTTTTACAATTACAAATACCGTTGACAGCACTGTTAACATATTGTCTCCAGCTAATCATGAACAGTTAGATACAATGACCATAAAATTCGAAGAAGTTTTTGGTGCGTCCAAAAAAAATGTTAATCGTTACAGGCTCCAAATAGGCGATCATGATTTCCTTGCTCCGTTTATAGACACCATAATAGATAATAAAACAGAAATAACTATAGGCTCTGTTAAACCTGCAAAGCAATATTATGCACGTATTAGAGCTGAAAAAAGTAATACAGATTTTGGAATATGGTCAAATAAAGTTACTTTTACGTTAAGTAATGGCTTAAATGAAAAAGATAACGATAATACGACTGCTGATAATAAAAACAATGATAACAAACCTATTATAGAAAATGATTTTATTATAGCTGGCTACCCCGAAAATGGAACTACGCCGGAAAGTTTTTTAATAGAATTTGATGATGAAATAGACCCTGCCAGTATTGATATGAGCAATATACTGCTTACCAGAAAGAAGGTGTAATTTTGGAAAGGGTAAAATTTACTTATCGTGTATTTGATAACTGTCTCGAAATTACACCGGTTGATAAAATTTATGACAATAGTGTATATAAGCTTACACTTAAAAATATAAAATCTGTAAACAAAAACAAAGTTCTTGATAAAGCTGTCCTTGAAATAACAACTGCAATGAAACCAGCATATTGTAATGTAAACTCTATAAAGACTCTTGTTGATGTATTCGATGTTCCAGAATCAAGTATACTGTATCAGATACGACAAGCAAGCAGAGAAGCTGATTTTATATATGCTGAAACATTTGACGGTGCAAAAATCCCGCTTGATAATGACGGAAACCCTCCATTTCCAGTTGAAAAATTTACAGAAGTACGTGCAAGCCAGTTTGCCTTAACAAAAGCATATATTACAGGAACATCAGAAGCCGGGCTTGAAGGAACCCTTGGCAAGATAACTTTTAAAAATGGCGATGAACTTACAAATATAAATAAGCTTATCACAGATCTTAAAAGCGAAGCTAAAAAATGGCAAGATGCTATGCGTGGTTATTCATTGCCTGGAAGAAACAAACCATCTTTTGCATTGCGAGGAAACTGGTCGTGGAGAGCGACACCTGCATCAGTCATTTTTAATGATTATACCCGCAGCGGTAATATGGGCATACATGGGGCGGTGCGTATTTAATGCTTAATAAGAGTTTTAATGCAAGTATCCGTAAAATAATAAATACAATTGCATTTCCTATGTATATTATTATGCTTGATGACCAAAAATGTACATGTATTGATTTTCATGATATACCTGACAAAAATTGTCCTTATTGTTTGGGTATTGGGCATAGAATACGGATAAAGAAAATAACAGGCGCAATGGAGCCGGATGAAATATCAGTACGTTTGTCTGGACAGCAGCAAAAAACTGCATCATCATATTATTATTTTGATGCAAACCTTGTACCTGAAAGAGCTATTCGTGAAGGTAACTATATAGTCCGCGACAATGAAGTGGATATTCTGCAAAGTCCCAAGAAATACCGTTCCGATTCCAATGATGTAATTTATTATTATGTCGAAGGCGTTATTAAAAAAACAAATACAGATATATTTCTCAAAAACTTTTACAAGCTGGTGTCGCCACTATGAAGACTAATTTTCAAACAATAGATAAGCATTACTCTGTACTTATTGTAGGAACAGGTGCTACTAATAAATATTTATATGAAGTCGTTCAGCCTGAATATCAGCGTGAAGCCTTTGAAGTATTCGGAGCATCATCATTAACAGAAGCTTATAACGAATTTGTTGATGGTATGCATAACATAAACGATATTTATTTGCTGAATATTGAAACAAAGTATGATTATACAAAAATCGGAAAAATAGTTGCTGAATATGATTTTTCGTATATTGTACCAGTCGATGTTCTATTGTCTGATTCATATTTTGACCCAAATAAAAATGGTAAACGCACATATTATCTTCAGGATATGATTGAACTGAGTGGCGAAGAAAATAATTCAGTATTTATAGTTACAGATAAAAGTGCATCACTTTACCAGACTATAGATCTTTTTTTAAAAGATATGATCGAAGTTCAAAATTCTTTTAAAAACATTGTTAATAACAATTTTTGCCGTGAAAATGTTATGTTTGTAGCTAACAATTTGTCGGGTACGGAATATGCGAATGTAATACTCGCCAGAATGATAACAAATAGCAGGATTAATGAATATCCTAAAAGTGATATAAAAATTGATTCATACGGAACAGTTTATGATATGGATTACACAGACAGTATCGGGAGTATGATATATTTCAGAAGTCATGCCGATGGCTCCGTTACTGCTGAAAATCTTCTTAATTTTGCACCGGATAATATACCAACAAAAATATTTACTATATACCGTATATGCCTGTACATAGCAAAAGAACTTGATTTTTCCGATTATATAGGATCATATTACACTGCATATAAAAAACAGCAGATTGAAAATATTGTTACTAATTATTTGTCGTCAATAACAGGCTCATTTATTACTGAGTTCAAAATAAATCAAGTTTATGCAGAAGAAAACCCGTATCACCCAGGTACGGTGAACGTAATACTTAAATACAGTATTAAACCAATAGGGTGTGCTGAAAGATTTATAACACAATCAGTGCGTATTTGATAATAAATATATTAAAAAAATAATAAACATAAAAATTAAAAGGTAATATAATTCATGCAAACAATAAAAAATAACAGTGCTGATTCGTTTGAAGAATTACTGAATAGACAATGGGACAGTATGTCCGTTGAGAATACCAAAAATAATAATACATCAAATAATACTTTATCAGCACTTTCAGATAAAAAACCAAAATACACTAAAGCTGAAAAAGGTGCAACATTAAACGATTTTTTTCAAATGATAAAGAAGATGGTTCTTCGCACCATGAAAAAAGATAATGTTGAATTTATACCTGATGACGGACCAAGAGCTGTCCTTGATCCTTCGGCTGAAATTGATCATCCTGTAATCTACTACACTTTAATTTCACGAAAGCCGCGTAAGGATTACATAAAACCTCATTTTCGTGAAGATATTTACGACAGGAACGCAAATGGCTCAATAGCACGGCAGGGAGCTATTTATGGTCAGATTTTCGATTGTGATATCCAATTCAATATACTTGCAAGTGATTATGTAATTGCTGACAAGGTAATGGATACATTCGAAGATGCAATGCAAAAATATTCTGGTTATTTTAAGAAGAATGGTATCAGTGAGCTGTTTTTTCAACGACAGTATACCGATCAGAACCTTGATATATACAGACAAAGAGTTTCTGTAAGATCACTGGTTTATCGTGTCACCATCGAACGCATTAAACTTTCGTTTGATACCACTATGTCTGAGATTGTTAAATAGTTTTAATAAATTTGTCAGGAGGCCCAGTATTGAGCGCACTTAATGATAACAATAACTTGCCAGGCTCGATTATTGACATTGAGAATGAAATCTCTCAGGACTACGATCCTTCCGCATGGGGAAGCACAGAATCAGTTCTTGTAATTGGTACTGCATTCCAGGGTCCTGTAGGCGTACCGACCAAGGTGTATAACTCCGATATGGCACGCTATTATTTTGGTGCAAGTTATGATAACGCAACACACCGTTCCGCATCGTTGGTTCCAGGTGTTCAGGCTGCTTATGAAGCAGGCAGCCGTACTATTTACGCTATGCGTGTAGGCGGCAAAGATATTTATAAAGATTTCCGTCTTTGTGAAGGTAAAAATACGTATCGTTTACGTGTATCAGGTCAAACGCCGACAAATATCACTAAACAGTGCTATTTCCGTGTAAATGTCGATTCTGGTTACGAATCCATTACGCTGTATAAACCAGCTTCAAAAGCAACGATTCAGGAAAGCAAACAGGGATATGTTGACAGCTCTAATTCAATTATTGAAATTGAAATGCGCCTAAATGAAGATAATGGCTATACACGTAATGATAAGCTGACAGATCTCGTTACGTTCTTTAATACTAATACTAGAAATAACGTGCTCGTTATGTCGATCGTTGATAAAGATGGCAATGATGTGACGAACGATCCTGCTACTCAGGATTTGTGCATTGGCTCTTTGTTTAATGGTATCTATTTCGTAGGGCGCGATAAAAATGCTGATGGCATTTCGCCGTATTCCGTTGTTTCTGCAAGTGCAATCGTAAATGAATCCAGTCCGAGACCGTATTCCAGCTATAACGGTGCTTTTTATCGTGTTCTTGAATTTAATAGTGACATTTCTTCTGAATATCCTATTTATGCAAGAAACTATGACGAACTGAAAGCATTGGTACGTGGTGCATCTGTAACAGCAGGCGAGGATTATGAGTTCCTTAAAACTGCCGGTATTGTAGATCGTTTGTGGAAAAAAGATGATATTGATTATGAAGAAGTAGAACTTACAAACTATCAGATATATGAAAAACTAGGTTCCGGTTTTGCTATTACGGCTAAAGCTGTAAAACGCGAAGGTGTTGATTCTCGCGGCAATGAACGCAAGCCACGTGTTATTGAGACACCTTCTGATGATGAAAACCATATTGTAGGTTTGAATGAGGGTATCTATGCGCTCCTAGAAAACACGGAAGTTGACTATCGTGTTCTTGTTGCAGCTAATGCTGATGACAAAATTACGGCTAAACTTCCTAAAGCAGATGATTTCCGCACATCATCTGCAAACAGCATTAAACTTCTTGGTAATGCCAGCACTGGTGCAGGCGCTCTGATCGAAGCTACGACACGTGTTGATTCTAATGATTTGACAGCAGCAAAATCATATACATTCCATTTTGCTAAAGTAGCAGAAGATGAAGTTGAATATGATAACATCACTGATGTGTATGTTGATCATGTCGCTCAGATTGTAGCCCGTGTAAACGGCGGCGCTGATGCTGTAAAAGCAATGGTTAAAGCAAATACATATCCGGATGGTACTTCGTTCCTTGTATTCGATGATGAACAGGCTACCAGCGGTGTATTGTATCGCATCGTAAATGGCAAGCTTGCTAAAATGAATATTGCACGTCTTGCTAATGAACTTATCAGTTCTGATTTGCAGCTCTATGTTGGTAAATATGATAAGGCAACCAACAGCCTTACTTATGAAGCCGCTGAAGCTGTAGTAAGGGCAGGTTCTCCAACGACATATCTCAATAAAGAATATATTCTTGTTGACAACGGTTCTGCAATATTTGTTGCAGATGTTTGTGAATCTGCTGCGAACGCAGGCAAAGTTGCATTAAAACCGCTCGGTGATCTTGATGCTATGATGGGCGATGGTGATAATGACAGCAAGACACTCATCTATGTAGAAGATTCTTATGGTCAGAATAACCGTGTAAATATTACAACTGGCGCAGCAGACTTTATTCCATTGAGTGAGTTTGTTGATATCCTTAATGATGATGCTACACTTGGGCGGCTGTTTACTTTTAGTCTTACGCAGGACGGTGCAGACCAGAAAGAAGATTACCCTGAATCTATCGAAGATGAATATGTGCTGAGTTCTGGCGACACTTATTATTTCCAGCAGACTCGTAAAGATGCTGGCACACAGCATGAAACCGATTATCCTGGTGCGTATTATAAGATGGATGCAGACCGTGAAGTTTCTTATAACTACAGCATGTATATTCCTTATCGTACTAATGATAACTTTGTACGTCAGCTTGCACAGCATTGCGCATACAGTTCTTTGCGTACAAGCATGACGCACGGTATTATTGGTTACAGCCCGCTGCATACATTCACGTTAAAGGCTATGCAACAACGTGTTGATGAGTTGCTCGCCGCAGACTTTAGTCTTTATGCTAAGAAACCAAATGGTCGTATGATCTTAAATTCAACAAAAGATCCTGTTGAAATCGGCGGCAATGTTTCGGTTACAGCTTTTCAACATGCTATTGTTGATACTGTTAATAGCGTAACGACTACCTGCAACGGTGCAGCATATTATGCTGGTATTATTTCTACACTCCCTGTTGAGAAATCCACTACAATGCAGGCTACTGGTCTTAGTGCTGTTGACTTCACTTTCTCTAATTCTCAGTTGCGTAACCTTTGCAATGCTGGTTATGTATGCACAAAGGATTCTGTAAATAAAGGAATCTGTATTGTTGATGATGTTACTAAAGCGCCTGCATCTGAACTGCGTTCACGTCTTTCGATTGTTCGTACCCTTAATGAGTGTGGAAAAATCATTCGTGAAGCATCAGAGCCGTTCATTGGTCTTAAAAACAGCGTAAACAATCGCAATTCATTAAAAACTGCGATTGACAGTGCTTTGACGGAGCTTAAAGATAAGCTTATTCAAGATTATCAGTTCACTATTATTAATCTTGCAACGTATACTACTGATACGGAAATTAAGATCAACTACACGATCCTTCCGCTTAATGAAATTCGTACTATTACGAACAATATTACTGTTACCCGTCAGGCTCTTTCCTGATTAAATAATGTCACAATGGCAGTAAAATAAAAAAAATACTGTCATTGTGATTTATTATTAAATATAAAGCAAAACTAAAATAAATAAAGGAGTTTATTAATATGGCTGATACTGCAAGTGAATATACAAACAGTTATACAACATTCTCCGGCTGTGATATAGCTTGTTCATTTGGCTCACAGATTATTGGTGAGCTACAAGGTATAAGCTACAGCGTAACAAGAGAGAAAGCCCCGATTTATACAATGGGTTCAGCAAATCCTCGCTCTTTTTCGAGAGGTAAACGCGGAATTGCGGGTACGCTTGTATTTGTTATGTTTGATCATGATGCTCTGCTAAAAGGTTTAGCAGAACATATCAACAAAACTAAAGGCTTGTTCCATCGTATTGGCGGTGACGCAAACTGGGAAGCACTCTCTATCGACGAATGGGACGAACAGCTTGGCAGAATTGCTTCTGGCGGTAATTCAACGAATAACGCCAACCGGTCTGCTGAAGCAACCAAGAACCTCGCAACGCAGGAAGCAAACATCCAGATTGCCGACGAAATTCCACCATTTGATATTACTATCTCGATGGCCAATGAGTATGGCAAAGCTGCTGTTATGGTACTGTATGGTGTTGAAATTCTTAACCAGGGTTCTCAGTTCTCAATGGATAACATTCAGAGCCAGCAGGCTTGCACATTTGTTGCACGCCGGTTAAAATGCCTTGAAGCTGTATCATTGGCAGCTTGATAAAAAACCTGTATAACAACATAATATAACCGTAATAATGGGTTTGACAGAACTATTGTCAGACCCATTATTTTTTATAAAAAGAAAGAGGTGCTGAAAACGGAATATACAACAGAAGCGGATCGTATACTGGCTGAGGAATATTCTGATTTTATTTCAAGACAGAATAACAAATTATCAAAAGCCAGAATCAAATTTAAAAACACAACTGGTACATGGCCATCAGTATACACCGATTTAAGTCCTTATGGATATAATAACGTAGAAGAAGAACAGAAACGAAAAAATGAACAGACGAAGTTAAAAAATGCAGGTTTTTCATTTACAGCAACTGGTGAAATAATACTGCCCAAACATACATTAAATGATATAGATATTGATAAAAACAGTCCCGATGATAAAACGGTGGATTTGTTGAAAAAAGATACAATCGACCAATGCAATGAAATAACACTAGCTTATTTAAGAGCATCAGAACAGACTAATTGCACTAAAACTCAGGATGGTACAATAGAAGATATTAAAAGCAAGAGCGAAACTTACATAAATAATCTTGCAAAACAAAAAGGATTATCATCTAGTGTTGCGGCTAAACTTAATAAAGCGGTAATGAATAGCATTGTCAATCTCGCTAAAGCAGAGTATCAGAACAGTATATCCAAACATCCGCGCGAAATAAATAATAAAACGCCGTATGTGTTATCTAATCAGCGGAAGAATGAACTTACTGAATACATAAACCGGGGACAACAGGATGTACTTAATGATACCTCTTCATTAATGTCAAAATCCGCACAAAATGGGTCGTGCCCGAACTCATCACAAATGGATAGCTATATTAATGAATCTGTTAAAAGAGCTACCGCAAAAAATCTCCCTGAAAATGCTACTAGCGATGATATTTCATATATATCAGAGCAAATAAATAATGTGCATGATAAATGCATGACGACATACAAGCAATATGCACAGAATGTAAAAATCACAAACAGCTTTCCAGGGTCTTCTGAATCCGATGCTAAAAACAAAAACGGCAAAGCGCCTTCGTCTTCATCAAAGAAAAACAATGGCAAGTTTTATGGTTCAGAATACACACGGACCAATGTATCGTTTTCTGGCTGCGACATGACAATGACAGCTGAAATGAAAACAACTGATGGCACTTCCGTGTCTGTTCTTATCGGTGAACTCCAAACAGTATCGTACTCAATATATAGGAAGCTGTCTCCTATATTGAATATAGGTAATGTAAATGCCAAAGATTATGTTGGCGGACCAAGAACAATAGCCGGCTCATTAATATTTACAGTGTTTAATCAGCATTGGGGCACAGAACTTATGGATAAGTTTGCTCAGGCCGAAGGCTATCCGATGTCACAAAAAATATTGATGGATGAAATTGCTCCGATAAACCTTACAGTATCAATGGCTAATGAATACGGAATATCAGCAAGGCTTGCTATATATGGTGTAAGACTTTTTTCAGAAGGACAGGTAATGTCTATAAACGATATATATACTGAAAACACTTACCAGTATGTAGCTCTTAACATTGACTATTTAACAAATGTTAATTTATCAGAACAGAAAAAACAGTTAACAGAAGCTAAGGTACAGGCTGATACATCTCCTAAGAACTCTGTTTTAATAACACCGACTGATGGTAGCACAAATAATAATATCAATAAAGGAAATACCGATAAAAAAGATAACAGCAGTGATACTGGCGTAAAAAATACCGATCCAGCAAGTATTGCTCCATCACCAGACAATCCTGCTAAAAAAACTCCAAACAGCGATGTAACAGCAAAAGATGTTTATGGCAACAATGTTAATTTTGAATCTTACAGTAGTCAGGCTGACTGTGAAAAAGATATGAATCAGAAATATCAGGATGCTCAAAAAAACTGGCTTGACAGCCACCCAAATGCAACTGCAAAAGAACGGATAGATATGATGAATCATTTCAGAGCTATGTATTTAGAATGTATAAATAATGCACGGCAGTATTATGGTTAATAGAAAGGGTGATGTAATTAATGATTTTACAAAATACCGTAATTCCAATTGATGTTTGTAAAACAAAAATAATAGCATTGTATATTGGATATTATTTTAATCACAATAAAATCATAGTAACTAATTGCAAAACAAATACAGTCATTCAAAAAATAAATGTGTCCTATGGCGAATTACCAAAGCATAAAATATATGGATACCCGTATATCATAATTGACACCACGCTGCCAGGAGTTTACTCTCTTTATTCTGACAATGACGCAGAAAATGATAAATCAAACACTATATACACTACAGTCACCGGTGATGACAGGCAAACTTTGCTAAAAAATATAGCAGGATTATGTGGTTTAGATAAAACAGACTACATACAGCAAACAATATTTGATATTAGCGATGAAAGCGATACTGTTTCATATTTCTATAAGCATTACCTCAATTGTATAAATAATAATGATAATTATCAAAAAGTATATGATTTTGCAATCATGTTGCGCAAGTATATAGAATTACAGAACTGCAGAATATCCAAACTTGATTTAACACCATCAAGTTTTTGTGTAAATGATAACAATACTATAACTATAGACGGCTGTGCTGTAAAAGTCATTCAGCAGGAAATATATTCTGAGACAACCGTTGCGCCTAAAAGTTATATACCGGATATTATGAAATCAACGGTTAATATTGTTGAACAAAATAATGCTGTATATCTTTATAAAGAAATAAATGACTTTGGTATTCCATTAAACTTTACTATGTCATTTGTTCCAAGTGAAGATGTTTTGCGTGATATAAAAACACTTGAAATAGCAAACTCTGAAAGCAATCAACGTATTCTTGAACGTACTGTTGATTATCCATCATCATTTTTACAGTTTACTGAAAAAGAACTTGAATTTATTTCCTATATAGACAAACTTCAACCTATGCTTCCGTTAATACGTGCGCCAAAAATAAATTTTGATATGGGGAGGCTTGTAATATCCCCAAAAGAAGAAACAAAGCATCTCATTGACCTGCTTGGCAATGAAAATGTATATATAGCTATAAACGAACTAGAATATTGCAACAGTATAGCAACGAACAGAAGAAGAATTGGTATGAATCCAGTAATGTTTTATATTTACGCTGATTCAATAGGTATCGGTGCGGAAACTTATATGTATTGGCTTGAAAATCAAAACGGAGACATAGTATCGGATATAAAAGTTTTAGATTTATCATCCGAAGAGCCAATAGCTATAAAATATGACTACAATGAATCCAATGAGCTTGATGAAAAACTGCGACGATTAAATATCTACTGGTACAGAAAACATTTTGATCCATATATATTGACGTATAATGAAAAGATGTATGACAATATTATGATGCTGGCAAATCAGTTTGAATCGGATAGCGAAACTGATGCCGAAAACTATGCTGATAATATGCTTCAGGCTTATTGTTCTCAGGAACATATATTTACTTTTGCTGATGTTGCTATGTCAATAAAAAAAGATTATTACACCTATAGCCGTTATGAATCCAATTTCTTTAATAATACCATTTACTTTAAATACAAGCATAATACTGTAGTTCTGCCATCCCAAAAAGACACGATATATAAACTTGAATCATATTTTTTTAACGGCACACAAAACATTGAGTATATTCCAGCAAATGCTCAGTCTGTACGAGAATACAGGTTTTCTGATGGAACAGAATTTGGAATTATGTCAGCTATAAATACTGAAACATTGCGCGTTTCGGGTTTTTTATTAATAGATTTTTCGGCGCACGACATACATCCGAAAATTAAAAAGTTTATGCTTGATGTATCGGAGGTCAACTATTAATGGCAAAGCATTATATGGAATCATCAATTGGCGGCGATTTAAAGCATCACAATGCTTTTACAGTTCATAATATACATGGCAGAAGATATTATTCATCAATAGATGCCACTATACTTATTAATGGAAACATAGTAGAAGAAATTGCACAAATACAATGGACTGTACAAGAGCAGACAATGCCATTGTTTGGCTATAACAGCTACGTATGGGATGAAGTTGCAAAAGGGACAAGAATAATACAAGGTGCTTTTGCAATAAATTTCACAGTACCGGATTACTTGGATCAGCTGATAAACGATGCAAAGATGAAAGATGCTGATATGAAATTTGTCAATACAGGCAGAAATTTAGCCCAGGATAAGCACGCTTCCATACCGTCCTGGGCTAAGGGGTTTACTATATGTGTTGGATATGGGGATACAACAATAAAAGATAAAATACTAGGAAACTCCCCATGTATTTTCTTGCAGGATGTAAAAATACAATCATCAGGACAAACGCTTGATGTTCAGGGGCAGAATTTACTAGAACTGTATCAATTCATTGCAAGGGACATACAGAAATCACGCTAACTTACAATAATAACCGAAAGACTTTATTTTTTGTTGCGCGCATAAAATTCTCGTAAAAATTCATTATTTTCAACAGTCTGTTTTTTAGCAGGCTTATTCATGTCTATCTGTAATGTCATCTGCTGAACCTTTTTATTCTGACCGGAATCGGATGTTTCTATAACAACATCGTCAACAAATTCGGGGGCATTAAGAATAACGTTTCTTGCAAGTTCCTTAAAAGGGGTTGGAGGAAGGGAATGTTTTAACATAGCCTGTAAATAAGCACCAGAATGTATTTCATCGTTCGGTTTAGAATGTCTCAGCCTACTTATATTTACCCATGTCACAAGAAGTGTTCTCCAAACCTTTCCACGTCTCGTTTCCCAGTTCTGGATCTGACTCTTGCAAAAACCCAGTTCTTCCATTTTACCAGCTAAATAAGACCATGATGGTATATTGTCAGAATCAATAAGTCCTGTATGGCTGCATCCGACTAGTAAACTTACGTTATTTATTGGAGTTCTGTTTTTGAGTGTGACAACAAAAGTAAATTCAGCTATCTTTCTATTAACAACTTTAGATACAATATCGTCATAATTTTCTATTGTTATCTGTGAATATTCGTTAGAATTAATATCGTCAATGGCCTTCTGAATAACTTGGGTTTTATAATAAGATGGTCTGCCATTATCTGAAAGTGGTGGAACCTGAATCATTAAATCACGTAATGATATAGATATATGATACGGGTAGGTATCACCACCAACTATTCTGTTAGCAACTTCACTCATAAGCCAGTTGGCAAACGGATATGTAAAACTGGATTTTGCGGTATAGAAAAAATTTGGATCAGTTTGAATTTCAGGATGTCGCAATAATTGATTGACGTAATAGTTTTGAAATCCCGAAGCTATCTTGACATGCACAGTCCCGGCTGTTAAATCCTGCTCTATTTTATCAAGCAGCCATAAAGTATCTACCTTCTGATGCCCCTGTTCGTCAGTATACCGTATGACTTGGTTTAACGGGATTTTCCTGATTTTGTTTAGCGTTTTTGTAAATGAACGCTGCAGTGATTCCCATCTTGATAAACCCTTTTTAAAGGCAAGTTTTTTTAGGTCAATGTCAAGAGTTATTGGTTCTGAGTAGTCACCGCCGCGATTTATATAATCCTGGATTCCATAGCGTACTGCGACAATAAAATCATTTTCCTGTTTAGATGTTGCTCTGCTTGGAACACTGTTTGAGTATGGTACGTTAGAGAACAAGGTCTGCTGAACGTATTCTTGAAATGGCTTATTATCGGCAGAAGATTGGTTTTTAAAATGCTGTGTAACGCTTTTGCTCAACATAACCCCTCCCATGTTTCTGTGAGTTTAGCATAGCATAGCTGTCAAATAACATCAACTGCACCTAAAGTTGCTAGTACATAAAGAAAAACCAGTTTGATTGCTGAAGAATTAGCCCCTGATTATATATTAATTAAATACTACTTATGTTATTTATTATAAATAAATATAAATCTAAAACAAATAAGCGGGCACAAAAAACAGCAGAACACCGCATAAACACTGGGAATAAGTGACAACTTTAGGTGCAACTGACAACTATAGGTGCAATATCTGACAACTTTAGATACGTTTCATGCAACTTTAGGCACGATCGAGCAACTTTAGATACATCAATCGCAATATATTGTGGATAACTCTGTGGATAATGTGTGTAAAATACGCATCAAAGGCGATAAATACTATATCTAGCGGTGTTTTGTACCTAAAGTTGCTAGTACGTAAAAATTTTGTATCTAGAGTTGCTAGTTTATATGTGCCTAAAGTTGTCAGTTCTATTATAATTTGTACCTAAAGTTGCTAATACATAAAAAACACGTAATGTAGAAGGTAGTAAAAAGTAAAAATCAGTTATTCAGTATGGAGGATATAATGGCAAAACTTAAAATCGAAGAAGCAACTTTAGATACAAAAAAAGAGCAGGGATTGGACATGTCTATCGAAGAAAAACAAGATGATGTGCCGGAACTAAAAAAAACAGAAGAAGCAGCAGCTGACGATGCATCAGCAGTAACAGCAAATAAAGAGCCCCAAAAAAGCGAAAGCGATGAAGAAGAACAGAACATAAAGATTGACCTATCCAAAGGGTTGTCAGAAAAACAGCTTGCCGAACTAAAAAAGAAATACAAAAAACTGTTTATGACAGACTATATGGGTAAACGTTATATATGGCATCGTTTGAATCGCAAAACATTTAATACTGTTTGTGATGAAACTGACGAAATTGAAGATGAAGACACTATGCTGATGGTACGTGAGCAGGCATTTGTCAAGGCGTGTGTTGTATATCCGGATGCAAAAACTCTTGAAGAGGATATTAAAGACGAAATGGTATCGACCCGTATTGGGCGCGAAATTCTGTATCATTCCGGATTCTATCCTCCACAGACTGTTGAACTGTAAAAGTAAAATAATGGGGGCGATTACTTTTGCAAATTTCAATGGCTAAACCTAAAAAGATAAAAGCCAAGCCAGTAGATATAAAAGAGCTGTATGAAAACTATCTTGAAAAATACGGTCAGGTATTTATTGAAGATTATGGTGACAGCGGCACATTTATATTCAAAATGCTTGGAAGAAAAGACTTCAAACAACTGCGTGATACGGATGCTGTAAGCAATTGTGATAAGGAAGAAATTATCTGTGAGCAGTGCGTATTATATCCTGAGAACTATGATTTTGCAAATTGCGATGAAGCTGGGCTGCCGACAAAATTAGCGCAGTCAATCATTGAAAAATCAATGTTCAAAAACTCCGATCAGCTTACCAATGCGATACACTATTATCGCGATAAACTGCGCGATGATCTGGATGAACAGATAACATGCATTATACATGAAGCCTTTCAGGAATTTTCAATAGAAGAAATAAGTAACTGGGATGTAATTAAAACAGCTGATTACTATGTACGGGCTGAGTATATTCTAAACAGTTTGCGTGGTGTACCATTAATACCTACGGAGCCTTCACCAGATACAGAACCAAAACAGAATTATACTCGTAAGAAAAAACAGTCACCACAAAAACAGCGTACACCTAAAGAACAACTGAAGCATGTTGATATGGGTAATATTGAAGACAGAACAGATAAAACTCATAGCAGGAAAATTAAAAAACAAGAAACAAAACCTATCAAAAACAAAAAAGAGGTTTTAACTCCGGAGAAACTCGCAGAGCTTCAAGCTAAATTCCCTGGTATTGATTGGGCACATGATGCTGTATCTGAAAGAGGAATGGATGCATTCAGAGTTTCTGAAATTGATGACTGTTCGTATGCTGAACGTGCTCTTGATGGTTCTGATGCTACTAACGATGAACTGCCAGAAGCAATGCGCAGCAAATTTAAAGTAATAGGAAAATTAAGCAGATAACGTATAACAGAAAATATAGATAAGGGGTTTGTTATGGCTGAAGACCAGCTTTATCAAGAAGCTAATGAGGATCTAAGCGATAAAATCCTTGACATTGGTAGTGATGCCGCCGCGTTCGGAATAGCGGCGGCATCTTTTTATCGTGCTGGTGGTGCAAGGTTTATATCGAAAAGGATGCGTGAATATTCGCATTCAAACTTGAAATCCACAATTAACAATTTTCGTAAATTAAATTACGATAAAATAAATATAAACACTTTGCGCAAATCAACAGATGAAATAACAGAAGCTTTGCGCCATTTCAAAGTCAAGCCACATGACAATACAATCAAAATAGATACACAGACAGGCTTTGGCAGTTTTTTAGTTGCGGCTAACCGTCTTATGAAAAAGGCTGAAAAACCTGGTGATGGGCGTGTATCCGAATTAATGTGGATGAATCACGTATTAAAAACTGTCACCAATCATGCTATTAAACTTGGTAATGCTGCTGGCGTGAATAAAGCCGAAATGGAAAACATGAAAATGTTTGCGGCATCAATGGCAAGACAAACCAGACGCAAAGATTTGAATGATTTCTCATTAGGGCTATTGATGAGAAATGCTGATAAAACTGGCAAGTTTTTTAAGCAGTATACATCTATTGTCCAAGAAGCACTCAAAGTAAATAAACAATATGCAGAAGCATTAAAAACAAACAAAGTCAAAATAGCTAAAGAAAAAAGAGTTGAAAACCAGCTTATTGACAAAATGCTTGATATTAATACTCTGCTAAAACGCTACTCTCCTACCAGATCACAAAAGATAATTGATACTATTGGCGGAGACAGAGCTGTAACTGTTGGTGATATATTAGATAATCCTAAAAAATACAACAATGTTACAGGTGTATTATCAAGAGATGCTGATACAAACAGCGTTCATGAGGATTCAGTAATATCAATCCTGCAAGAACTTTCAAAAAGATATAAAAAAGAAGAACTTAGTAAATTCCGCAGCCTGGTTGTAGATCCGTATTTGCGTACTGATGGTATTGACGTATATTCGCTATCGTCAATTCGCAACATGAAGAATGATATAATAAAAACCGCAGCAAACAGTATGCCCGGCAAGATACTGAAATTGCGCGATATGGATATGTCTGCAAGTATCCCTGATTTTTTTAAAATATCTAAATTCAGTATCAGTCCGGTAATAGCTGCACTTGAAAAAGGAAATACGACAAACAGAGTTCAAAGTGATTATTATTATATAGCAGGAAGCGTATACCGTTACGATGATGAACTGTTTTCCCTGTCCAAAGATCCCATCAAAGAGCTTGAGAACGCAACTATAATATCAACACGTTATGGTGGTGCAGCAAATCTTCATCGTGATATTATGGGACTTGGCGCGCAAAGAATGAACGAGCCAGGTTTCTTTTCAATGTTTGGGCTTAACAGCTCACCATCAATGAATATATGGGAAGAAATAACAGGAATATTCAAGCATGATGATGATTATATTCCAAATATTGTAAATGAAATATCAAAAACCACTGATCCTATAGATAAGTATAAACGCCTGCAAAAGTTAAATATTCATCTAAACGAAAGAATAAGACCGTTAACATTATCAGAACTTGATGCTATAGAAAAAACAGGCATGGCAAGACCTGGTGGCGAAAAAGACATAGGGTCCCTGGAAATATTAAAGATTCTGCAGGAAACTGACGATGAAAAAGTTTTTGAAAGCGTAAAGGCGCTGCAGGGATCAATGGACGGAGTTGACAGCTCATACTATAATACTGGAATGTCAGAGCTGTTAAGACGGCTGGTAAGTGATCAGAACAAAACTTTGTCATCAGTAAAATTGATGCAGGACACCACCGAAGCAATGTCGTCAGGCGCATACGAAGGTAAAAATTTTGCTTGGCAGCTGAGACATGAATTATCGCAGGAATTGATGATTCGTCTTGCGGTAGAAAATAATGACGGCAGTGGCGCTTTCACAACAATAAAAAATATAATAGAAAACTCAAATATGTCTAAAGCTAAAGAAGATAAAGTTAAAAGTTTATCTTACATATCGCTTATAAACTATGTAACAGAAGGCATATTTAAAAAAGAAGGATACCGTAATCTTGCTGGTGGCGATCTTCCGGATGGTATAGCTGATGCAATAATAAGTAATTCGGCTGATTCTGATATGTTGCTGCACCCGGAAAAGTTTACAAATGAAATTGTTTCACGTTCTGTAGATTTTTATACAAAGCTTTTAAATTCAAAAACAGCTGATGAAGGACTCGCCGATGCATCAAAAACAATAAAAGATATAGTCGGTGACAGTTTTTCGTTAAACTCGTTGCACCCCAAAATGCGTGATACAAGTGGTGATCTTCAGGCTCAATATATATCATCTGATTACGCTTTTTTACGTGACAGTGCAGGACCATTATCTATTATCAAATCTATTAACGAATCAATTGAAGCGCATTCAATGTCACCGTTTGTAGATAAGACAACTGAGTTTTTTAAACAGCTTTTTGCTGGTCGTGACAATGCACAAGATGTATCGGTCATGACAATGATTCCGTATTTCTTTTTACGGCGTTTAGGTGCAGATGATTTACCACCATTTCTTCGATTTTCAAATGATGAATTAAGCAGTACACCGAATCTTATAAAAGCACTGACAAAAAGGATCGCGCCAGTTGCAATAGCGGGAACATATCTTGAATGGGCTGATGATACTGTTGGCGCAATAACGGGTACAAGAGCGTCTGCAGGATTTATTAACGCTCTTGACTATATGGATATAGGCACAAGAAAACTTCTTGATATGTTTGGTATTGGCTCGTATCTGAATGAAGAATCTTATATCAATCCTGCAATGCAGTATTGGTTTGGTAAAGACGGATATTACGATGCTGATCAGGAACGTGATAATATAGCCAATGGTTATGAACCTGTACGTCGTGGCAGATGGTGGTCATTCGGTTCAGTAAATGAGTTTCGTGGTTCATCAATAGAATATTATCGTCCAAATCTTACACGCCGCCTTAACAGCGACTATTATAATAAATCACTTTATGATGGCTATTGGGATAAATGGAGTCATTCGCTTCTTCCAACTCCTGCAAATCCGTTATCACCATTATTTTATGCATTAGATCCATATTATCTTGAAAATGAGCATAAATACGACAGACCTTATTTATTGTCTGCACCTATGTTCTCTGAAAATACTCCGTGGGGAATAGTATTAAATCCAACCATTGGTGAATTTATTAAGCCGCAAAAAAGAATGAATCAAGACCGTATGACTGATGATGGGCAGGATGTATATGCACTTATTTATCAAATGAATAAACATATACGTGATACTGCACAGGGCGATCATGCGTACGCTCTTGTATTTGATCGTGAACAGATAACTGCTGGCGAGTATACATCATATGCATCACCAGCACTTGGGCAATATAATATCAAGATTGGACGTTCAAAAGGCGAGAATGATCGCTATATAAGAAACCGTGCAATAGGCGGCAGTGATGTAGAGCGCAGAACCATGCTTTACTCAGGTTCAGGTTCTTATGGTGGCAATGGTGAAGGCGGCGGCTCATCTTTTGGCGGTATCGTTAGTGGAGGTTCCGGTGATGGAAACGGAACATACCCGCTTGATATGCTTGGTCAAACCAACCGTCAGATATATGCAGCAGCCGCAAGAAACACGAATACCGGCGGTATGATAACAGGAGACTATATACGACATTCTGTTATAGAAGATGCTCTTGAGCGTGAAGATATTAATGATTTGCTGCAGTCTGGACAGGGTGCTGATTTAGTGTCTCAGGCAGCTACATCATTAAGATTAATTTCCGGTATCTATGGTTATGGTGCAAATAAGTTCGCAGGCTTTGCTGAAAGCAAGCCGCATATTGCTGATGCTGGTGATATTGATTCATTCTCAAGGTCGTTCTGGGATGAATCAATAGGCGGTATCGGAGGTGGCGCAGCCGAAATCGCAAGACGTTTTATACCAGAATACAGAAGGCGTGAAAGAATAAATCCGCTGTTAAATAACTTACCAGACTGGCTTCCGGAGAACTTAAGAATGGGAGACGCTTTCTCAAATACTCCGTTTGGGGAAGCAAGATTGCCAGGAAAAGGATATGAAGCACTTAATAAATTACATCCGGATGTATATGGTATTTATGGTTCGTATGATAGATTTAAGATACTGGCTGATGTAGCACCTAATTCAACAGAGTTTAAGATCTGGAAAAAGATTGCAAACGCAACAGTGAAAGACGCCAGCTTAAAAGCTGATATGAAAAAAATTCAGCAGCGGGTAAACGAACATAATAAAACGCATGATTTTTATCCGTACAAAATTATTGGTCACGGCGTAGATTATCAGAATGTAACTGTTTCAGAAGTTAATAATGATGGTACTTTTCGTATTAAAGGTTCAAATGAACTATATGCTGTAGCTGGTCTTGATTTTACTGCAAGGACCCGTGTATGGGAAAATCAGCAAGGTATACAGTCAGCTGGTTCGACACTTGAGATGATGAAACAGCATGTGTTTCCTGGACAGGATATAGTAATTGCTGTTGACTCAAATAAGTATTATGCTCATAATCCTGATGGCGACAATACGGTAAATGCGGCAGTGTTCATTGATGGCGAAAGCTTGGCGCAAACATTACTGCATGATCATCCAGATCTTGTATCACGCAAAACTGAAAACACCAATGCTGCTGATACCGTTGCCATGACAACAACAACTCAGCGCGTTATTGGAGGTATAGCAGAACTTGTTTCACACGCAGACCTTCCGTGGATTCATGATAAGTTCTTACGTGTAAGAGATCCATTGGAATCATATAATGCTGAACAAGTTTACGGAACTCCTTATCAAACATGGTCCGATATATTAGGGACTTATCTTCAACCGGCTTGGGAACGTGCCATTTCAGATCCTTATGCTAATGTAAGAGGTACTATAGAGTGGTTTGGTCTTAACAACTTAAAACAACGTCAAGGTATTGGCAAAGGAAAGAAATTTGCATTATCAGCTGCAAGTGCTTTTCTTGACCGCGGAGCGTTTATAGGCGGCACTATTTCAAAAATAATATTCCCTAATAATGGCAAAGCATTTGAAAGAGGCAGTAAATTAGGGTTAGCATTGTCAATGGCTGGATCCGTTTATACAAGTACGCAAAACAGTCCGCTTCAATCAGCAGCAGTGTTCGGTACGGCAGGATGGATTGCCGGTGATGTGCTTGATATTGAAAAAGAAAAATTTACAAAAGAAGCCGAAGGCTCTATTAAAAAATTCTTCCGTAATGAAAAATCGTTCAGTTTCAGATTAAAAGGAGCATTGGCAGGTGCAGCTATCGGTGCAGCTGCTTATGGAGCAATAAGTTCTGTTGAAGGTGAAAACCATTGGATTCCAGACAGGGTAAAGAAAAAATGGGAACTTGAAGATTATTTTGACAGATTAACATATATAAAATATATGGGGCTTTATCATAAAGCTGCTGAAAAAGCTAAATCAGAAGAAGGTACTGATATAGAAAAAATATTCAGCGATTATGAAAAGTGGTCCAAAGAACGGCGCGAAATAATGTATGATTCGGATGTTAATAATCCTGATTTTCTGCCACGTGCAAAAATAACATTGCATCGAATGATAGACGGCTTAAAAAAACAGGTGTTTGGAAATGATGATGGTCAGAACCATCGTTTTGAATATGCCAATGGAATGTCTATAAATGATTTGCCTGGTGTAAGAAATGGCGTATTCCACTCAGAAGAATTAACTCCAGAGGAAAGACTATACACATTAAACGCTCTTGTTACTATGGGTATAAAATATAACAAGCCTGGCACTTCACGTGTACAGGACGATCGTAATATGACAGCTCTTACGGAATTTGAGCGCGTATATCATACAAAAATACCTAAGTATTATGAAGTTCATCATATCGTAGAGTTCTCGCAGAACGGTCCTGATGATCCATCAAATATGATTGCCCTTCATCCTGACGATCATTTATATATCACTGAGCAGCAGCATAATCTTGCCCGTGGTGATTTTGAAGCGGCACAAATAGGTGCACGCACTGCATTAAAACTCGGTGAATATGGAAGAAGTGCCTTGCTGTATAAAAAAGCTGCAGAAGCTACAATGTATGGTCTGCGTGCTGATGCAAGGTGGACCGATGTGGTTAAGTCACTGCCTAAGTATGAAAGAGATTATTTTGTAGAATTTATGAAAGAACGTGATCCTGACAAACAACAGGAAATACTTAAAAGCGTATCGCCGTTTTTGAGACGTGCTTTAAAACAAGTATGGCAAATGGATTACACTGATGATAAAGGACCTGATAATGAAGAATATTTTGAACATCATAATTTGCCAAACTTTATGTGGGAAGGATGGGATCCAGACTCTGATTTAAACAAAGTTAAAGCTAAGACTATTAAAAATGAGGGTATGTTGTTTTCAGATTTCGGCATTTATGAATCAACATATAGAGATCAGGAAGTTATAAACGCACCTAATTTATCCCCAAAAGGAAGCGGTAATCCAATTACTGTACAGACAAATCTTGCAGCTACATTATCAGGACTTGGATTAACAGGTGTAGAAGTTTCAGTGTCACCAAAGTCTACAAGCGGAATTCAGTCGGTAATAAATCTCACGAAGGTTGTTAACTATAAAATAAGTCAAGCAGTTGACGGTCTGTTTTAATGGACCGTCTTTTTTATAAATCGAATATATAAAAGACTTTTTATTTATTTTTTTGGAGGAACGGTGAATGGCTATTCAATCAGCAGGTGAAAGCACAAATAAAATAGTACAACATGAAACATTAGAATCGAGAATACGAACAAGTTTTATGCTGGAGCATCAGAAAGATGCAATTAAAGAAAAAATTATAAACCCGGAAGTATATATAGAACAGCATAAAAATGAATATAATGCATATAAGGTTGATTATATAAATTCACTGCAAGCTGGTGAATTAGGTCCATCTTCTATCCAGACTTCAAAAATATTCCTTGATGCAGTAAATAAAAATGCTACATCAAGATTCCCCCAAATTGAACCTAAAAAATTAGCCGTATTACAAGACACATGGATGCCTATAGCTCAGGCAATACTGGATAATTATAAATCTGGTGCAACAGGAACAGTAAATACCGGTGCACAATTGCAGCTTCATGCAATTAATATGGATAAAAAATTGCATTACGGAAGCACTCACGAATTTGGTGTGTTTGCTGATATGGCATCACAGAAAAAGGCTTATGAAAATATTATCAGCGGAAAAACAAAAGGTCTTTTCACTGAATTTGATATAGAAGGTATCGGCAAATATATAACCGAAATGTCATTCTCAAGATTCAATATGAATGAATCTCGGAATAATGGATTCCTTGGTGCAACAGGGTGGATCCTGGGATTGGACAATAAAGCTGTCAGCGAAATGAAAGCACTTGTTTCGCGCGCAAGAAAAGGCAATAATCCTTATGGATATTCCGATAGCGAACGTTACATGCTCGAATCGCTTGCGAAAGCAGGAAACAGCAAAACAGAAGTAGCAAAAGATAAAAATGGATATTACTACTTTAAAAAGTATGCGGCAGATGAAGACGTAAAACTCCTGAATTTTGACGATATGCTTAAAGGTATATCTCTATTTGAAAAAGTCAACAATGAATATGAAAATGCAGGACAGCAGTTATTTGAGTATAACGGTAGTCAGTTTAATGTACAGAAAAAATATCTTCCTCTTTTGGAAAGCCTCAAAAATCTGAAAACATCTGGTCAGACGCTTGTAACGCAAAATGGTCTTGGCTACGATATGCCGCAGGTTATGAGCGAAATTTCACGTGTTGGCGGCGACAGCCTGAAAGCATTAAGATCAATGGTTTCATCTGGTGATATTAATGATATTGCACCGCATCTTGATGTAGTAGCCGTTCTTCGTGAGAAGAACCCCTGGCTGTTATCAGACATGTCTCAGTTAGAAATACATAATATGCTTAAGGCTGGTGGTCTTGCCAACTCATCACAATCAATAGCTTTTAAATTCAACGGACCAAATGGCACTGGTGAACAGCTCGAAAAAAATGTAGAAACCGCTATGAATGCAGTGCTTGGTGAAATGGGGTACGTTCCTCACGCTGCAACATCTGATACGGTAAAACAAGGTTTCACTACGATAAATGCTTTAATGAGTAAAACAGGCATTTTCAATAAAGATAGTAAAAACTTTGTATTTAATAAATATGATGAAAAAACAAGAGCGCTCCAGGTTGGAGATATGTTCATTGCTAAAAGAGGCAGTTTTGAAAATTCAGCACAGGGTCTGTTAAGCTTCACATATGATAGTGGAGCCGGAGAATTAAGATTTAATGCTGGCGCAAAAATAGATACAGAAACGGGTATAGGTAAGAACGATATAGTGACCCATCATGGTATAAAAAAAGATACTATGTTCATGGTGAGCAGTGTAATGCGTTATGATCCAGATCCTGAAACTGCGCACAAGCTGTCTGAAATTGCACCAACTTCAGGGGCTTCTAATTTGTATGTGGTTGCGCTCAAAGAAGTTAATGATTATCACGACAAGAATGAAAGATTGAGTCCGACTGCAACAAGGTTCTTTGTTGGAACAGAACAGCAAATAAAGGCATTTGTTGGTTCGAATATATTTGTAGGTACGCAAAATAAGGAAAGATTAGTAAACCAAAAAATCAAAGAAGCTGAAAAAGAATTAAAGCGACCTGCATTAGAAGACCAAGACTTTATACAGCATAATATTAAAAAACATAAAGATAAGCTTGAGGTTATTGATAAAAAAACGCGAGAATTTGCCGAAAAGCTTTTCCGTGAAGCAATGGAGCAATCTTTCGGCAATGCTGAACTGTTTATTAATTTTGGTAAAAAAGAAGAAGCTGAAAAAGAAAAGGCGTTTGGGTATGCAATAGCGGCATTGCTTGGTGAAAAGAATTTACCTGAAACCAAAAGGTATGAATTTGAAACAGTAAAACGTATACAGGATAAGCTTGCAGGTTTTGAGACGGCAAAAAGTCAGATTTTAAAAGCCAATAAAAAGAAACTAAAAAAATATAATAGTTATGGAAATCAAATTCAGGCTTTAGAAAAACAAATCGAAGACGTTAAAAATGCTAATATTAAAAACGTGCTTGCAGAGCTGAAAAAACGTCATAAAGAAAAACCTGATTTCAAAGGCGCGTTTATTGATGAAAGTATAATCAAGTATATCCAGAAAGGAAAAAGCGACAAAGAAATAGTCGGAAACATCCTTAAAGCCTATTCTGGTAGTAATGCAGACTTTGTTGAAAAATTTGTTGATGATATTAGGCACCAGATTTATGAAGGTTCGGCGGATCTTGCTAAAAAAATTACTATTTTGCAAGAAAAACGCAAAGCGATATATCCAGATTCAGACAAACTGGAAGATATTAATATAGCTATTAACTCATACAGTAATCTGTTATCAAAAGTACAAAAAGGGTATGCTTTAAATTCGTATCTAAACAGCGATGATCGTTTGCATTATTTGCCTTTTTATTTCCAGCAGCTAGGAGATCAAGATAAAGCCAAAGAAGCTAAAAAAATATTAAGCCAGATTGATACGTATTCAGATGAACTTAAAAAGAATGAACTGTCTGCTCCTTCTGGAAACGATCCATTAGATACTGCAAAAAACGCTTTATCTTATTATGAGGAAAATGGACAGCTTGAAGCGGCGCGACAGATGTCTGAGAAAATCGCCCACTATCAATCTTTAAAAGAAATATCGTTAGATAAAGTTAGCTTAAATACTATGGCTGATGTATCAAACGTCATATATATTGATACAAAAGGCGTTTCAAAACGTGATAGAGAAGCTATAGGGCTAAATGCAGATCTGGCGTTAAACAGTGAAAATTTGCAAAAAATTGCTGACCGTCAGTACCTTGTCAGAAAAAATGATAATGTAAGCAGCTGGCTTCGCGACATGGATTATAACAAAGCCGGAAAAGCGTTGCATTTTATTAACTTTATAAAAAAATATTCAAAACTAAAAGACGATGCATCAACTAGCGAAGTGCAAGATGCTGCAAATAAAATCATGGAGCAGTTCTCCAGTGGTTCAAGTGAAAAACTTAAAGACAATATTATAAAAATATTTGGCTGGAAAAACATAAAAACAAAAGAATGGGATTATGTACCAAATACGGTTTATAATGCTTATGGTGCAATCGGATGGCTCTATGATAATAAAGATCTGTTAATAAACAGTATGCGTGCTGCCAAAAAACATGCCAGCACTAAAGATGCTAGGAATCAATATTTCAGAACCCATTTTGATGAATCGTATGCTAAGATTATTGAATATTTAAATACAATAAATGGAGTAAACAAATATTCATCAGTAGACAAATTTGATCAGATAAAGCTTGCGCGCCTTAACTCTGAAATTAACAAATTTGCTATTGATTTATCACCGCTTATCGGCAGCCCGAAAGATATTAATGTAAAAGGCTTGTCATCAGGCTCTTATGATGCTTCTCAGATATTAATAGATCTGACAGAACGATCGCCGCATATAGGAGACAAATTAGCTTCAAGGCTTAATATCAGCAATCCGGTAACAGCAACACGAACCGTTGCTAAATACATGCTGACGATGTATGGAGATTATCTTGATGAAGACACAAGAAAAAAATTCCAAGGAGAAGGTTATTTTTCAAAAGAATTAGCAGACCAAAGACTCGTAAAACTTTTAAAAGCTATACGTAAAGAAAATCCTACCGTGGGGATACCTCGTGCTGTTCTTTTATCGGATGTTTCTCATGGCTCACAAATGCTCAAGGAATTTAAAAAGATACCAGAAGCAGAACGTGAAAAAATATTAAACTCAGTCAGCAGTTCTGTAGCTAATATAAAATCTGAATCATGGACTGCAGAAAGTCTTGCGGATGCAATAATTAAAAAAAGTTTTGGCGCAACAGAATCCGTAACTGAAAAAATGTTACAGCAATATGGTATTGATCTCGAAGAAGCCAGACTGATGCTTCATGATCGGGAAATTCGCAAGCAGAACCTGCGTGAGAAATACGAAAGAGTATTTGGTACGCTGCTTGATAAAAAGAAAAATCCAGGAATAGGGGCAAGTTTTAACAAAGCGACTGGAGAACTTTTAATATTCTCAGCAAACAATGCAAATCATCCTGTAGATTTTTCACGGCATATCATTTACGATATGTTTGATGAAAGTAACGGCTCGTTTTATACAATGATCGGCGGCAGACGAATAGCGCCGCACCTCGCTCTTACAGGTAATGGTGTCGAATCAATGTTTGCTGTTCCTGGGCGTGAAACAGCAAATGCTGTTGAAAAACACCTTAACGCCAGTAACAGACCTGATCCGGAAGATAGAATAGGTACAGCTGACTGGTTTTTGGCTGATGAAGAAAAGAAATCACTTAATCCTAAAACTGTAATGAATGAATTTGGTGATGCAGCAGATAGAAGACTCTCAAGAGCTGTTGATGCAAGTGATTTTTATGCCCGTCTGGGACAATTGCATGATAAAGGTGTATTCGATCATCTTAACCTTAATGCGGAAACTTTTAAGGTTCTTGATAATTTAAGGGAAAAAGCTTATGACGAAAACTCATCAAAACCGCGGCTTCTAAATAAAGAGGACGATATACAATCCAGCCAGATACTAGCTGTAAATAAGGATCTTACTGTAATTCTTAATGAGTTTTATGATCCTAACAGTAAATTAACAAAAGAATATTTCGGAGACAATATTGAAGCGTACAGGGGATTTGTTAAGAATTATCTTGGAAGAATAAAACTAGATTACAACAAGTCCCCAGAAAAAATGTACTGGTATGTTTCTGAACGTGAACTATCTGCATTTGCTATTGGTCAGGATGCGCGTCATATGCAGAACGTTCGTGAACGGGCACTGGATATTAAGTTCTCTGATTTTATTAAACAAGCTGATTCTTATGGCGCCATAGAAGATGATCAAAAATACCGTGACGTACTTCTTGGCGGCGGATTGTTCAACACTCCTCAAGAGGCTGCAAGATATAAAATTTCAAGAAACAAATCCAATAGCGCTCAAACACCGATTTATGAGTATGAACGTTCATACCGTGCTAACTGGCTTACTGTTAATACTGATACTCTGACCGATATGGTCATTGCTGCCAAAAAAGATAAAGACTCTGCGGTTGCACAACTAAAACATTCGGAAGTTCTGTTAAAGTATATTAATGAATCTGGTTCCGTCATGGATCCATTATTGCTTGATATGAGCAGAAAAAATATAATACAGGTATTCAAGACAGAAAATCTTGCAAGTATAAATGATCTGCAAAGTATGTTATCTGAGCATGTCAGAAACAATCTTATTAAGGAAGAAATGAACCGGCGCAAAGCTACGCAAGAACTTGTCACGTTTGTAAACGGAGAATACAAATTTGAATACTCTAGAGACAACAGCATACTGCTTGGTCGTGGAGATACTATAGCTTACTATAAGGATTATACAAACGAAATATCCGAAGAAGGAAGTAATAGTGAAGGCTTTTTACGTAAAGGCTATTTTATCAGTGGAAAAAAAGAACAAGTATCAGAAGAAGCTATTAACAAAACTATCAATAGTGAAAAAAATAAAAAACGGTTGAACAAGGCTATTGAAGGAATTACAGACCAAAATCTTATAGACTACACCCTGCGTAGTACAGTGAATGACATCCTAAAAGAAGAATATAACGGCATTCAGCAAAAATATTGGGTACAGGATACAGATGCATTAGGTTATAGAAAAATGATGGTAGAAATGGAAAAATCATTAAGCGACTATATGTTGTCTGGTTTAGGGTATGAAAACCCAAGAGTGTACGCAGCTATCGGCGGTAATTTATTGAATATGGATGTCGTGCAGGCAGTAGGTCCTCTGGATATGCAGATCCTTCGTGGCAATGCATCTGATGGAAAGCCTGACAGTGATATGCTGGAAAGAGTTTTAAGAAAGCATGGTCTGCATCTTGATTTGTCAGCTGGTGGATTTAATAGCTATGAAGAATTTTATAACGAAGCAGTAAAAGAACGCAGAACATACTATGACGCTGCTATGCAAACATTTGAAAAGAATGGCCTGAAAAGAAAAGGCGAATATGTAGCCGGTTTTGGTAATCTTGAACATGAAGGCGCAAAAGACAGTCACTCCGAAATGCAAAGAGTTGAACAAGTGGCTGGAGAAGCAATAAGAGCAAGGGCTTTTACAATATCTCAGCAGCATGGCGGGATGACGCAGAACGAAGCAATGGCTGCGGCCACCCAGGAATTTGTCGGCGAACTTAATGCAAATAAGGTATTGGTTGATAAAAAGGGAAACACAACAGTATCGTACATACAAAAAGCAAACAGTATTAATACAGGTGATTTTTATACGTTTAATATAGACAAATTTAATGAAATAGCTAATGCTTTTGTTAACGAAGCCGATAAAAATGGATATGAGAGTTCTATAAAAGATGCGAATGGAAGTGTTATTGCTCACCGCACCTATGCACCGATTCGTTTTCTTAGTGATGCTGATCGCCCCGGTTATGAATCAGGCGGAGATAAAGGCGGTTTAAGAATCAATAGACGTGCCATAAACAATGCGTTAGTCCCGATAATCGATAATGAAATTATAAATCAGATATGGGAAAATGATAAAAAATTAGCTGACGTTATTGGAATGGATAAAGTAAAAGAGAAATTTGAAAAATATTACGACGGCATAGCTAATATTGGTGAAGATGGAAAAGTAAGTATTGATACAAGTCAGCTAAAAAAAGGACAAAAACACAGGGTTAATGAAGACATAGTAAAAAGTCTGAATGATGAAGTTATTGCAGGACGTAACACTGAAATGAGAACAGATTACGGCAAATACTTCAGCAATAAGATTACTCGTAAATTAGAGTCAGAAGGAATCAGCGAGGAGTCACAAAAACATATAATAGACAGTCTTCATAAATCCGGCTATATGGTTGTTGGCGCTGACAAAGTAAAAAATATTTATTCAGTTGCAAGAAACACTGAAGCTTATCATATGAATAAAGATTTTATAAGCACTTCGCTTACTGATCAAGAAAAGGCTGATATTGTAGCACGCAATACTGGTGAAGGTGGAAAGTTCGAATTAAGAACGCTTGAGGATTTGACACAAGCGACAGCGAAAACTCATATCAATGGAGATCCGCATAGTATTATTAACAAATCTATTATTCTTGATGCCGGTGAACAGTATAAGGAATATGGATTCGATACAAGATATTTAGCTATCGGATATGAACCTAACAAAAAAGCTAATGACACGGCATATGCATCTACCGATATGCAGCAATTGTTAAATACCATCAGCAAGCGTTATACGCAGATTAATGAGATTGGTGATATTACTGATGATAAAAACAAAGGAAAAGTCGAGTTTAGACAGCAGGAAATAAGTAACGCGGTAAATGAAATACGGCAAGGAGTTCAAGGCAACGTAGAAAACAAAGAAGGTCAGATTGCGGAAGCAACATCTGACAGGTTATCCGGCTCACAAAGAATGAAAGCCGATATTATTACTGTTGAACAGGCACAGCATGTGGAAGCCTTACAAAAAACGGAAATAGAAGGCATGAGCATAACTGAACGTTTAAAAAAAGGAAAACGTGATAACATAGTTCTTGTGAGTAGTGCTTTTTTCGAAAACCAGTTTGAACAAGGTGATGTCAGGGACTTTATAAAAAGTCAGAACCCAGGCATAACAGAAGAAAAGCTTGATAAACAGATGGCATCCTTGAAGGGTAAATATCTCAAATCATTAGATGGAAAAGTACAGGAAGGCGTAGAAATGCGCTGGCCTGCAGAATATGTCGGCTCACTTAACGGAATATATCTTGTAAAAGATAACACTTTGGATCCAGGTAGGGCAAAAGTAATTGAAGGAACAGCTATACAGCAGAAAATGGATAAAGACGGTGACTTGGGATATATTTCCGGACTAAGAGAATTTGTAGCTTCGTACGATTCTGAAAACAATCGTTTTGTTACAACTAACTACAGAATGAACAAGGCAGAGGCGGGGCTGTTTAACAATGGCGGCACAGATCAGGTAAAGCATATTTCAGAAAACGCATTTGATAACGTAAAAAGAGCATCGGATTATATGGAAGTTATAACTGGCAACCAAGGACATGCCTACGATGGCGACAATATTAGTGAAGATGCATATAAAGCGCGTGATTATTCCAAAATGCGTATTGGTGATACAATATATAATATCTCAAAACTATCAACTGCTGAAAGATATGAAAACCAAACACGATTCTATAAAATATCTGGCACAAATGATTTTCAGCAAGCGATAGCTGAATATGCACAAGATAATAATATGAATCCTGAAAGTATCAATCCGATGGATATAGAAACTGAGCACCTTTCTGGAAAGAATGGTATTATGGCTAGATATTTAAGGAAAACCGGAAACAATGCAAATGATGCAGAAGCATTTGCAACAGAGCTGTACAACCGTTCAACTGCTGAAAATGAAATGCGTCAGGTTAAAGGCACTGCAGGACTTATTAACAATTCGACTTATTTGATTGAACGAGTTATGAACGCGGCAAACGCTGAGGGGGTAAGTAATTTATCTCAGGGTGATATATCAATTATTGAAGGAACTCTGGTTCATTTAAAAGAAATGGGTCAGGCTGCAAAAAACAGTTCGTCGGTTGGTCAAATTAAACCAGAAGATGTAAGCGCTGCTGCAAAATCAATGTTAGGATTATATGGTGAGCGTAATCAGGAAAAGTTTAATGAGATCATAGACAGCTTAGGTAACATGAAAGAACTTAAGCAAGAAAAAATGCCAAATGTTTCTTCAATATCATTTAATGAGGATGGATATGTTAGTGGTGAGCGCATAAAACAAGCTTTTGCAAATATTTTTAAGCCTGGTAAAGCACTTTCAAGTGAAGCTTCCCAAGCGGCGATGACTGGTTTTAAAAAAACAAACAGTAAAAATATGGAGCTTTATATCGGTAGCGATACTAGCGATTTAGGGAATGTTGCTCTGACTGCAGCTCAAAGTGATATGGAATCTGGCGAATCAATCATTAAAAACGCTGAAATGAAGACAGAACATAAAAGAATGACACCTGAACAGACAGAAGTACAAAACCTTCAAAAGTTCCGGGAAGTAATGCCAGAAGAAAGTTTTGCAGATGAAGATGTAATAACCAATGGTTTGAAAGATAATCTTGTTGGTACTTTCAAGCAGATTGGCAAATCATTTAAAGGCAGTCATGGTGCGATGGCAATGCTTGGTTTTGCCGGCACAATGATGATGGCTGGTATAGCGGGCGGAGCACCGACATCTCCACAGTCTGCTGATGATCAGGCTCAAGGTATCCAGCAGGAAAATGCGATGTATGAAATACCTTCTACAATGTCAGGGCAAGGAACACAAAGCGGAGCAAACCAAAGCTATATAATTAACGTAAATGCTTCTACGGATAAAGGCAGAGAGTTTGCTACAACTGCTATTAATCAGGCGTTTGCCAATATTGGCGGCGCAAAAGGAAACGGTTCGATGGTTATGAATATTAAAGATTCATCAAGCAACATAGGTTTTGGTGATATAGCACGATATGTTGGAAGCATAATATAATAATAAAATACATGTAAAATAGAATAACAAAAGCGTAATACCGTACACAGATAAGAAATTTAGATGTACGGTATTTTTTTATTCACTCGAGTGAATTTTCTTTAACATATTAAAGGTAAAGTTAAACAATATATAAAATGTATCGGTTTTGTATTTTTTTGAAGGCGAGGGCGAAAAGTGAAACAAGACGCATTAAATACTAAAATAGGCGTTCCTGAAATGAGCGATTTTTATTATGATGTTCCGGATCAATCCGTATTTCTGAGCAATATGGGTAAACAGATAAACCCGACTAAAGGAGATATGTCAAGCGCTGCTGTTAAAGCAAAATTTTATATGGAAGATCCTCCTCAGTCTGGGTATGACGATAAGAAAGAAATTGCAGTATTTGATATAATGCTAAAAGAGAAAGGCATTTCCGACAATGACGAGTCTGTAGCTGGAATCAAAATAGATGATGGTGATACAATTAAAATTCCGCTTGATCAGGTAAAATGTCCAGACGAGGGAACAAAAAAATACATTGATGCAATGCAAGCTTATACAGCGGAACATGGAAAAGACGGAGGAACTGGTGCATTAACACTGCGCTTTGCTGGACTGGACTGTAAAGAGCTTCCACATTACCAAAAAGTAAATAAAAGTGATGTAAAAGAAAAATTTGTATATGCCACGCTTGATGAAGCTTTAAAAGATCCTAACTGCGTGGTATCAAAATATAAAAGTTTTATGCAGTCCAGAGAAACAATCAGCAAGACATATACAGGAGACGATGTAAAAAACAGCACGTTCTTTGATTACTCTCAAACCTATGATGGTGATGAGCAGCTTACATTTATCAAAATGGAAGATGGTAAATATCATCAGATATTTGATGATGGAGAAAGCGCATATATTTTACAAAAAAATGATTGCAATGATTATAAAAAAGAAACCATTCAGGATGCCGGCATAGCACGTGATGTAGTCGCAAATGCTATTAATAGGGCGACAGAAATGAAAGTGGTTGTAGACTGCACTAAAATTGTTCGTGACAAATCGCCAATAACAACTAAATTCAGATACGATCCTTCAAGCGATGATTGGGAAAACAGCTCTTATAAGAAGACGTTAGATTCATTATTTGATGAAAGCACTCAGTATAAAAAAGCTGGGTTTAATTATTGGGGGCAGGATGCATACGGACGCTGTATAGCAGCTATCTATGTTAAAATTGACGGCAAATGGATAAACCTCAATAAAATGGTTGTTGCGGATACTAAACAGACTGATGTAAATAAGTATAATTCCCCTGGAGATTCTTCTTCTGGCGTCGATACTGGTTCGTATAATTTTGATAACAAAAAGTATGCTGACGACTTATATTCAGTAACCAAAATCTTTGACGATCGGGACACTGTACACGCAGAACTCTTTAAAGCGCTCGGAAAAGAACAGAACTGGGAAAAATTAAAACAATGGACCGTTGTTATAGGTGATGTCGTTCTTATTGTGCCTCCAACAGCAATAAGAGTATTAAGCCAGACAAAAGCTGATCGTATGCCAGTAGTCAGAGCAAAAGGTGCAATGGCCAAAAGTGCAACAAAAATACAGCATATAATTGAAATGGATCTGTACTTTAATGAAGATCGTGGTATTAATGGTATTGAGTACAAAACAAATACTCATCCAGACGGTTCTGGCAAAAACATAACATACTATATGAATGGACTGAGAGCTTTATATTCAGAGTTCAGGCTCGCACCATTTTTGCCGATTGACAATGACTATATCAACATGGGGCTTGGAATAGATGCTGTTACAATGATAAATTTTTCATGTGAAACAGTCCCAAATTTCCCTAAACTATTAAAAGCAACCTTGCAGTTGTCTGAATTCGAATATCGTATCTATATGCCTGAAATCCCTTATGATGAAGGTGACGATGATGATAAGAAAATCAGAAACTATTTTTCTGAACAAATAAACTATCCGTTATTTAGGTATTATTATCAGCGTCCTCTTATTAACGGTGAAAAACTCAAGAAGGTTAACTTTATTGATAATAAGTTTATTGAAAGTACACTCGGAAATAAAACCAATTTAATACCAGCCAGTTTTGTAACGCCTAATATAAAATTCTATATTCCTGAGCGTGACAATCTTGAAAAACTAAAACAGGCTAAAATAAGCAGGTTGACACAGCCCAACACTGTACGGAATATAAGTAAGAAGGAATTAAAATGCGCTGGTGAGCTTGCAAAAATAGATAACGAAATAAAATATCTTAACAGCGATGCTGAATCCGGTATAAACAAATTAAACGCAATGCTTCAGTCGTCTGAATTTGAAGGCTGCAGATTAAGTCTTGCCACTAACAGTATAATAGTTACTGACAGCAGTGGAATGTACAATAAAGAAAAAACCGAAAAAGTTACGAGTGCTCTTGCAACTATTACTGATACATATGATAATTCTTTATCAGAATTAAAGAAAAGTGATGGAAAAGCATTATGTCCCGAACAAGGAAGTTCAAAGTTTTTTAAAACGGAAGATAATAGCGGCGGTATAAAACAGGGGATAACTCTTTCAAAACACGTCGATGTTTCAGAAATGACTGATGATGAACTTAACAGTTTAAAAACGTTATCTACAGTATCTGGAAAATATTCTGCTGATGAAGTCTTTAACGACAGAAATATAAACATATCAGTATCGATATATGGTCTGAAAGAAAATGGTGATATTGAACTCGGCAAAGAGGATGGCGATTATTTTCATTTTGATGACACTAACGAAACCCAGTTTATGAAATTCTGTGGAGCAGTAAATGATCAGGGTGGAGTTGGCGGCAATGAAGAAGCAAACAATGCCAAGGCAGTAATAGATTATGTTGATGCTAATACAATAAAATGGATTCCATACAATGAAGATCAGGATTTTAGGGTAGAAAGTATTCACATGAATACAAGTAATTCGTTTTCCCAGATCACTATTCAGGAAACTAACGGGTATGCGCCGCAATATATGGGCGGCACTGATATAACACTTAACGTTAGTATGTACACCAGCAGTTTATTAGCAGCATCGGCAATGGATGCACTTCCTGGCATGGCTGCACAATACGCAAGAGAATATAAACTCGTTTTAGCAGCATGGCCATTGCGTATTGAATCGGAATTTACTAAATTGTTTGGTATAACAGAAGTAATGGTTGAAGCTGTAGAAGTCGATACAGTACCAAATTATCCCGGACTTTACCATGTAAACCTTTCTCTTGTTTCTGTTGACCGTACATTGCGCAATCGTGAAGCTCTTAAAAAGAAAGATATGCAGAATTTCCATAATCTTTCTATTGCAGGTGTAGCACAGGAACGTCAATGGTCTTACACTCAAATGAGTAAATTCTTGTCGTCAGCTGAATTATATCCTGATCTTGAACTTCCGACCTTGCAAGAGCTTGAAGAAGCAGGGTTTTCATTTATTCATTATTCAAACAAAGATCGTGTATATCCTGATCCTGATTTTTATTTCACATATTCGTATGTGTTAATGTCACAGCTGATACGTGAAGCGGTTTTAAATTCATTAAGCAATAATCCTACAATGACTATCGGTGATAGTACAGGGAAAAAAGCAACAGGCGGTATTCTAAATAGTATATCCACATGGAATGCGCCTTGGGTAAAAACTCAAGCTGATTATATAAAAGCTGTAAAAAATGTAGGCAATGAATATAAAACTGATAAAAACACAATCGCCAGAGTTGTAACTGATTTTATGAGTTCCAAAAATAATGAACGTAATGAATTATGGGCAATAGCGCCTAATGTAAAAGTTGCATTAATGGAAAAACGTATAGCTAACAAGTTGAATGACTTAAAAAAACAGGAATATCTGGAATCCAAAGGAATAAAACCAGATAACAATACAACCTACAATAATCAAAATTCTGGCAACGACAATCCTACTAAAACAGCAGACAAGCAAGCTGCGGAAACAGAACAGAAAACAAAAGACATTTACGCAAATAAAGAAAACAATGATAAAAATGCCCAAGAAGAGAATCCGAATACATCAGGCAATGAAAATGCTCAGGGCAAAACAGTAGTATCGAGCAACTCATTGCAATCTGCCGGAACCAACGACAATAAAGATAATAAGACAAATACTGAACAAAAGAAGGAAGCGGCTTCTGAAACACAAAAGAAAGAAGATGCCAGCAATTCAGAAAGCGATAGCAATGATAAAGAAGATGTAAATGATTCTTCAAAAAAACAGCCGGCAGAAACAAAAGAAGATAAAGCATATACCTCGTTTATATCAAAAAAAAATCAGGTAGTATATGAAGGCACATGCACCTATATAGATTCAGTTTTGAATGGTCCTGTAAATGGTAAAAACGGAAATACTGTAAATGATGTGCTTAGTCATTTTTCGTCATATGATTATTCATCCACTGAATTGTTTGATGCTGTTAAACTGGACGGTTCAGATGTTGATGACTGGCTGATAGCTGCTGCTGATGCAATCTGCAGCGAAGGTGGTGTTGAATATTCAGATAAATATTCTGTAAAAAAGCACATACCAGGAAGTCATGGCCCTTGGCAGTATGCAAAAAAATATCGTGCAAAAATTGCTGCCGGCAATTCAATTGAACAAATAACATTCACAAAAGATGATCCTGATTATAAAAATAAAATAAATGCTGTTAAGTGGAATGCTGTTGAATTCGGATACTATAATTTTAGATACTACAGCAAGGAAGAGCTTGAGGATAAATTTGGATATTATGGCAATGTTGATGATGTTCCAGAAGAATGTGCTCGTTATGGCTGTTATCTTGCGGATCCGTATTATCGCGCAAGACCGGCTCAGGAACAATATGAGTATATAGAAAAATGTACTACCGATATCACTTTTGCTAAAAATGCTTTTCTGCGTATTTGTCTGCTGTACATGAAAACATTAATGTCATATAATGTACTGCCATCATACTCATACGATATAATGTCTGATGCTTTATATAAAGAAGATGTTATTAAAAAAGTATTATCAAGCCAGATGGATAAAGAAAAACGCGAAGCAAATTATGAAAATGCTAAAGCACAGTCACAAAAAGGTTATGGTATAACACAGAAATATACTAAAAATGGTGATTCCAAAACCAAACATGAGACTTCTGAAAGCGGCAATAATCAGTATAGTGAGACTAAAGATACCAGCGACAATAAAAATCGCGAAGGTAATTCTGATCCGACAAAAGCTAAAAAGCCAAGCGACGCTAACAATGATTCTTCTGATAACAGCAGCGGTGATAGCGACAATAAAGACAAACAGAATCCAGATCAGACAACAACATCAATGCCATCAAGCGGCGGCGCATCAGAAACAAATAAAAGCAACGGTGAAATTACCGGAGGAGAATCAAGTGATGCCAATAATAGAATTGATGCGGCTGTACAAGAATACATGAAAGGGTTTAAAGAAAACAAAAAAGCAATAGATACGGGAAAGGTATTCTTACTACTAGCTACAGGTATAGTTGATGGCAACAAAGAGTTCATAAAGACATTAAGAAATCATGATTATGATGCACTTAATGTTATATCAGAAGGCTCGAAATCAGATACGGAATCTCCAAATGATAACGCTGTAATGTATAAAAATCCTATCAGAAGATTTATACGTGCTGCTGTTGGAGAAGGATTAATTGATGAAGATGATCTTGGATTAAGCGGAACTGCAAAATCTCCTCAAAGTACCGTACTCGAGACTGATTCAAGAAGAAATGTTGCAGCGGCATCAGAAGATCCGCTCCAGTATCTGCCGCACAGTTTTTATGATATGATTGTTCATGACTGCCGTGGACGTATGCTTAGGGCTTTTCCTACATTTTATATGTTCCTTGTAGATGAAGGCAGGAAAATAGGACGATGGAAACTGCATGATAATTTTTACAACGTAAATTCTGTTGCAAGCATAACAATTTCGTCTTCACGAAAAATGCCTATGGACACAGCGGAAGTTATAATGTCTAATTTCTTTAACACATATACAACTGATGATGAAGATTTAAATGCTGGCTATTCAACTAATTTTACGGATGTATTTAATTCGCTATGGCTGCCTACACTGAAATCGTATGCTGAGTCAGAAGAAGAAAGACGAACAGACGCATTAAGTGTTGAGCGTTTCAGATTAAGACCGGGCGCAAGAATATATATCAGATTAGGCTATGGTGCTGATGCATCACACTTGCCAGAAAGTTTTAACGGTGTAATAGCAGAACTTGAAACAGGAGATACTGTTAAACTGATATGCCAGTCTGATGGCGGTGAATTATGTAAACCTGTTGTAATTAACGGTGTTGATTACGCATCTGATGTTCAGGGTGTGGATCAGTTCATTGGTACAAAAGCAATGGGTGAAAATGGCGATACTCCTAAACATATATTAAGATCGTTATTGTGCATGAAAGGCGGATTTATAAATTCGTGGATGCATGAGAAAAACTGGGATGATTTAGCAAATTCATTTGGTGATCCTCTTAACCCTTTGGGTATTTATCATTTTGGTAATCCTGACATAACTTATGCAACTGAGCCTGAACCGATTCAAAATATATTTGAAGCTGGTTTGGAAGATAGTTCTAACAGGTATCTTGGCACAGAAAATACTGGCAAAAAAGGTGCACTTTCAGAAGATTTAAGCATAGCTGGCGATGTTGCTTTTGCAACAGGGACGGCTGCTGCTGCTACTGGTGTCGGTTTACCAGTTACAGCAGCATCTTTCGCTATCGGCGCTGGGGCGAAAGCCGCATCAACATTAATAGATGCATTTTCAAGTCCAGAAGAAGCACCAATGATTCAATTTGAATTAAATAACAAGAGCTTATGGGATATTGCGTGTATATGCAAAAGCATTGAGCCTGATTATTATGTTGGTGTGCGTCCATTTCATATGCGTTCAACATTGTTTATGGGGCGATCACATGATTATTATGCATACGACTATGGATTTGTTGGCGGCACAATGGTTGAAAAACGAAAACCATTTCAGCAATTCCATATATATACATCTTTCACGGATATAATAAATAATGGTATCGCAGTTTCTACTAAAGATATAAAAACATGTGCTGTTGGTATGTATGAAGTGTCAGGATTTGCTGGTGCAAAAGTTTCCAAAAAAACTGATGCGCAATGGGTTGATAGAAATATTTATCCGGAGTACCAGAAAACATCTTACGTTGATACAAAACTGTTTGGTCAGCCATCGCGGCAGTTAGGTGCATTAAGTGACGTTGTTAATTTCTTTTTCGGCGGCATAACAAACAGTACATTTGACAGAGCATGTGATGAAAAAGGAAAAGTAAGAAATCACCATGCGACTGCTGTTAAAATGACAATTGATGCATTAAAAGATGGTATGAAAGGAATGTATCAAGGACAATTAACAATAATAGGCGATCCGTCAGTAATGCCACAGGACAGAATGCTTATAAATGATTCTTACAATTCTATCACTGGTCAATGTCTTGTGCGTAACGTAGTACAGGTATTCTCAACAGAAGATGGATATAAAACAGTTCTTACGCCGGATCTCATAACTGCGCAGGTTGGCAATCCTGCACAGGGCGAGTTAAAAAGAACATCATATGGCGATATGGCTAATATGGGTGTAAACGTGATTGGTATTAAGACTTCTATGTACCTTAAAAACAAGACAACTACTAAACTCGGAAGGTTATGCACATGGACAAAGAGCACTAAAAGCGCAGAACTTGCAAGCAAAAAACTTTCCGCTATAAAAGAGGCAGCTTCAAAAACAACAGCAAATGCATTAGAAAAAGCTGCTGAAAACCACAAAGCAGTTGGAAAACTAATAGGAACACTAAAAAACGTAGGCAGCACAGCTGGCACAGTTGGAAGTTCAGCTGTAAAACTTGGCGCTAAAGCTATCACTAAATTAACTGGTCCTATTGGTCTGGTTGTAGGTACTGTTGGGCTAGGAATAGCAGAAGATATGCTGATGTCGTCTGTAACAAGCAGAAAAAGGCTGGTTGTTTTTCCGCTACAGAAATATGGGCGACCAATGGTTGGCGGTATGGATGGTAGCGTCGGAACAATATATGGTGCGCCAAACTTTGATACATCTGATGGTTTTCAGTCAATGTTTAAAAATGTTTTTAGCAATCCGTTACTTAAAGGTATAGTTGAAGCACTTTATGGGGACGGAGGCGTATATCAGCTGAATCAGGCAGCCGGTATGAAAGGACAGGAAAAAATTGCCAATATTGAAGGGCAATATCAGCAGTCATTATCAGATGTTAATAAAAGCAATATTAATGGGATAACAAAAACACATTACAATCCAGCAATGCCAAGATTAAATGTAAGGAAGACAAAAGACCGTCAAAAGGCTTTATCAGCTTACGGAATAACCGGCAACACGGAAAGCACTATTAACAGTGATAAAAATATGGATAAGATGGTTATTGTATTTAATGATGACTTCTTAAAAAAATACATATCACTTGGATTCTTCCGTATTGCGGGTCATGAAAAAGGGTTTACAAAAGACCTTAGTGACAAAATAGAGTGTCTGTATTTAAAAAATCCTGGAAGTGCAGGAAGCTCCATCCCGATTAATGCATTGAAATATGATAATGGAAGCTATGATATTCCATATCTTAATAAAGAAGCTATTGGTGTGCTTAAAGATATAATTTCAAATGCACTTACATTTTTAGCCGGCGCAGAACAGTCACGGGATCCGATGAAATGGTACGAAGATAACGGAAGCTCATTCGTAACATTAACTTCGGCATTAAAATGCGGTTCAAAAGATGGATACGAATGTACGGGACTATCCTTTGTACTTACATGTTCTGACGATAAAACAAGAGTAGCAGTACAACAGGCATTGGATTATTTGCAGGATAACCAAACAAAAACAAAACAGACTAACAGCAGTGTACAGGAAAAATCATTTGAATATCAGCAGGAGGGCAGCAACATGAAAGTTCTCGTTTACCCGCCTGCAACGGGAGAATAAAAAACATGGGGATTTTATCTAATCAGTTAAAGACGGGAGCAATAGGCTCGGCAATACAGTCCAGCAATGATGCAATGAGCACTATTGCAAAAGTAATAGAAGTAAATAAGACCAGCAATACATGTACTGTAGAATACATAAATGGTAATGGTCAGAAAACTACAGGCAAAGATGCTTTTGTGGATATGCGTAATACTGACTGGTTTCCTAAAGTAAATGATTGCGTATCAATTAAAATTACAGGCAACAGTATACTGGTTGAAAGTCAGTATACTCAGGATTATGCTAAAGACATCATGAAAAAGTCAAAACTTAAAAATGATACAACGCCTGACAGTGATGGAACCTGCGGCGGAAATATCATGTAACGAAATACAGGAATCAATATTGTCTGAATTTAAAAGCCACCGCGATTATAAACGGTGGCTTTTATAGTAATATTCGGTTAGATTGTAAAAAATATCAAGAGGGGCGGAATACTATTGGCTAACGGAGAAAATTTAGATACATTTACACTTAAAATGCAGGCTAATAAGCCTAATCTGAAGGCAAATCTTGCTGACATACAATTTAATGCAAACTATGGAGATCGTTCAGAAGATAAGACAATTACTAATGGCGGGAAGTCTTCTATCAGACTGACGAACGAAACAGTTACATCTGCGGCATCTCCTAATACAAGCTTTAAAATGTCTAAGAACCAGACAATATCACAAGCTTTTGAAGAACGGCATATATCCAACAGAATTAAGTATGAATGTTATGAGATTATGGTTAATGGCCATAAACTTAATCCTAATTTCTGGGAATACAGTGATTTTAAAAAATACACAGATCCGTATGGTGATACACATGCTGTTGGACGATTTGCTGTTGATGGAACAATACTTACACCGACATGGGATGAGCAGCAGCATAAATATGTTCTGATACGGCGACGTGCAAGAATGACAATGTTCTCGCCTAAAAATAATGTACCAGAAATATTAAATACATTAAGCATAGAAGATCCTACTAAAGTAGTATTTAATTACGGCACTAAAACAAAAACACAAACAGCGGAAGACTATTACAACAGCATCGGTAAACTGTTTGATAATAAAGAATATGATAACGGCAATCATGGTGGAAGCGGTAATGGGCAATGCTCAAGTGATATGGAAAAAGTTATTTCAATTGCGCTTGAGCTTGGTTCTCAAGGGATACCTTATGTCTGGGGCGGAAAAGATCCGTCAGGTTTTGACTGCACAGGTTTTGTATCTTATTGCATGAACAAGGCTGGTTTTGACATTGAACCGTGCGGAGGAAGCGGTTTCGATGATAATGTAAAAGCTCTTGGTTTTGATGTTATTGCATTTAGTGAATCTGCAATGCAGCGTGGAGATATATTATCTAGCCCTACACATGTTGAGATATATCTTGGTAACGGGCGGATGGTTGGTGCGCACTCAAAAAAGAACGGTGTTAATGAAAAAGACTATTCAGATACCACTGGCTTTAACGAAATTTTTAGATGTCCAACATCAAAAGATGATGATAAAGACAAAGATAAAGACAAAGATAAGGACAAAGATAAGGACAAAGATAAAGATAATAAGGATGGAAAATAAATAATGGCTATGGCTGACGCAAATATATTGCGCAAAGGCTGGCAGAATGATATTGACTATTGTACTGTTCAGTATACTGAAGCTTTGCGCCAATATAAAAATTTTACACGTTTAAACAAAAAAGAGGATGCTGACAAATGGAAACAGAAAGCTGATTACTGCAGCAAAGAGCGCGACCGTCTGGTAGAAGAAGCAAAACAGGATGGATTTATTTATAAAAATGGACGTGTTAAAGCAGACACAACTAAATGGCCTGAAGTTTCACAAAAAAGGACCTTGCCAACAACTGTAAAAGAAGCGGCTTCGTCTGTTTCCGCAGGAACAGGCCATTCAGAAAAATATAATAGTTCCAATTATGTGAAAGAACATGCCGCACAATCAGACAATCTGCGTGCGCAGGCTGCTGACAATGCAAATAAGCTTTTAAACGAATTCGACGCTGATCAAAAAAAAGAACACGATGCTGCTGTAGAATTATATAAAAGTAAAAATAAAGGCAATGCTCCGGCAAATGATCAGGAATTAAAAGAATATGGCTTTGATGCTGACAAGTGGAGCAGGCAAAGGCAGAACGGTATAAACAAAATTCTTACCAAAAATCCTGATTTATCAATAAGCGAGCAAGGGTTTATTGCTACCGGTGTACAAACCAGAACATCATCGTATGTAAATGACTTTACGTTTACGACTCCGTATTCTAATGCTGTAGAACGTCTTGATATTCTTAAAAAACAACAAGCTGCCTCAGAAAAACATAAAGAAGCTATTAAAACAGCTAAATTAAATGACGAAAAAGCTTTCAAGGAATATCAGGATGCTATGGCTAAAAATAGAGCAGAACAAAAGAAAAAGCTTGAAACTCAAGCCACTGAACGTAAAAAAGTGATTGATAAAAACAAGCAGGCTTTGGAGCAGAATGCTAAAGATGATGCCAAGAAAACAAGCGACAAGCTTGATGAATACATAAAAAACAGCAAACCGGATGCCTTTACTGGAACTGCTAAAGATGCTAAAAATAATTTAAAACAAATTGGTAAGATTTTGACCGAAGATTTAAAAACCGAAGTAAAGAACTCAAGCGGAAGTAACGAGTATGGGACAATTGGTTATGCTAAAGATATGATTAATCAGTTAAAGAATCCGCTTGATTTCAGCAAAAACAGTGTTCTTAAAGATCCCGCTACAGAAAAGCTGGCTAAAACGTTGGCTGAAAACAGTAAAGAAACACAGCTTACACTTGAAACTTTAAAAATGACACAGAAAATGAGTGCCCAGATTGTAATAGATACTATAACGCAGCAAATATATAATCAGAAGCAGACATGGAAAACTGCCGGCAAAACAATATCAGACATGGCATTGCTGCAAAAAGCATATATGAGTGCGTATATCAAGAATACATTTGGCAATCCGGAATTTATGAAAAAAGTAACTGCTTCCGTATCAGTTCAAATAAATAACTATATTGATGCTACTATAGACGAGAAGATAAACAATCTTGATAAAAAAGTGGATAACACTTTTACAAAAATAGATAACAAGATTAACACAGTAACAAATAAGATTAACAATAAGCTTGATAAACTTAAAAAGCTGGATATACTTTTCAGCCTAAATAAGAAGCTTGATAAATGTTTATCACTGGACAGTTTCGAGGCTAAAATGAATAAAAATCCAGTGACAGCTGCATTAGCTGCTCCATTGCTTACATGTGCCAGAGCAACAGCAACTATAGTATCTACTATGATAACGTCATCAAAATTTGTTTCAAATATTAAGGCTGTACAAAACAAGATAGCAAGAATACAAAATAGTATCAGCAATGCAAAGAAACTTGTTCAAGAAAAAGTCCAGCAATTAAAAACATACGTCAATAATCTAAAGAACCAAGCAGTAGCTGTAGTTAAATCTTATGCAACAAAAGTAATAAATGATATAGCAAGCAAAATAAGCATCAGTGGTGTTGGAGCTATAAAACTTTAAGATAACAGGCAGGTAAAATATTAGATGGCATATTTTGATTTACAATTAACTGAATCCGGTGATTTACAGACACGAATGGAAAATTGCCTGAGCAGTTTTAAATTAAGTTTTACGGTATCAGAATTTTCTTCACAACGGGTAAGTTTTATGGCAGAACCAAGTTCATTTCCAAAAAAAATCAATGGTCAGAGAATAACATTCAATTACATGGATGTAGGAAATTACAAACTGCAGAATGAATCAGTTGATGGTATTGAAGAACAAGTTCAGGCGTTGAGAATAGCATTAAGGACTGAGCTGGCAGAAACGTCAAATGATGAAATAGGAAGTACGGCTTATCGTTTGCGCCATACTATAATAACAGACATTTCTGATTTAGAACAAATGACAGAACTTATTCAGAATATAGTTGATGACTATTTGTACGATGTAACAGCCAGCCTGACATATCAGGAAAATGATAAAGCAGGAAATTTCCGTTTTCAGTCAATAACTGTAAAACTGGTTGATAACAGTACAGGAAAAAAATTAACAGAATTTATTTTTTAAAACTTGAAAACAAGACGGATGTAAAATATTCCGTCTTGTTTTTGTATGGATGAAGCCTGTCAATAGGTAATGAAACTGTTAGATTTTACAAAAAATGTCCGGAGGGGGAAATGCTAATGGCAAAGTCTGCCACTGAAATTTACACTGATATAAATGAAGCTTTTTATAAAGCAACTGGAAAAGATTACAGAGCAGGGAGCGCACTTGGTTTTTTTACTGATGCAGTATCAAGATCATTGGAAGCTGCTCATAATGAAATAGATAATAATAAAAATCCTCATATATACACAAATTTATCCGGAACAGATTTAGATAAATTTGGTACGATGGTTAATATACCTAGAGAGTCATTTGAAAATGATAACACATATTTGTATCGTTTGCTGAACTGGACTTATTTAAAAGCTGGCGCAAACAAAACAGCAATAAATGATTCACTGTTAAATCTGACGTACAGTTCTAACGCGGAATATTATCCCGGTGTTTATGGTGCAGGCACTGGTATTGTATATATAATTCCAAAAGAATACGAAACTGATACCATGCAAAAAGCTTTGGAAGAAGCAAAAGAACGTATAGCGGATGTAATTTCCCCAGAGTCATATACAGAATATATCATTCCGACACCAATAGCTGTAAAAATAGTATGCTATTTAACATCTAAGTATGGTGATATAGCATACTTAAAATCACAGGCAGAATCCGTTATAAAAGAGTATGTAAACGGAATTGCACCAAATGACTATTTATCAATCGGTGAAATAAACAAAATGATTATAAATATGAATAGTGTGGATATGTTTTCTGTTGATGGTATTTATCTTGATGATACAAGAAACTACAGCAATAAAATTATGCAGGATATTGAAACGAAACTCTTATTTGATTCTATCGTGTGGGAAGATGGTGAGTAATTCTTGAAATTATCTAAAGATCGCGCACTTTCGCAAATGAAAAACAGTTTTCCTAAATGGAGCGATATAAGAAAAAGAACTGAAAACTCAACTGGCGGAAGTTATCTATCATCTATAGCCAATGAATTTAATGATATTTGGAAAGCTATACTCGATTACCGTAAAATGTTTTTCCTGCTCAACTATAAAGATAAAGAATCCGATATAATTGATTATCTCTATATGGCACAAGTAGGAGATATTGAAGATATAGAAATACCATCGCTAGAAGTTGAGTACACTGTAACTGATAATACTGACGAGTTTTACAATAATGTATCGTCAACTGTATTGTATCAAGGTGGTTATCTGTTTTTTGATGAACGTATTTTGCCGCAAAAAGTGCTGGATTCAAAACTGATTGAATACAAAACAGATGACTGCAAATATATGACAGCATTGACTTACGAGCATATATGGAATGTGTTCGATGAATTTGCTTATTTTGCTGGTCTTAAAAGATATGACGGCGAACGTAATCTTGAACTTTCGAATAGAATATACCAGCTTTTTAAAGAGTTCCCGAATCCAACCTATGCCGGTATTAAAAATGCTATTAAAACATCAGTAGATAGTATTGACGATGATGATATTCAAATTGTAAGATTTGATGATGCTGATTTTGATTTGACCGATCCTGCGTATAAAGATATATACGAAAAATTTCTTCAGTATAATCGGGATGTGTTCAGGGCTAAGGTATGGAATCAGGACAAATGGGAAAATAATTTTCAGCGCACAGAATATATCCCGCACGTATGGGATGAGCCAATGGAAATTACCCAGAATGGTGTAGGATATAATGATTCACTTAAAAGCAATTATGTAAAACAGCTGTCAGGTGTCAATGAGACTACCGACGTTGATGTATCATGCTATAAAAAAGACTTTGAAAAGATACGTCAATATATCGGGAAAAACAATGTAGAAACATCTATAATGCTTATGCTTACCAAATACAGTAACGAAGTAAAACCCAAGGAAGTCAAATACAGCATAAAAGCCAGTGACGTGTTAAAACTAGATTCGCCTCAGACTATATACATCAACGGTACAAAAACAATCAAAGGCGAACGCCAGTATTACATAGATGATATGGCAGTCAGCCTTGAAAATGTTTCACGTATTGAAAAAGCTGCGCTTGAACCAAACGTGTCATACAAACTCAGATTTACACCCAAAACAAATTTTTCTAATATGAATATAGAAAAATGTGAACTAAAATATGATTCTGGTCATACAGATTTAAGAAAAGAATATTCATATTATGAATTAAAAAACGGTATCATAAAAAATACCAATGTCAAATCACATATAACTGATATATCCATGCTTGTTAAGAGTGACAATATAGAAGACAGTATTGATGGTTTTACTGTCGGTCCGAACAATAGCAACGGTGTAATGTATATTGATGTAACAGGTATGGAGCGTCAGCTCATAAACTATGAATCATTATGCCGCCGTGTTGACATAACAGAATCGTCGTATGTAAGAGCTGCGAATGGTTTTATTATCAGTAACGATAAGTATAGTTACACAAACAATGGTATAGATTCGCTTGGAACTATCCATATAGGCGGTGAAGGGCATGAGTTATATTGCAATTCATTGTCTTTTTCGTTTTTAAATGCAGAAACAGGATATAATCAGGGTTCAATAGCTGTTACATATATAGTCAATGGTGAAACAGAAAGAGTAATATATAATAAAGGCGCAGATATTGTAAAAGATTTTGGTAAACGGACACTGGTTGAGGTTATTATCCAGAAATATGGTCAGAATCCTGTCACAATAAAAAATATACGTATGTGCAGTTATGATATAAAATTTGATATGAGTGATGGTTCTGGAATTGTATCAACAGGCAGAAATATCAGATTGCCAGATAATATTGGCGAAAAACTGCTTCGTGTGACAATAACTCCGTATTCAAATGCTTTTCCTGTAATTAAGTATATTCACATAGGCGGTTCACTAAAAGGTGCACGATATGAACTTGATTTTGACACTAATGGAAAGGCGAATCCAAAACTCGATATAGATACTGACTGCAATATTACGCTTTATAAAATTGTTTCCGGAAAAGCAGTTATTGTAGGCAAGGAAAATCAGTATTGTACGAAAGCGGTTTTCGTAAATAATACAACAAGTGATGGCTATATTGTTATAGATGTTTCAAAATATGCAGCAATCATAGGTTCTTTACCTGCTATAAACAAAACGTTCAGCGGTACTGTAAAGTCGTATATAACTTTGCGTCAGGGGCAGTCAATACAGACTATTATTATAAATGGTGAAATGAAAAAAACCTTATACAATAAAAGTCTTACATCGTATTTGTTTGGCGGAGAGTCTATAGCGGATAAACAAATATATATAACCAATAGCGCTGATGGCGCATTGATTGTAAAAAATACTGCAAACAATAGTATCAGCAAAAAATTTATAGAATACAGAGATCTTGATTCGCGAGCTGATTCATATACGTTTATAAATCTGCCGCAAAAAGCAGTGGCGAAATTTATAACAAGCAATGGGCAATCTAATTTGTTATCAGGAACTATATTTAAACTTGCTGGCATAGAATATCAGGAAGCAAAAAACTACATAAGCTATACAGCATCTTCGGTTATAAGCAGTGAAACAAACAATGTTGAGATAGTAAATACGTTTTCTCCATCAATGGATATGAATACGCTGCGGTATTACGAAATATCGGTCGGAACAGAAGATTCAAGTGTAGTATTTGCTGACAGCAAAAGCAGCTGGAGCCTTGGCATAAGCAGCCTTACTATTAAAACAAAGATTGATTCAAACAATAAATCTACATGGCAGATAAGTGTCAACAATATCAGCAATAAATACATACTTGCTAATGAAGTTCCTCTTGATGACCGCTATCTTATTGACGGAGAATATCACAGTCTATCAGAGTTTATAATCGATACAGAAAAAGGCATTGATATAAACTATGAGAAACATAAGAATGTAAGCGAATCATTCACCGTACCATCGTCAATGATTACAAAACTACAGTATTCAAACGTAAGTGATATATGTCTTTCTGATGGCGCAACTATATTAAACAGCGGTTTTACAGTAATGCCAAAAGAAGGGTTGATAGTCTGGAACAACAAAGTATATCAAAACGCAAATATTACAGCGACATATACATTAAATAATCCCGTATCACTTTCATATAACAGCGATTATGAAGATAAATTGTATGACTTGATCACATTTTCTGTAGATGCTTATAAGCTTGTAGACAACATTGTTTACAAAAATTGCATTGATGGATGGGGTGTATCGCTTAACCTCAAAGAAAAACCCGACAAGATTATAACAAAATGCAGTAATGCCGTATTCACCGCAGCGGTATTAAACAACCAACTGTCAGTTGGAAAACTGAAAGACTCTAACAAAATAGCAGTGCATAACGGCTATATATATGACCAGGGGTATGAGTATTATTATTTTAATGACAGGTTTATAGACAGTGTGGACAGATTTGCAAATATTGAACTACATGACTGTATAAGACAAAACGGAAACCTTTTATTAAATATGCATTCAAAGAACTATTTGCCGTATTCAAATATGAGAACTTCATCAATGGAAAAATTATGTTCGTTTGATTTTAAGAAACGTATGCCTAACAGCATAAGCAAGTTTAATCATTTAACGGCGTGTGACAGTTTTAATATGTGGTATACCGTAAATATGAAACTTGCTATTGTTGATGATATTTATAATGATTATGGCATTAAATTTCAAGCGCAATCAAGAATCGGTTATGCCGCACTTGATATTACAAAATATTTCAACCACAACGATATTATATCAGTGATAGTTACTGGAAACTTAAAAGCATATATAGTTAAAGAACATAATGTAGATGGTTTGACCATGCATAAATCGGTCGATATAAATCTTGATGATGCTAAAGAATTTAAGGTTTACAACGTTGTTATGCGCTATTACATAGTAGACGAAGAAAAAATCCCTGATACGAAATATTATATTGTTCTTGTTGGAAAATCAGGAATAATTGATGATTTGATGTCGTTAAAATTCACTACTCTGAAAGAGTGTTACGGTAGTCATACTAAAAATATAAATAAGCTGAATTTTAATATCGCTGAAAAAATGCCCGTAAAATACGAATATGATCTCGATTTTGATCTGTCTGGCGCAAAATATAAAGATTTAGCGTACAATACATCAACAAACGAGCTGACAACATCATCGAATATTGAGTATGGCCTGACAAACGTCTGCTCTGTCGACCTGGCTAAATGTGAATTATCTATGGCACAGCAGCAAAAAAATAAAATCGTATCAGTCAGCGATAATGCGAAGATAATAACTAAACCTGTTTACATCCATAGCCGCAACGATGTGCATAGTGTATATATAAAAATAAACGATATAATCACCGGGCCATATAAAAACTTTACAATAAATATATATGGTTCAAATTCTCAAAGTGGAAATTATCGGCTGCTTGTATCCCAACAGAACTGTAATATGGCAGTAATCAGACAGAATCTTGTATGCAGCTATATTTATGCTGAAATAATAGCTGATAAAAATAAAATCATTCATTCGATAGATGTTTATGCAAGATATGCGGAACTGGATCCTGAAAAACCATTAACAGCTACAGACTTATCTTCTGGAGAATATATATCAAAAATATATGATCTTGGAACAGAATCGAATTATATATTCAATGGCGTTGACGCGGAAGTTACTGGAGAACCGAATGAAGTTAGTTACTACATCCGCGGGTTAAGAGAGGGAAAACTGTCGCAGGTCTTTACGCCGTGGAGAAAATATACTGGCGAAGATGAAATAAGGTATGACGGCTATTCATTGTTCCAATTTAAAATTAAAATAAATAGTCCAAAAACAATATTAAAAGTTAATAAATTCAGAATGGTGGTTGCGGAATAATGCGTGAAGTGATACAGACAAAAGGCAGGGTAGAGCAGCTTGATGGATTGCATTTTTACGAACAGGATATTGTGATGCTCGATTATCTTTACGATGGTGATGTCACTATAGACTTCAATGTATTATATAATATGCCAGGTTTCGGCGTTATATTTGCAGAAAAAAGTACAGGAGTAGCTTCTTATGAAGAAGCTCCTAGTTCTGTACTTGTAAAAATCGGTTCACTTGATTTTTCTATATACAAAAAAGAATTTGGTATACAAAGAAAATTCTATAATGCAAGCTGCTTGATTCAGCCCGATAAAAGTATTCATAAATTCAGATTCCAGAAAACAGGAAGATATATATACTGCTATGAACTAAAAGGTAATGGCAGCTACAGTGAAATAGGGCATAAAGATATAAAACAGAATATTGACCGGTATTACATAGGAATATATTCAAATAAATGCAATACTGTAATAAACGCTGATATTTATGACAACAGACCGCAGTTCTGGTTTACGAACATAAAAAATACAAATGGTGGAAGAATATCTTTTGAGCAGGATACAATGCTTATAGAGCAGGCTGAAAAAAACATTGAAGTAGAACAGGAAAAAATCTATCTTGCAAAAGGTCGGTATTTTCTTGATTACAAAAAAGCTCCTGTCGATGAACTGCTCGACGAAGCATCGTATGTATTTGATTATACCGGAATCAATAATAAGATACATGCTAAAGATAAAAACAAGTTAAAAACAGATGCCTTAAGATATGGTGATCATAAGTATTTTGATATGGAATCAGATGGTTATATCAGCCTGCTGTTTCAAATAGGCTCGGGAAAAATATATGACATTGCTATCAAGGATGATTATCGTCAGGACTATGTTTCTTCTGATGATGAAGCGGCAAGCACCAATGGCAGCTATATACTGTTAAAATTAAAAGGCTTAAAGAAAGCTGAATGGACTGGATCTATATATAAAGTGCCTGAAACAACACTGCTTGAAAACAAACCATACAGCTTATTCAGTTATGCTGGTGACATAATCTCACTTGAAAAAGCTAATATCAAACTAAATCAGTCATATAAGTATGTATTTGAAAAAACATCAGAAAAAGATGTATGGGTTTTAACAGTATATAATAATGATAATACAAAAATTTATACTAAAACCTATAACTCAAAAAATGATTCAGCACGAATATTTGATGATATATCTGGTATCATAACAAAGCTTATACTTGTATCAGATGATGGAACATCATTAGATGTATTGCATCAGAATACGTTAAAAAAATACGTACCATCAGCAATAACAAGTCCTATTATTGTGACTGATAAATCAGATATTCCGTTTGACCTTTCAGCATCATACAGGCTTATGTCAAACGGAAAATATTATTTTACAGTATGGGAACGGGAATATTTTAAAGCTGATAACAAACTGAAGCTGGCTCGTCCTCTTTTGGGCGGTGATAATATTATCGTTTATGGAATAAAAGATTCAGATATAGATCTTGATAATATTTATAAAGTTAAAGACAATGAACATATAAACGATATTTCAGCAGTTACTACAAGATATGACAGTATTAGTAGCGGCTTATATAAAATAATAAGCGATCAGATATTGAGTTTGGATGAATCTATTATGCACTGTGGATATACAGGCTTTATTGTAGATTATCTGAAACTTAACAGTTATGCAATTAACATATCAAATGATGGTACTGAATATATAGTGGACATAGCAACAAACGAAGATACAGTAAACACAATGTATGATATGACTGCTGACGGACAGATTCGTACATATAAAATAAATAACAGACTAAATCCGCCGGATAACAACTACCTTGTATTGCGAAAAGGGGGTGCTGATAATTAAAATATACCCATCGCCGCATCAGTTATATTCAACTAAAAAACCAAAATTTTTAGATATACCTGTTGCGCATATAGAAAAAGAATATCATCCAACCCGAATTATAGCAGAACGTTCAGCTGATTTTGTAATTCCTAGTGAGGAATATATAGCTCCATATCAGCGATTTAAAACTGATTCAAATCTGTTTTTCGACAAAGACCGTAATCCGGTGAAGGTAAATTTGAAATTGCGGAACAACCGTTATGTTTATGAGCCGGAAAGCTCCCAGGAATTTTTGCCGAATACATTTTCACTGAACGCCTTAGTTAAAAGACGTGACCAATATGATTCCGGTATGGAGTATAACATAAATATTGGTGTATATAAACAAGGCTCATCAACAACATTTGCTAAAAATTTAATTTCATTATTTGGTAATGCGCCTTATCGTGGAACAGCTCCTGCAAATATAAAGGTAAATAACTGCAGCACTGATGCAGAAGCATTACTGCATGAAAATGACAAGGATCTGGATTTTCTTATTGTAAATACTTGCAATGGAGTATATTCAGAAGATAAAAAGAATCAGATAGATTTTAGTCAGTTTATGAATGAACATTGTAATTTGTGGATTACTGTTACTGATGATGGCTACAGTAATTTTTTCTCCGGGGAAGATGAAAACGCAAATTACATAACACAAATGCTGAAATTTGATGACAACAGTGACAGACCAGATTTTAACAACCAAAGACCTGTTATCATATCAAAAGATTATGGTTATGCCGCTTTAAACAATGCAGAGCATCCGTTATTTAAAAGATCTTCAAATAATTACGTAATACCATCCATGAGTGTGAGATCCCCGATAATAGTAATTGAAAAGCCAGATACAGGTTATATTGTTATCTCACATAAAAATTTATTTAATAGTATCGAGAATTACGGCAGCTACATTTACAACGTAATTACCCAGCTGTATCTTCACAGCTATATCGAAACTGACTCAATCGAAACATGGATTACAGATGAACCGGTTGATTATATTGGATCTCTTAACACTCCTTACAGAAGAAATCACCCTGTAATAAATATAAATGATATGGTTTTAAAAAAACAAGACAATATATCAAGATATAAGATAATAAACGAACGTATAAGCCGCGATGATATATTTCAGGAATCTATAGATTCATACAAGAATGTATATTTTAAAAAGCTGTTAAAAACTGATCCGGTTAAACAGTCAGCAGAAACCGTATCTATTTTTACAGTGCAAAACACTGTTGTATATTATGATAACCCAAGAATACGACTTATAGAAGACGATGTTCATATTTATACTCAAATTGACGATAATGAAAACTGTTATATAACAGTAAGCCCGTTTATATCATCATCAAACAGAATTATTGTAAATGAGCCTAAAAAATTCAAAATAGACGATATTGAACAAAGCTATGACATTTATGTTCTTCCAATAAACAAAGATAATATATCAGAAGTAATGATGGTTGAATCTTATAAAAACAGTCAAATAAAATCGGCAATATATATCGGAACGGTTCATGTTGAATTTGAAGGAGATCCGTTTGCTTATGATATACGTATGCTTGGCGGCGGCTTGCCTCAAAAATATAATAATTATGAAATGTTGGATATAGGAAATATAAAAGGCAGACCGTACCGCACAGGAACAGGGGCTGTAATAAAACTGCCAAAAAGATTTGAAAAAGATGATGTAAAGATACGTGATGCAGTAGCAAGGTATAAAGTCGCAGCTGATAAATTCTATTTTGTTTATCAATAAAGCTGGCATAACCTGAAAGGAATTTTTTAAATGCAAAAATACATACACATTTCAGTAGCTGATGTAGAACAGATGTCATTAACGATGGCAAGACTTATTACTGGCAAATATATTCGCCCGGATATTGATCCTGGAATCGAAGATGCTGCTGATGGATATTTTGTTATAAACAATGGCAGTTATACATGGATGACAAAAAAAGAATTTGATGAAGATGATTTTTATACCAAACCTGTTTTAACGGAGGTGAAGCTTTCTGATGATAGATAATCATTTAAAAATTATAGATTTTTCTGCAGCATTAAAATCAGAACCGTTAAACTTCAACTATAATGTTGTAAAAGGCTGGGTGGATCGTGAACGTTTGAGAACAGGCGGGTATGGTCTTGTTGAAGGTTTTGATTTAGAGTACGCTGAAAATCTTAATGTTAATATAAGTGATGGCATACTTATAAATAAAATCGGTGAAGAAGTTATTGTTCCAGGCAAGAGTTTTATCTTCGATCCGCCGCCATACGAAAAGATAACAGAACGTGTTCGTGTTGACAATGATGGATATGCTATGCTGAAATTCAAACCATACTCCCCATCGCTTATGCGAACGATATCTAAAAACGCGGCACTCGAAGTTCCGTATAAAGACTCAGAGCTTCAAGCTGAAGATGTAGAAGGATTGTACGGACATATCAAGATAATAACAGTTGATGGAAACAAAATAGGTGTTACTGCGAAAGCTGCAGGTATAATACTTTCGGTAACATATTATTATGCAAATGACCGTATTGACGCTGTTATGATTGACGCTGATGCTAACTGGTCAATAGAACAGGGTATTAATTCAGAAACTCCTTCTGTAGCAAATATTAATCTTGGCCCGAGGTTTTTAATAGCTTTCGTTCATTGGATTGTAAAAGATACTGTCAGTGTAGAATTTATAATTGATGAACGTACATACCGCAAAGTTTATGTTGATAAACTTAACAGACTTTATCTTAATGGCAAATTATATCAGGAAGCTAAATTTATATATTTTACAGAACCATCAAACCCCGATGAAAACGATGTATGGTACGATCATAAATCAAATACACTTAATATATGGTCGAAGCAGGATGGTACTTATGGCTGGCGTATTATAAATGATTTTACAAATGTTCCGCTAAGAATAATAAAAACATGGACTCCAGACAATTTTCCAAAAGATAAACAGACCTTTATGTTTAGTGATGACGAGTTGCAGTATAGATATATACCAAACACAAATGCTGTTGAAATCGTAATAGACCAGCAGACTGTTATGAACGATCAGTTTACAGAAATAATACAGCCCGGATCAAAACCATATTTATCAAGCGGGATAGGCTTCAGACTTAATCAGCCTTTAGACAGAGCTACTGTTGTTGAGTGTATAATACATCATACTGTTAAAAATGAGCCGCTTAAAAACGTATTTCAGCGTGCCGCAATATTTACAAACGAAAACTTTCATGCTTACAGTGCAAATAATATAAGCAAGATTTTCAAAACAGATCTTCCGTATGTAATAGGTGCAGAGCAGCTTGAAGTATTTGTGAATGGCGCAAGAATGAATCGCGGAACTGATTTTGTTGAAATGGTTTCCACGGTAAAAGAAGCAACTGCTGATGATAAAGATACAACAACCACATACTTTAAAATACTGCATAGCCTTTCTGTGGGAGCTATCGTAACATATAAAATTTCAAGATATGTATGGTCGTATGACCAGTTGAACGAAATGGTTTCTGAAATAGAACAGAAGGCTGATAATGCAGGTGATTTGGCTAAACATAATCAGCAGGATATAGTTGTGTTGTCCAACAATGTCAATACAGAATTAACAGCTATCAAATCGAGACTGTATGCTGTAGAAAAAACAATAGCTACACTTCCGAAGTATCGTAAAAAGAATGAATTAATTCAGCTTAACGACTTGGCGGCTGATATAAAATCAAAATTAGTTCAGAACACTCAAATAATAAAATTCAATGCTTCTGATATTGCCAGCAACAGAATATCAAATTACAAAGCAATTGATTATGTAATTGTTATATGTGAAACCCTTGATGATGGGGCAAAAGTTTTAATTAAAGATACTGACTATATTTTAAGAGATGATGGCAATGGTAATGCGATAATAGATTTAGAATCAGAGTGGATGTCGCCAGATAACACAATATATGTTCAGACATTAAGGATTGGCAGGTAATAAAACATATGACAGAATCTCTTAAACCAAAAATAACATGGTATGTACGTAAAGCCGTAACCGACAAAGATCAGACCCCTGAAATTTATAAAGAAAATAACGATTTTTATGCTGGGAGCTACACTCAGGAAGAAGATCTTGCTATTGAATTTCATATATGGAATAACCGTTTTGGTAAAACCGCTGTAAATGATTTAAATAATTTTGGTATAACAGTGCAATTTGATTATGAAGAAGATAGTGCTCTGCTTCAATATATGCAGTTTCAGTTAAATGGAGCATATTGGCTTGTTCCTGATGTGATTGGCAATATAGCAAAAGTACAGATGCCGCAAGATACTGTCATAAGCGGAGCTGCAAATACGGGAGAAGAAAGTGCGGCTGACAATTATATAACATTAAAACTTGTGCTTACCGTGCCTAAGAGCAAAAAAATAAAACTCAATGATTTAAAAACAATGACATTGAGTATATCGCAATTATGAAGTCAATAAACATACGAAAGGCGTTCTAAGCGTGAAAACAACATTTGGTTTTAACGAAAATAACAATAACGATAGTGCTGTAATATCACCGTATATTCCACAGATCTCAACAAAAGAAGCAAAACTTCGCATTGCTACAAATGGAATGCCGGATATTATTCCAAGTGATACGGTTGTCTATGATGTAAAAACCCAGCAGCTGTATGTAGGTAATGGCAAAGGCTTGGATCCAGCTTTGTTTTCAAACGTTCATGTTGTAGAAAATAAAGCTGCACTCCCTAAAGAAGCTGTACGCAACAACCTGTATATAACACTTGAAGAAGGTATAATCACTGTATATGACCCTGTATCGAAAGCATGGAAGCAGATACAGGGAGGCGGCGAAGGCGGAGTTATTGAAAAACAGATACAGGTATACAACTCAAGAAATGATTTCCCAAAACGCGGAACAGAAGATAAGTTATATATAGCTAAAGATACTATGTATGGTTATGTATACGACACTGACACTGATAAATACATTTCGCTGGTGAAAGATTCGTATACAAAAGCTGAAATAGATAGTAAAATCGCAAAAATACAGACAGTTAAGGGCGATAAGGGCGACCAAGGTGAGAACGGCAAATCAGCATATGAGCTGGCTAAAGAAGAAGGATATACAGGAACACAGAAACAATGGCTCGATTCATTAAATGGTACAGCCGGAAAGTCAGCGTATCAGATTGCAAAAGATAATGGTTTTGCTGGTGATGAAACAAAATGGCTTGAATCACTGAAAGGTGAAAGAGGTGCAACAGGTGCTGCTGGTGCTCCTGGTGAACAGGGGCCAAGGGGCGAGCCTGGTCAAAACGGTGCAGACGCGGATATGTCAAATATTTACACAAAAGCTGAAATTGATGAAAAAATATCACAGCTGGAGCAGTATGCTTTTGATGATTATGAGGATATATTTCATATACCTGAATCAGAAACAAGATCTGAATTTAAGCTAACATATAAACCAATAGGACAAATAAGAATATATATAGATGGTATAAGATATTTCAGCGATACGATTTCTTATGACGAAAATACAAATACAGTAACATGGATAAATACAGCGGAAAAAGCAGAAGGCTTTAATATAACTGATGCGGATGTTGTATTTGAGTATGATTATGATCGGCGCAGAAACAACAAATAATCAACAGCAGTGCAAGAAAGGAATAAACCTACAATATGTCTAATGTACAAAAGATGCTTACATCTTATAAGCAAGTCTATGAAGCAAATAAAACTTATGTAGATAAAAAAGTGGCGGACTTAGTAAACGGAGCACCGGAACAACTTGACACGTTACAAGAATTATCTAAAGCACTGAATAACGATAAAGATTATGCAGCCACCATTAATAACGCGCTAGCGGAAAAACTTGGCAGGACAGAAAAAGCAGTAAGCGCAAGAACAGCGGATAACGCACCTTGGGCAGGTGTTACAGGAAAACCAAGCACTTATCCGCCGTCAGGTCATAATCATGATAGCGCATATCCTGCAACAAACGGCTCAAGGGCTAGTGGTACATGGGGGATTAACATAACTGGCTCGTCTGCTTCATGTACTGGTAACTCTAGCACGGCGAATACGGCAGGAAAAATTGGGGAAGGCGGAAACACTAATAATCCAATAACTTTTCATTGGTCAGGACAAAAAGGTCAGCCGACTTGGATGTGGGGGAGTAATGACAGAGCAAATCAGTATGTCTACAATCCAAGCAATTTCAGTGTCAACTATGCTAACAGCGCAGGCAGTGCCAATGCAGTAGCATGGGGGAATGTATCGTCTAAGCCAGTAAGCATAGTTAAGGTAGCGTCGTGGGACGGCTCTACGCTTAATCTAACGACTTGCACTTAAAAAGCCGTAGCATAACGCCACGGCTAAAGGTCAATTATAATGATTTTTACAGGAAGCAATAAGAATAGTAGATTCATCGAATTGGCGATAAACAATTCGATTACAACTGTCAATACGTCTGCTCCACCATTTTGACATATTGTTTTTTAGTGGTTCGGGTTTGCCAGTTCCTTGATACGGAGTACGAGCAATTTCTTTTAGAAGATTATTGATACGTTTCAACGTTTTCTTATCTTCCTGTTGCCAAGCACAGTATTCTTCCCATGCTCTGTCGTCCCAAAGCAATCGCATATCAATCCTCCAATAATTGATGTTCTTTCAAAACAGCCTTTCCACTGTCTATATCATGTATTACTTTTTCAAGATAAGCTTGATTGGTTGGCGAATAAAATGAGTCACCAATGCGGAATGGTATTGCTTGCTCTTTGATTGCTTGCTTCAAAAAGATATTTACGGCAGTGCTAAGATTCATTCCAAGGTCATCAAAAAGAATTTGTGCTTGCTGTTTAACAGCTGGGTCAAGTTTAATATTAGTGCTTACAGTAGACATAATAAATCATCTCCTTTAAGGTGATTATATGCCTAAAATATTAACAATGTCAATACTAAGGAGGTAACATGGGTAATTTTTTATACGGCGGTAAACGCCCGACTAATATCACATATCAGGGAAAAGATGTGCAGACATTAAAGTACAATGGGGTTACTGTGTGGAGCAAGTTAGTAACGCAGGCACATTCCCGCACTGCACTATGGGGTAGAAGAGACGATGCTTTGAAAGAGTTCAACGATATGCTTTCTCTGTCACCAGGAGTAGACGTGTGTTGTGTTCGTTTCTTCAGAGGTGACGGTTCAAGCCATTTTGAGAACCATTCTGCTGAAGAATATGTCATAAAAGTAAAAGACCCGCGATTTATAACTTTCAGATTCGACAATAAAATTATTACAAATGGTAGTCGCTACTCGATTAGTGTAAATATGACTTTATATTCGGAAAGAGCAGATCATAGTATGCAGACACATGACTTGTCTTATACTATTTATAATAAAGAAGACCATATTGGTGATCCGGCTTTTAGTATGCGGGTGGATATAATTTTCGGACCGTATTGGAATGAGCATGATTTTGGCGACAACACAAGTGACCATGAACATTTAGATTGGACTAAGTAGGAGGACAACATGGGCAATTTGCTTTTCGAGGGAGGGGTACGACCTTCTAATATTTTGTATAACGGCAAGGAAGTTCAGACTGTAAAAATAGACGGGGTAGTAGTGTGGACTAGAACAAATGTGTATTCTATAACAGGAACTGTCTATGGTAACGATTTTGGTGGGCAGTGTAAAGAATGTTATGATATGTCCCATGACTGTCAATGTGAATCATATAACGATTATCAATATAAGATTAAATTGACTTTTTCAGGCGTTACTCGTTTCCCTATAAAGTATGTATCAAAGTCAGGAGCAACAGTTTCTTTGGAAAAAACAGCTGTTACTGGCTCTGGAAACACATATACCTATGAATCAAAATATATTGATGATGGTGGCAACGCTCAAGATGAAAGCTTTAATTCAACGACGGCAATAAATACTGTAAAAAGCCTGTACCCTGCTTCGGGCGTTAATGGATACAGTACAATTTCGTCGATTAACATTAATACAAAAGACGAAGCATATAGAGATTGCGATTGCGGTGGCGGAACTACAGATTGTAATTCTCAGTGCAATTGTGATACTGATGGGCAGTGTGATTGTAGTGAGGATTAAGAAAATATGAACATACCGATAAAGCGAATTTTTTTAATGCTGGGAGCGAAATGTAATTTGCAGTGTAAATATTGCTTACAGCATGATATGGTGAAAAGTAGCAACAATAAAGTATCGCCATCAGTTATAGAATGGATAAAACGTCAAAGACGCTATCAGTCGCAACCAATGACTATAACTTTTTATGGTGGAGAACCACTCGTATACTGGGGAGCTATAGTAGATGTGGTAAAACAACTGCAAGGGCAAATCAAGTTTAACATCATAACCAATGGCAAGCTAATGGATGAGAAAAAAGCTGATTTTTGCAATGATAATAATATTGGAGTTGCAGTATCGTATGACGGAAAGAATGTTATAGCGACTAGGGGATATGACGTACTGTCCGATAACCCGTATATTTTAACTATAAACAGCTTGTCGTTGTCGGCGGTATTATCATCATATACTTATCCGAAAGATTTTCTTGATACACTGGAGCCTTTTTTTAACAGCTATCGTCATTTTCATAGAGGTTATCCCAAACTGAATATTGATACGATTATGGACTTTGGTAATTGCAAAGATTTGCGAAAAATGGATTTAGCAAAAATAAGCAGTCAAATGACCGATATATTGAAAAGTAGCAATGTAGTTTATAGGACTATGAGCAACGAACTTTTAAGCAGGTGTTCATATAGTCAGACTAAGCAAGAATATGCAGCATGTGGCAATGGGATAAGAGTATGGAATGTTGACACAAAAGGCAATGTATATCGCTGTCATAATTGCGGTGAAAAACTTGGCACTATTAATGATAATCCCGCTGCTATTTTAATCAGAGCCAGCAAAAAAGACCCAACTACTAGCAATTATCAGAATAAATGCGGTAGTTGTAGTGTATATTCACTCTGTAAATGCGGCTGTCCGCTTATAGATAAGGCGGGACGTGACAGTTATTATTGTGACATTAGGAGAGCATATTATAAGCCAGTTATCGACTTTTTTAATGAGCAAGATGAAGTAGGAAGGGAGATAATTATTAAGTGAATATAGCAGAAAAAATAGCTCGAAAATTGCCGGAAAAAGAACGTATTATTATGGGCGGAGTGGTAGGTTCATATAATTTTGGACTTAATGACAGCTTAAGTGATAATGATTTAAGATATTATGTCATGCCTACATTGAATGACTTGATACGTCAGCGAGTAACAAGACGATTAACAATTATTGATAATGCTGATATTCAGATACAGGATATACGGCGAACAAAGTATTTCATATCTATGGGGGATATGAACCAGCTTTCAGTGCTTTTTTCAAAAGAGCAGTATATAAATCAGAAATATACTGAGCTTTGCCACATGTTGATTAGCAGGCGAGAAGAATTAGTTAAAGATAACGCTATGCATATATACGGCTGGGGACGCTCGATGTTTGAAAAAAAAATAGGGCAATTATCGTATTTTAAACCTAACGAAAGTGTGTATAAGAAGTATGGATATAATACTAAAGCAGCTTGTCAAGCAATATATCATTTAAAAATGGTTATGAAGTTCCTGCAAAATTTAGAATACGGCATTGACGCTCCAATGGCTAAAGCGATCGATTGCTCAGATATAAGTGATGAAATTAATAAGATAAGGAACGGCGGATATACGCTAAAAGAACTGCAAAAAATTGCTGATAATACATTGGCTGATTATGATGGTATCATGGCTATACCGCCAAGCAAAGGGGTGCCAGGGTGGTACTTGCAAGCGATATATCATGCAGTAGAAGATGAAGCAACTAACAGCTCAGCCGATTAATAGACGGTATGATGCGGTGTGTTTTGCTGACAGCTTTTTAGACACTTAGTATGATACTGACTGTAAGGCTGCAGAAAAAGATAAAGACGAAAAATAACACATACTATAATGTTAGCGGTGCTTAAAGAAAGTGAGTTTTATTATGCAAGAAACAGCAAAAAAGATTATTGTCGACTATTTCAATAGCCATGTTGATGTTACTGATGGAAAGCAGATAACTACTAACGATGTATACATCGTATGGTTCTGCAAAACACTTCAAAATTGGAAAGTGCTTGCTAGTACAAATGTTAGTGACGGAATGTACTACGAAATTACACATAATGGTGATAAAGATGAGACTTATGTAGATGCATACAAAAAATGGGATAACTTTACTGTTAAATTCCTAGAGAATTAAAGTCGGCATGGAAGAAAAAACAACTGATAATGAGTAGGTGCTTTTTACACTAAAGAGAGGACGAAAGCCCTCTCTTTAGTGTTTGTCATGCTTTTTCTTGCGTTCGTCACGTTCTTTGCATAACTTGAGATACTCTGCTACCGTATTTCCTGCTATTGCTTGCTTTAGCTTTATCAGTTCTTGATATGCTTCTTCTGCCGTATTATATCGCTTGGTATAGTATCTTTTGCCTTTATAACTGACAGAACCTTTATATTTTTGACGGATAAGGCAGACACCGCGATATTTATTTTTTCCCAAAGGCTTATCACTAAAAAGCATACTGCCACGATAATGTTCAGATTTGCTTTCAGTGTCAGTGCTGAGTAAAAAACCAGCAGTATAGCCATATTTCCTAACGTGCTTTTTGCTATACGCACTGTCTCGCTCTTTTGTTCGCTTAATACGGCAGTCTTCACAGTAGATGTGTCGCCGAGTGCCAATAAATTTTTTACCACACTGCTTGCAAATTCGGGTGACTTTTTCTTTTGCCAGGCAGCCACAACTTTTTGTCCTGCCACTCGCTAAGCATACACGAAAGAATTCTTTTTCCGTGCCACACTCACAACGGCACAAAGCCTTGCCGTTTGGAAGCAGGGCTGTTACTGTTAGCCGTCCGAATTTGTCACCGATTGACATCTTTCGATACATCTACTCATCACCTCTTTCAACTAGCTTTAATTTTGTTCCTGGCACTACAATGTGTGAAATAGTACATATTTGTCTAAGTTTTCTATTTTACTTATCCTCAATTCTCTAAGATGAAAAGCAGACCGTCACGAGTGACTTTACCGTCAACGGTAATGTCGTCGTAAAGCGGGTCGTTTTCATCGACGATGATGTCGCCATCGTGATTATGGATAGCTTCTGCTATATCGGGGGCTTCAAAGAAATGGTCCTCGACATTGCAGGAGCTGTCCTGCCACAAATCCTTAACGGCATTTTTTAAAACATCTTTGTAAGTAAACATGATAAACCTTCCTTCCTCCCGCTTGGTGCGGGAAACCACTTTTTATCTTAGGGTGTTTCCTTTTGATGGTTTTATTGTGCTAGTTTTAACACAATAATGTCAAGTCTTTTTTATTTTTTAAACTTTAAAAGTTTTGGCGTCAGGCGGAGCCTAAAGAAAAAGATAAAGACGAAAAATAATATATACTATAATAAGTATTTAAAAAACCAGGTAATATTAGTTATGTGCGAGTATAAAAGCACTAATATTATCAAAACGAGAAAGGTGTCTGATTTATGTCACTAACGAATCTTTCCCAGATAAAAGGCGGAAAACAGCTTCAACAAGATGTAACGAATCTCCTTATATCTTATGATGCGGCAAAGGTAATTACATCCATAGCTAAAGCAGCCGGTCAAAAAGGTGAAGATAACGGTGTTTATAATGCCGATGAGTTGTTTAAAGAACTTCAGGCAGGCATCAGCAAGCTGTCAAATAACAGCACTATTCTACAAGACAGTATCGAAGGTTTAAAAACAAAAGTAATTAAAGATATTGTAAAAGTAGTGCCAACAGCGACATATAATGCTGATGAAAATTCATATGCAATTTCTTTGCCTGAAGGTTTTGATACGGCAAATGTCCCTAAAATGGACACTACGGCAAAGCTTCCGGTATATCTTGAAGACAACACAGCTGTATTTGACGAAAATGGAAAACAGCTTACATTTAGTTTCTTCGATAATTCTTTTTCCGGTATGCCTTCTGTTCTTGACGTTAATGCTTCAAAAGGAAACACGAAAAAAGAGCTTATTTATAAAGCTAAAAACGAAACGTTTACATTTAAAGTATTCCCTGTTGGAAACTTTACTTTAAATACATTGCCAGAAGATTATTTGCTGGATAATGAAGAACTTAAATTAACAGCTTACGATACTGTAATTAATCAGATCATTGTTGAGTTAGCTAAAGATGCCGATTTAATGGCAGCGATTCAAGCAGCTGTTACCGATGAAGCCATTCAGGAAAAAATTAATTCCATTACTGAAAAGCTTCAAAAAAGATTACAGACTCTCGAAGAAAAATCATTAACAAAAGAAAACGTAACAAATACTATCCGTGAAGCTTCGGAAGCGGAAAACAGCAAAGTGGCTTCTGAAAAAGCTGTCGCTGATGCTATTGCTAATGCATCAAATAAGCAGGAAGTGGAAAGCAAATTCAACGAACTTAGCGAGCGTGTTTCTGGTGTTGAATCTGTTGTAACTCCTGTAAACGAGTTCTTCCCTGTTACTGGCGATACTGCTGTCACACAATTTACTTTATCACAGGTTCCAAACAATATGCTTGTTGAAATGAAAATCAACCATCTTGTGTATGTTGAAGGAAAAGATTTTACAGTAAATCGTGAATCAAAAGTCGTAACATGGACCGCTGCTGCTGATAATAACGGTTTTGATATTACGTCTGATATTGCTGATGAAGTAGAATTTACATATCATGTAGGCGCACTTGTTGATAACCAGCTTACTGTCACTGTGCTTCATGCAGACAGTCTGCCGACAACAGGCACATACAAGGTCGGTGACACTGTAATCCGTGTAACTCCGATTGCTAACAGCAATGTAGGCTGGATCTGTACAAAAGCAGGTACGGCGGCAGAAGCAGAATGGACAACTTTTGGTGTAGTTGATTTTGAACACACGTTGTATGTTGAAACGTCTGCAAATTCTTGAGCAAGTCTCAGAAAGGGGCAGATGTAAATGAGCAATCTTAAATTTAAATCAATAAACACAGAATATGAAGTGTCAGTGCTGGATCCTGCTAACCAGTCAGCTTACCCGCGGCTCACACTAAAACGTGATAAGACACTTGTATCTGTACTGGCTGAATACAATCAGAAAGCTGAACAAGATACTCTGACATTAAAACGCGGCGGCAAATATTACACGATACGTAAAAACTCGTTAAAAGTAAATGACTGGTCATTGGATTTTTATGTAGATACCATAGAAACTAACATTTCATTAGATAATATTGCGGGTATTGAAAACATACCTGCAATACCAACAACTGATGATTATTATGGAGTCAATGAAGATAACGAAAACCGCCACTTAGAAATCCGCTATATTGGTATAGCTACAGCAGCCAAAGAAGAATTTGCGCCAAATGGTGTTTACGTTCCGAATGTTCTTGACAGCGAAGAAACAATCTCGGCAAGAAAAAATCCGGACGGGTATGCTGATTATAATGATGGTGCAAGATTAATAACTTTTCATGGCGGTTCGCCAGGAAGAAAACATTATCGTCTTGTTTACCATGCCCAGCCGTTCACTATACCAGAATAAAAAGGCAGGTGAGTAAAAATGTATGAACAGGACATTGATAAGGCTAATCAGATACAGTCTGATGTTCTTATTGAAACTACGGCAAATAATCCAAATTTTAAAACCAGTAAAGTTGCATCCAAAAATACAGCTCTTAAAACCAGCGATAAACGTGTAGTCGGCGCAGTTAATGAACTGGCAGACAAGCAGGATACAATTCAGTTGTCAGTTAAAAATTCTATCAATAAACAGTTTGAAATTATTGGTGACATTATATCGAAGCCGGAGCTTGCAGATAATCTGAAAGCTGTGTCAGACAATCTTATTAATGCTGTAATTAAGTGTGACAATAATATTACACTGATAAAAAAAGATGCAGCAACAATAGAAAAGCAAATATGCTTTGTTGTACCAAGAGTGAATAAAACAACTAAAAGTCCAGAAATATATTTCCCGTTTTACGGAACTTTAAACAGGATTGTTGCTTCTGTATCTTCACAATGCGCTAACCGCAGCGAAGAAGATGCTGCAATACCACTTACAGTACAGTATCGTTTTGATAATGAATGGCGCAATCTGGCTGATGTTACCATAGATAAAGATAATTTTTACACTCAAAAGAATTTTAATGACGAAACACTTATAGTTGATAATAAACCAATGCGTATAAAAATTAACAATATACCAGAATCGGGCGAAACTTATGATTTGTCCGTAATAGTATTTATGAAAGTTGCAAGATAATATTTTTTAAAGGAGAAAATAAAATGCCAGCACCAATTGTATCTTTTTATGATGAAAACGGCGCAAACCCGATCACGAAATGGAATATCGGTGAAGTCGATGCAGGTTCAGATACTGAACATTTAAAATTCACGATCTGGAATAATAAAGCCGGCAGCTCGAATGTTTCCAATATGAAAAATGTTCGCATTACTACTGTTAATGAAAACGGTGGTGAATCTGGCGGTCAGGGCGATGTTGTTGTAAATCAGAACTGGGTAAAAGTAATTATCAACAACAAAAACGCTGATGCTCCTGTTGCTATCGGTGGTTCTGCACAGCAAGCAAAAGTATTCGCTGCTGGAGTTGATCCGGATACTGATGGTTATATTATAAGCGGCGAAGCTAATGATGGTACAAAAGCAAACAGCCCGAAAAACTATGCGCTTGCCGAAGCTTTTGTATCTGTACCAGCAAATGCGGATGAAGGTCAGAAACCATTTATTATCCGTGTACCATATTCTTATACCTGATTTAAAAAAGCAATATAGTAAATAGAAACAAATGGCTGAGACAGTAACAAACATAATAAATATAATATGCTGATCTCAGCCATTTTTATCGGTCAAGGGCAGGAGAGAATATAAAAACATGGGTGTTATAGAAAACAAACATTCACCGGTATTTCCAAAACAGGAATATATCTGGTACGGAAAAAGAAAAGACGGATCATTTATATATGAATATGATAATGATAAAAACGAAACAATGTTTGATTACATTGACGCAGCGAGTATTACAGAGTTTGGGATGTTGGGCAATGGAATCACCTTTTCATTTAATGTACAGTCTGGAAATTTCTATATAAATGACAAATTACTTGAAATAGATGTTAATATCGGCGGCGAAAAAGTAAACACTTCCGGTCCTAAAGATTTAATAGAATATAAATTAGCCCATACTGATGGTGTAGTACAGGGAAGAACTATTAAAAAATATACAAGAACTATAGATGGTTATTTTGTTGGCTATAAAATGCTTATAAAAAATAATACATATTATCAAGTGAATATAGGTATTCCTGTGTCGGGGGCGGACAGAAGACCATTTATCGGGTTTAAGGTTTGTGCGCCTGAAAATACAGAGCTGGGCGTATCACTTAATAATTCGAAAAAAGAATCCGTAAAATTACAAAAGAACAAAACAGGTTATTTAAATGTATATTTTTAGTAAAAACAAAGGAGAGGTTTAATTGGGCGCACCAGATACACTTGGAAAACTTTGTACATCTACTGATCAGATGGAAGTAGATGATTTTATAAAATGCGTATATGTAGCTGACGCATCAAATGTTGCGGGAGAGTTTTATCATTTAGGCGAAAACAATCCCAAGTATATAAAGCTGACAACAAAAACAACTACAAATGCCGACACTAATGAATCAACCACTACTGTAGAGAATGAAGGTATTGTTGATTTTCCGGAATTGCCGACATCACCTTCATATACAGCTTGCGGTTATTTTTACTTTATAAAAGCAGAAAAAGGTATGCTTATTGCAGATCGCGCTATTCAATATGAGATTTCATGGGAAGCGTTAAATAAAAAAGATTATATTTATGGCGGAGTATCTGACGGATTACTGCATAGCGATGAAGATACTGGGTATCTTGTTATTAAAGATGGTAAAGTTCTTGCCGATGATGATCCGGAAGCGGTTTCAGCAAGAGCTGCTGTTTCGAACTAACAAAAGCGGAGGCAAGAAAATGGCAGAAAATAATAAAAGCAATCAGAATAATAAAACAGAAGCTGTTATAATGGCTCAGGAACCAGGAACCAGGAACCAGGAACCAGGAACCAGGAACCAGGAACCAGGAACCAGGAACCAGGAACCAGGAA